TCCGTCTCTACCTCGCCAAGCTCGCGGAGGACGGCTTGAGCGTCTCGACCGTGAACCAGTTCCTCTCCGCCATCGGGGAGGCGCACGAGGCCGAGGGGCACCTCTCGCCGCGGTTCCACCCCGCCGTCCAGCAAGTCTGGCGCGGCATCCGTCGGACGAAGAAGGTCCGCGCCGTCGGGATGAAGCCGCTCCTCGCCGAGCACATCAAGAAGATGCTCGCGGCAACGCCGGACATGTCAATGCTCAACGCCCGGGACCGCGCGATCGTCGCCTTCGGCTGGGCTTGCGCGATGCGGCGCCACGAGATCGTGGACACGCACGTCGAGCACGTCACCTTCCACGACAAGGGCTTCACGGTGCTCATCGAGCGCGCGAAGGAGGACCAGGAGGGCAACGGCTTCGAGAAGATGGTGCTCTTCGGGAAAAACGAGGCGACCTGCCCGGTCCGCATCCTGAAGCGCTGGCTCGCCGTCTCGCGCATCACGACGGGTCCCATCTTCCGACCGGTGAACCGCTGGGGCCGCGTCGTCCAGTACGGCGAGCAGGAGCGCCTCTGGCCGCAATACGTCGAGAAAGTCGTGAAGCGCCTGATGACGAACGCGGGCATCGACCACAAGGGCTACGGCGCGCACTCGCTCCGCGCCGGGTTCATCACCCAGGCCGCGCTCAACGGACACACCGAGAGCGAAATCATGCGGCACTCGGGCCACTCGAACACCAAGATCGTGCAGCGGTACATCCGCATCGCGAACCTCGACAAGAAGAACGCCACGGAGGACATGGGCTTGTGACTGGATCACCCGCACTCGCAGGGCGGCTGGATCCGCGCCTCCTCGCGGTTCACAACGCCTGCGAGCTGTGGGACTACTCCCTCTCTGGGAAGTACGACAAGGACGGCGTGCGCCTCGTCGCCGGGCACTACTCCAGGCGAAAACCGTCGTCTCCGCAGTTTATGCCGCCGGGAGAGACGATCGTGACCGTGGCGAAGACGCGAGATGCGGTCTGGGGGTGGTGGCGACCTCACCCGGACAGCGGCCTTGTTGCGATGAACGGGCGTGACGGTTGGACGTGCAGCGTGTTCGCGAACCACGGAGAGATCCTTTCAAGCGAGCTCGTATTGGACGCGGAGCGCGCTCTCGCGGCGCTTGATGCCGCGAAGCTTACGGCGGGGCCGTGCGGTCCGGACGGCATGCTGACCTACGTGTGGCGCTCGAAGGTGAAAAGCCCGAACCCAGGCTACTGCTACAAGGTCGCTGGCTGGACGAAGATCGGAACGTGCGCGCGTGGGTCGAAAGACTTGCTCTGGAAACCGCTGGAACTCGCGGGCATTGCCGCCTGTGGGGCATTGCGGAACGACCGGCTCCGATCGGAGCCCAGAAGGTGAGCGGATCTACATGGCACCCCTGAAGCATCCCCGAACCAGAAGCCGTGCTCAGCGGAGCACGAGAGAGGTGGTTTCTTGAATCAGTCCAAACTACCCGAACAGGAGCGCACTGAGTTTGGCCTCGCGCTGAGTGCCTTCGTGCACAACAACAGGGCGCGCGCCGAGTCGCCGTCGGAAGTCGTTGGCTCACTCGTCGGAACTGCGGCAGCCGAGCACATCTATGCCGAACAGAGTCGAGAGGACTTCGTTCGCATCTGTGAGCATGCCTTCGATGAAACCAAAGACTTCTACGCGCGGCTCGTTGAAGCGGAGCATCGCCAGTGAAACGGGGTTGCCGCCGTGTCCGTGAAATCCTGGCTCTCTGGGGCGAGCCGAGAACCATGGCGCGCGTCCAGGGAACTGTAGAGGAGTGCTTCCCGACTCGACACGGGTACAACGTCTGGATCGATCGCGAGGGGCGTCACGTAGCCGTTCGCTTCGCGCGGGACGTGGGATCGATCATCGAGGGCATCGCGTCGACGTGGACGGAAGCGATCCTCGCCGTCTGTGAGGCCAGGGCCACCCCCAGGAGTCGACCGTGAAGTGTTCGGCTACCGAAGACGGCCGACACCGATGGGAAACCGTGTGGCGGGTCGGTCCCGAGGTTAAGGAACGTTGTATTCGGTGCGATGAGGCGCGCATCCGGCGCTCCTCGGTGAGCGCGACCGAAAAGACTGCGGGGAAACCGTGAAGCATCAGAAGGCGGCTGTCCGCGTGGAACGGAGACAGGAAGAGGTGATTCTTTGACCAAGTTTATCATCGAGTATTGGCCCGAAGGTGCAACCGGCACGAGCGTTAAGCGCGACGGTACGATGTGGATCGTTGAGGCCGAGGACGCAACCGATGCGGTTCGGGTCGCGTTGCTGTCTGGCCTTCCCGTGGGTGCCAGGATCGAAAAAGCGTGGGCGCTCGCGAACAAGGTGAACGAACCAAAAGAGATGAGCTCCGCACCGTGAAGCAATCCCGAATCAGAAACCGTGCGGACCGGAGCACGAGAGAGGCGGTCTCTTGAACCAGCCATCGAACGGTTTGGTCGTCACACGGCACGTAAGCGAAGCGCGCGACTACGAGCTACTCGATGAGCTAGAGGCGCTAGCAGGAAGCTCTTGGTGGGATATGCTCACCAACAGTCTCGGGATTCGCGAAAAACCTGCGGTGCAGCCGTGAAGCAATCGAACGACCCCGACACGAAGGAACCCGTCACGGCGGAGGCGAGTCCCCCACCTAGACAGCTTCGACACGACACCGGTCCTTACGGCGGACGCCCATGTTCGCGGTGTGGGCTCGTCTACTCGCCGAAGGTGGCCTATGTGCCGTGTTTCGTGGAGGGAGACACGCTCGTGACCTGGCTCGCGCGACAGTCCGACGAAGTGGTAGCGCTGACAGGTCTCCGGCGCCGCGAAAGGACCCCATGAGCCACGTGAAGCGTCAGAAAACCGCTATTCGCGCGAAGCGGGTCACGCGAATGCCAGGCCCTCCACCTAGGAAGACTGCCGCGTACCGTCTCTCGCCTGGAACGTATAAGTACCAAAAATGCCTCCCCGCGGAAGAGGATGTGCGGCGTCGCCCTGAAGTCGAGCGCGGGCGGGCCAAGTCTGGCTCGACCCATTTGAAGCGTGCACGTTGCGTTGTTTGCCGGCGGCCGAACGACACGACGTTCGGGGAGACGCTCCGTGCGTATTGGGGATTCTGTCGTGCATGCGCCCGCAGTTACGACCGGGCTCGCGACAAGGACGCTACGACGTTGGCGCTCATCTCCTGGGCAGCGAACCGTGCTTGGGTGAGCGCGCAGAAAAAGACCAAGGTGCAACCGTGAAGCAGTGAGTAACGGCTGTCTGGACGGAGCGGGTCACGTAAGGAGGCAATCTCGTGAGCTACATGCACATCAACAATCTGTACAAGGACCAGCGCGTGCTCGCCTTCCGGGAGTGCTACGCGCTGGAGAAAATCCACGGGACGAGCGCACACGTGCGGTGGTCCGGCTCGCAGCTTCACTTCTTTTCCGGCGGAGAGAAGCACGAGCGGTTCTGCACGCTGTTCGACGCCGCGAAGCTAAGCGAGGCGTTCCTCGCAATCGGCCACGATCCCGTCGTCGTCTACGGCGAGGCGTACGGAGGCAAACAGCAGGGGCAATCTCACCGATACGGCAAGGAGTTGCGGTTCGTGGCGTTCGAGGTGCAGGTGGGAGACTCCTGGCTCGATGTACCGAACGCCGCTGACTTCGTCTCGAAACTCGGTTTGGAGTTCGTCCATTTTGTGAAAGTCCCGACGGACCTAGCTGCGCTCGATGCGGAGCGGGACGCACCTTCAGAGCAGGCCCGCCGCAACGGCGTGGAAGGCGACCATCCGCGCGAGGGAGTGGTGCTACGCCCGATCTTCGAGGTGCGAACGAACAACGGCGATCGCATCATCGCGAAGCACAAGCGCGACGATGAGCGAGAAACCAAGACGCCGCGTCAGGTCGTGGATCCGTCAAAACTCCAGGTGCTCCAAGCGGCCGAGGCAATCGCCGAGGAGTGGGTCACTCCGACGCGGCTCGCTCACGTCCTGGACAAGCTCGGAGATGTGAGCATCGAACAGACCCGCGACGTCATCGCGGCCATGACGGAGGACGTGCTCCGCGAAGGTGCCGGGGAGCTGACCGATAGCCGCGAGGCGCGCGCCGCCATCGGGAAGAAAACCGCCGGACTGTTCAAGGCGCGGCTCCGGGCGGCGCTAGGTGAGCAGAGGGCGAAGTAACCGCGTGGCAACCGTGAAGCATCCCCGAGACACTGTCCGTACGGAGCGGAGCTAGAAAGAGGTGATTCGTTGACCAAGGGTTTCTGGTCCCGATTGCTGGACCACTTCCGGCCAGCACAGCGCGTTCCTGCTCCGCCGCGCATTGGTCGTGTGGTCATACATTCGATCCGATGTGTCGGGTGTGGGAAGCCGCTTGAACACGGGCAGCTTGTCGTGACGGTAGACGGAGAGCTATCGACTGGAGAACCGTTTCCCTTCACAGGCCATGCGACGTGCATGGTGCTTGTGCGCAAGTCAGACGGGACAGTCGAGGGCACGCCGCACAAGCACAGCATCTTGCTCACTGAATCTGAGTGGGAGCGCTGGAAGGCAACCGAGGCTCGTGGCGAGTCACCTGGCGGAGAGGTTCGGGTCATCGGCGTAAACGAGCACGCGCTTCCTCGATTGGTGAGCGGGCGTTGAAAGGACCAAATGAACCCTGTGAAGCAGCACGACACCGCTACTCCCGCGGAACCTATCACGGCGGAAGCTATTCCTCTACCTAGCCACGAACGCGAGACTGATCGAGCGGAGCGAATCGCGAAAGAGTCTGGCGTCGAGAAATCCGTAGCTCTGGACATCGGCTACTTGCGTGATCTGGAAGCTCGAATCGTGGATGCCGCCCACCGCCATCCGGAGCTGCGGGACTTTCCAGTGTTCAATGCGTTGCTGGAGACGTTCCTCGATGCCCTGGAGAATCAAGGTGGCGCAGAGCCACAGAAGACGGAGCCCGCACCGTGAAGCATCCCCGAATCAGAAGCCGTGCAGACCGGAGCACGAGAGAGGTGAGTCGTTGACCTACGATGAAGCGGTCGGTCTGGCGATCTACACGAACCGCAAGATCCGCGGCGTCTCGCAGCCGGAGCTTGCCGAAGCTCTCGGGCTTACCGCCTCTGCGGTCTCGCGCCTGGAAGGCGGAGTCACGAAGGTGACGGTCGTGCATCTTCGCAAGATTTCCAGAAAACTAGCGGTGGCATCGTCGGTCATCGTTGAGGATGCCGAGAGATACTTCGGCAGAGCCGAAGGTGGCGCCATCAAAAGAAAGACAGCGGTGCAGCCGTGAAGCATCCCCGAGCCGCAGTCCGTGTGCAGCCCGTCACCGAGGAGGCGAGTCCTCCACGTAACGAATTGATGCTCGCTGTGCAGCGGAAGGACCTTGAAGAGCTTCGGAGGAAGCATGGGCAGGACTGCGAAAAGCTGGACGCACACGTGCGATACCGCCTTGGACATCCGAGCGATTGGTGCTCGTGCGGAGCCGACAACCACAACGCGCGGCTCGACAGGATTCTAGGTGGCGCGTGACGCGCCCGAAAAATCATGAAAATCCACCACTCGACCGGCTACGTCCACATCGATCTCTCGGCGGCCGAAGCACGTGTGCTTCTCGAGGAGCTCTCGAATGTCCGCGGTGGGGCGCGCCTGCCGAAGCTCCGGCAGGTGTGCAAGGGGCTCGAGGCGCTGCTCGTGCTTACGGAAGTGCCTCCGGTGAAGCGTGGACGGCCGCCAAAGACGAACGGGAGCGGACTCAACTAGAATGTCGCACGAAAACGGCAGGGGTGCTCGCTTGCGGGATGAGGCGCAGCGGGCGTGCGACGAGATTTTCGACCATAATCCTAGGGAGGAAGCGCGCGTCGTCGTCGTACTAATCGGAGAAGGAACCGACATGGGCCTCTATTCCGTTGGCGGCAGAAAGGTCGATCGGAAGGGGATCCTTCGAGCGCTCAAAAAGACGCTGGCACATCTGGAAGGGAACTAGTCATGCGCAGCACGTTCATCTTGGCTCTGATGTTGGTCGGTTGCAGTGGGCAGCCGTTCACTGCTTCGATGATTGGCTCCGTGTCCGACGGCGGCGATCAGGTCGAGACCGATGGCTCGGGCGGATCTGCTTCGACAGAGACGGGCGGTGCTGCTGAGAGTGGCGGGCGCGCCGGCACCGGCGGACACGTTGGCGTCGGCTCGGGCGGCCATTTCGAGACCGGTGGGAGCTCGTCGACTGGAGGGCGAAGCACTACCGGAGGATCAACGTCGACCGGAGGCGTGAACAGTTCATCAGGCGGCTCAAGTGGCGCGACTGGATCCACGGGAGGTTCGTTTGCTACAGGCGGCGCCTCGAGCTCGACCGGTGGCACCCCGAGTGATGCATGCGTGCTTGTTACGCACGACAACGGTATCGGACAGACGTGGCAGGACTGCGTGCCACTCGACACCTACAACGCGACGCAGGCAACCGCAGCGTGCGAAGCGTACAAGGCGGCTCACGTGGCATCGTGTTCTAGTGCGCGATGCGTGCTCGCCCTCGGTTCGTGTATCAGCATCGGCAGTAACAGTGTCGAATACACTGCTGACTGCGGAGGCGGCGCCATTCTCTGGACCTACGCGCCAGGAACAGCAAACCCGACCGGGGGCGGCCATGTCGTGAACATAACTACCGCCAGTAGTCCCGATGGCTGTCCGACGTCACAAGATCCGTCATGGGATTGAGGAGGTGCAAAAATGGCCCGCGCAAGAATCACGGAGATGAAAGAGGGACGAGTCATCTTCGCGAAAATCTCGCCTCCCATGAACGGAAGCGACCTCGTGCTTGAGGTGCACCAATACGAACGTGAGAGGCCGCTCATCCGACAGGTGCTATTCCTCGTCATCTCGAGGGAAGAGTTCTCGGCACTCGCGAAGGACATGCGCGAGTTCGAGACGGAAATACAGTAGGGCGGTGCATGACGCGGTCAGGCGGCATCGAGGAAAGATGAGACCACGCCCCGTGAAGGTTTATGACATTTCTCCGCGCGTGTTTGAAAAGAGGTTCGCTGATTTGATTCGCGGCTTGTCGTTTCTGTCTGGAGTGCCGATGCCGCGTTACGGAGGACGGTTTGGTCATTGGGGCAATCGTTCTCCAGATCCGTGGGCGTCATTGCGTCGATCTGCTCGAATATTTTGCAATCAAGACGAGGTTCATGCTCACGGGCCACCGAAAAATCAGTCCAACTGAACGCCTAGCCTCGTGGTAGCCTCGCGGCATGCGACCCCTACTCAGTGCCATCTCCCTGGTTCTTCTCGTCTCGTGCACGGTCACTTCCGGAGGCTCGTGCCAAAATCCGGTGCATGACGCCTGCTCCGCGAAGGCGCAGGAGGTCTCCGGCGCGCTCGCGAAGATCGCGACCGAGCAGCACCAGACTACCGAGGAGATGACGAACGAATTCCTTGGTGCCTGTGAGGGGCAGCTCCAAGCCGATCTCGATCAGATACTCCCTGCGCTCGAAACCATCGTGGATGCCGGCGTCCAGACGGATGCAGGCGGGAAGGACGGTTCGCCGTGATCAAAGAAGTCTTCGCTCCGCATCTCAACCGCAACGTGAAGTTCGGCAGGCGGCATCCCGTCGCTTTCGGCCCGCATCTCAAGCTCAAGAACTACTTGAAGGCGGCGCTTCCGGTAGCGCCTCCGACGTACGACTACACGGCGAAGGCCGCGCCGATCCTGTCCGACATCATGGGCAACGACCGCTACGGGGACTGCGTCTTTGCATGCGGATACCATCTCGTCGGCGTCGAGACCGCGAACGCGGGCAATCCATTCCACGCGAAGCTCGCTCAGGTGGAAGCCGATTACACGGCGACGACCGGCTTCAACCCGAACGATCCGTCGACGGACAACGGTGCGAACATCCAAGACGTTCTGAACTACTGGTCGAGTCACGGCTTCGCGAACGGAACGAAGATCCTGGGCTACCTCGCGGTCGACGCGACGAACGTTGCCGAGGTCATGTCGTGTGTCTACTTGTTCGAGAACCTCGTCCTCGGCATGTCGCTTCCGGATGCGTGGATCTCTCCGTTCCCGAGCGGTAACGGTTTCACATGGGATCGCGCGGGAAGCCCCGACCAATCGAATGGTCACTGTGTCGGCGCCTTCGGCTACGGTCAGAAGGGCGTCACCATTGCCACGTGGGGCCTCCTCGGCACGCTCACGTATCCGGCGCTTGCCGAGTACGCAGTCTCTTCCGGTAGCGGCGAGCTCTGGGTCGTCATCACCCCGGACCAGCTCGCGAAGGGTCAGCAGAAGGCTCCGAACGGGGTTGCATGGGCGAACCTCATCCTCGACTTCGATTCGATCGGCGGCCACGTGCCGCTTCCCGCGCCTCCGCCCCCGCCACCTCCGCTTCCTCCCGCAAGTGGCGGTGTGTCGCTCGCTCAAGCCGAGGCTGCGGTCAAGGCTGCGTTCGCGCACCAGCCGATCATCATGTCGAACAGCGCCGCCGTCTCGGCCGCCATGAAGGCGCTCGAGGGTCTCGCCGGCTGGCCGAGGTGAATCCTCACTTTCGGATTCGAGCGATACGTGCCTGGGCGCCGTCGCTCGGAGGCGGGTCGAAACAGCACGCATTCGCGGGGCAAGTCGTGCCGTCGCCGCAGAACTCGTTGTCGTAGCAGCAGGTCCCGTCGCCGCACGAGACGCGGTATTGACCGCACGGCCCCGGTGGAGGTCCGGGAGGATTGCATCGTGATCCAAGAAAGATCACCGAGAAGACGAGGAGTGCTACACGCCGCATGATCGTCAATTCGAGTACCAGACGATCGGAGAGCGCCCCTTCAGGTCCGCGCCCGTCATGCTCATGTCGAACAGCATGCCGAAGAGCGTCTGGTCGAGGGGAGGGATTTGCCAGATCGCGAAGCCGCAGGTCGGGTCCGGGATGTCACGCGATCCGCCACGCCAGTAGAGGTGCACGTTCGGTAAGGCGTAGAGCTCCGCGCCCGATAAGAGCTGGCCTGCTCCCACGTAGGCGAGGGGCACGAAGCCTGCGCCCGAGATCGCGGCCGTGATAGCTTTGTCGTACGCGGTCGCATCCGCGTGACTCCCGTGCTGCTCTTCCAAGTCCACCATCAAATGCACGCCGGTAGGGACGCCGAGCGCCGTCGCGCGCTCGAGGATGTGCGTCGCGCGCGTGTGCCCGAACGCCTCCGAGATCGGACTTACGGGAGCCATGGAGAGCGGCAGAATCCCGAGTCCGGCGGTGAACAGGCCGTCGCGCTCGGCCGCGGACAGGTTCTCGATATACCTGCCGACGATGTCGACCCGAGCGCTTTTTAGCGCCAGTGCCGTCTCGATCGAGATGGGCGCGAAGCTGTCGACCATCTTGGAGTAGAGCAAACACTGACGAGCAACCCCGGTCATGGCTCGAGTATGGTAGCATGGGTCATGCTCCAAACGGGACTCGACTTCGCTCCTGGAACGACCGATGAATGCAAGCGGTTGATCGGGCGGCTCTTTTCGCCTACTGACATCTTTGCCGCGTACCGAGAAGGACGAGCCGCCTTCAGTACAGGAGACCTCGTCCTGCTTGCCTCGGAGCACGACCCGAGCGGCTTCAAGGTGCAGCCCCGCGTCGCTTACCTGAAAGATCTCAAGGACGCTCTCGGGCACAATGCGGCAAAGACGTTGCCAGTGCTTACGATTTCGCAGAAGACGGCCCACGCGGTGATGCGCCTTCCGGGCGATTCGGACGCCATGTGGCTCGTCATTGCACGCGGCAAAGACATGCCGGTCATGTGTGTCCTCTACGCGACCCCGTACGCTACCGGCTACAGCGCGGTAAATTAGGCTGAAAACGAGGGGATAGACAGCAAACCCGGCCCATCGTAAGCTCTTTCGCATGAGCAACGCTAAAACCGGAGTCTTGAGCGCGTTCGGGGCGCTGCTCGGAGGCGCTGCGGGGGCCTTCGCGGGCCGATACGCGGTGCAGATGCGCCCACGCACTCAGTCGAGCAGAAGGGTGTCGTACCAAGAGGTCGAGGACGCAATGGTGATCGGCGCAGGAGCCGGATCAGTGATTGGCGCGTTCGTCGGAGGCACACTCGGCGGCGAAGAGGCGCCACAGGTGGTCGCGGTTGCGGCCCGCCCGACCGTGCAGCCCCAGTTGCGCTACCCGTGAACATTGAGGACGTATTCCAACGGCTCGGCGTTCTGTCCGCGCAGTTGGGCGGGCTCTCGGAAGACATGCGATCCCTATCGCGCCGTCTCGAAGAGCACGTCGACGACGACACGGACAAGAACGCGAAAATCGCACGAGAACTCGGCGAGATTTCGACCGAGCTCAAACGGATCGGAAAAGTCGAGGAACGTCAGTGGGAAGAAACGAGCAAGGCGGGGAAGCTCGAGGGTTCTGATCGACCGAGACGTAAGAGCGTCAGCGACCGCGCACTGCTCTTACTGATTGCCGCGCTGATTCCGCTGGCGCACGCGGTGCAAGCGGTTACGGAGCGCGCGTGGCCGGCGCCAGCACCGCCGGCAGCCTCGTCTCACCCGTAAGGGAGCGGGGGCTCTTGGCGCCGCGGATGGTAATAGACAACGAGCGCCCCGCCGACGAGCACGACAGCGACGGCCGCAGCGATACCGATCCACTGAAGCGTCTCTTTGGGAGGAGTGATGGCGCCCCAGTCCGGAGGAGCCGGAGGCGTCACCTTTCCCCAATATTTGACCGGGTCGGTGCCAGGCGGAAGCCACGTCGGTAGCCCTTTCAAATTCGAGGGCCAAAGAGTGTCTTGGTAGACGACGAATAGGTTATCCGTGTAGTACGAAGCTCCTCCGGGAAGAACCGAAACACTCGTTTGCACGACAGTGTTCTTGACCGTTTTCGTGTTGCTCTGAACCCACGCATCGAACCCTTCTCCGGTTTGGGTGATGTTGGAGTACGTGTACGTGCCCGGATGCAGCGTCACTCCGTTTGGGGCTGACTCGATGGGGCCGGAAGGTTTGATGACCGCGATGGGGGTCGTGCCGTAGTTCTTCGCCGGAGCGGCAAAGAGTGCTGCGCGCCCTCCTGTCGCGACGTAGTTCCGAAGCGCTTCCTTTTCGTCGTCGCTCCCTCCGAAGAAGTCGATGTAGTGTTGCTTTTGCTCAGGTGTTGTAGAAGTGTCATCCAGTGCGGCTGCCGCTTCGTCGAACGAGTTCTGTTCGTCCCCGTGCGAGTTGTACCAGGCGACCCACGTAACGGCGGGACCTGAAAGCCCAAGCCTGATGACGCGACGACCGTTGAGATAGATCCCCTCGGGACGGATGACGGGGCACCCTCCGAGAAACACCGTTTCGTTCATCATCGTCGTCGCTTCTTCCCGCGAACCTTTTTCGCGACCTCTTCGATGACCCATCCGGTCGCTGCACCCATGGCGCTCGTAGCGAGTGCGAAAAGCCAAGGTGACGTCGCCGTGGCGGCCATAGTAGTCGGGGCCATGAGCGCCTGTCCGAAGCCGACGGCCGGTTTACCTCCTGGCGCGACGGGGGGATCGTAGGTCATGCGGCCTTCTTACGCCCTTTCAAGGTTGCGATTGTGGCGATGGTTCCGACCGCGAGGCTCACCGCCGTTAGCACACCCACAGCCTTACCGATCCCGTCCGAAGGCGGAGTGACCGTCCCGGCTGCCGGCGCGGTCCCGCTCGGTAGGAAGATCGCGGCTGCTTTGAAACAGCCTTGCACGAGGTTCCCTGTCGCATCGCGGCCCCAAGAGTGCGGCTCGACGCGGATAAGCGTCGTAACTCCCGGAAGCGGATAGCTTTCGGTCGTGCCGAGCGGCACCGCCGTGTCGGCAGCGATGGCCTGTGCTCGCGTCGCCAAAGCATCCGGGATCGGACCGTTCGCGTCCGTCCACGGCTGCCAGCCGTCGGGCGGCGGCACACGCGGGCATTTCGCCGCGAGCTCTGGTCCAACGCCGAACTCGGCCATCTCGAGTAGAGTCTACGTGTGACGCCTTGACACGTCTAGCCGCACGGGGGCAGTATACCGATCGGACAACGATGGTGCACCGAGCGTGAAACCGTTACCGCCGAAAACGAAGCACGTAGGCGTCAAATTCACCCCTGATCAGTACCAACTGATCTCCGAACGCGCCCAGTTTTGCGGTGTGCCGGTGAGCGCCTGGATTCGATTCATCTCGCTCCAAGTCGCAAAACAGCAACCAGGGAAAGCCGGCTCGCAACGACAACTTCGCATTCGAGAGCCGAACGGAGCGATCACATGAGCGCAAACACCAATCCTCGTGAGATGATGGGACTCGAGATCCCCGGTGATCGACGAGTACCGATCTCGGTGCGCGATTGGAACGCGATGCGGCTCGCTCTCTGGAGGAGTAGCGTCGGATGGGGGATCGTGATGCAACAGGCAGTAGCGATCCTCGACGACTGTCTTCACGATCCTTCGTGCCCTGGCGCGAGCAGCGAAACCGAGCTGTGCCTACCGAATTGCGAGGATCGCGAGAAGCGGATGAGCGCCCTTGTTATTCTGAACGCCGCGAGACAGTTTGCTCCGGTCGACGCCCGCAGAGCTGCGGACGATCAATACTTCGCGCCGAGCCGCGAGTATTTCAGTGAGGTGCTCTCGTCACTCGCGGCAGCACAGGCCGAGAACGAAATTTTGCGAGAAGCGCTTCGTCGTGCGGGCATCGAAGCGCCGACTCCGCCCCCGAACGAGACTCCGGCGGTGCCGCCACGCTTGGGCCCATCGAAGCGAGAGCTCGCGGCCTTTGCGGAGAATCTCGATACAGAAGAGGAAGAAGATGAAGCTCGAACCTAGGAACAACCAAATCATCGGTCGGATCGTCATCAGGCGCGCGTTCTCGTCGATCGTTCGCCCCGACCAGACGAAGGACATCACCAAGTTCATTTTGGTCGATGCGGTCGGTAGCGGCGCCGCAGCCAAAGGTGTCAAGATCGGCGACGTCATCGTTCCAATGGCGATCGGGAAAATCATGCTGGACGACGGATTCCGACCGTCCCTCGAAGAGGAGAACGTCGGATTTTTCGTTCGGGACGTGAGCCCGAGCGATCTCCTGATCCAGACGGACAACGGCCTCGAGTACGTCCCCTTCGACTCCGAGAAGGCGGCGAAGTCGCTCGGCGCGGTCGTGAAGGAAGCCGAATCCGAGGCGGCATGATGTTCGCGCGCGCTCTCCGACGTCCTCCATGCGCGTGCCCCCGCGGCGTGCGCGAAACGCCCCTGCGTCGCCCCCGAGGCGTCGAGCCGGTAGAGCTGGTCGGCGCTTCGAGCGGTGCCAGGTGCCGGCCATTTCTCGTGGTGCGAAAGGACCCGGAGCGGTTCGCGGCCTGCAACGAACTCGCCGATCGCATAGGACCCCTCAACGATCCGAAGAAGGTCATCCGCTTGCTCGAGGAAGCCATCGGCGACGAGCTGAACGAGGTTTTCGGCGTGCTGACGGTGGACATCCACGGCCGCATGAAGGGGATGACGGAGACCGGTCGGGGGGAAGCGTCAAGCGTGATGGCACCGATGATACCGACCATCCGAGCCGCGCTGTTCAGCGGCGGCGAGGGAGCCATCCTCTGGCACGTGCATCCGTCGGGAGTCGTGGCCGAGCCCAGCAAGGCCGACAAGGACACAACGAAGGCGTTCGCGGATGCGTTCGAAACCATCGGCATGCCTCTCATAGACCACATCATCGTCGCAGGCGACGCGCGAAGGCGCAGCTATTTCAGCTTTGCGAAAGAGGGGTTGCTATAGGCTCACCGGGTGGTTAACGAGGGGGACAGAAGAGAAAGGAAACTTCGTCCATGACGATGCCCGTAGCCTCAGGCGGAACAATCCAAGATTTCGTCGACACGGAGGTCCCTCCAGATCTCAGGTTCCCTCGACTCTTTCGAGTGGTCGCCATGTCCCCGCTCCCAAACGACGGGGAAATCATCAACGCAATCGGGCAGAAGGTGATCCGGTGGGTCATCAAGAAGGCGCACCCGCTATCTCCCGGTAGCGTCGTCGTACGCATGTACCGCAAGCCCGACGGCGTCATGATTTACTCGGTCACCGCCGATGGCAAGAACGGCGTCGTGAATTTCTTGCCTCGGGAGCAGGTGCTCATGACCGAAGAAGTCATGAGCCCGCAAGTGCTGCTCGACGAGCTCGACTCTCAGGAGCGCGATCTGGTGAAGGCATTGGAGGACGACGAGGACGATAATCCCGAGCACCAGGGATCCGGAGAATCTCCGGAGCCGCCGTCTTCCGTAGACGGACAAGCTCCTTCCTGAAAGGCGCCACCATGGCGGGTCGTCGACGCAGCCGAGAGCTGCATGATGATGAACGATCTCTGAGCGGCAGCGTGCCCGCTCAGCAGGACGAGGCCGACATCTTAGCCGAGGCTGAGGTCGAGCCCGACGAGAACGGAGATCCATCGATCACCATCGAGAAAGCCCGCGAACTCGGGGCGCTCGATGCCGACACCGTACGCAACAACCGGCGCATCAACGACATGGTCGGTAAGCGGCGAGCCAATCAGCGCGTCAACTTCAACGTCGACGATCCGATCCAGATGTTCGACGGCCTGCTCCAGACCTGGCCGACCAACACGATGGACGTGAAGTGCGTGCGTCTGACCGGATCTTCGATCACGAAGATGATCACCAGCCGTCCGAGAAACGGGGTCGAGCTCTACGAAGCGATCAAGACCCAGGTGCACGGACAGAGCGAAGAGGCCGAGTACCAAATCCAGTTCATCGACACGACGAGCAAGCAGTGGCGCGGCAAGGCCAAAATCACGATGCCGGACACTCGCCCGCCGGGACAGCAAGGACAGCCTCCCATGACTCAGCCCTACTATCCTCCGGGATACCAACCGCCACCGGGCTACCCACCGCCTTGGTACGCGCCGCAGCCGCAGCCGCCGCCTCAACAGCAACCGCCGGCACCAGCTCAGCAACCGCCGGTCGTCGTGCAAGCACCGCAGGGAATGGACATGGGCGCGATGCTGTCGGCGTTCCAGCAGATGAGTGAGTTGCTTCGGTCATGGCAGCCCGCGCCGCCGCAGCCGCAGCCGCAGCAGCCGCAGCAGCAACCGCAGGCGGCGCCGTACCCCTACATGCCGCCGCCCCCACCCCCGTCCGCAGATCCGACGCAGATGATGGCGTGGATGCAACAAATGGCTGACATCGTCCGATCGATGCAACCTCCGCAGCAGCGCGGACCCCAGACGTACCCCGCTCAGCCAGCGAGCACGCTACCTACGCGCGTGCCTCCGATGCAGCCGCCTCCGGGCACTGTGTGGGCATGGATTCAGGACATTGGCTGGGTCACCCAGCCCATCCAAGGAGCCGGACCGGGCCCCGGATACCGACCTCCATATTACCCACGTGGCGACCAAGGTGGTGTGCCTCCGGCGTATGGACCGCCACGTGTGCCGCAGAGTTCCCCTCTCGATAGCTTTCGTGACGCGCTCGGTGTGGTGCGAAGCGCTTACGACATGGTGGACGAGTTCGAGGGTCTACGCCCCGCGCGTGGTGACGCCACTCCAGAGGCAACGACGGCAGAAGACGACGACAGTCCGCTCAAGATCATCGACACAGGAAAGGGCAAGATCGTCGTCAACAAAACCGACGGATCGCTGCGCGGCTGGGAGACCGGTCTTGCGAACCTGCCCGAGCTGTTCAAGTGGGGTGGCGAGCAGGTCGACAAGGTCGTTCGAGCCCGCAATGAGCGTGAGCGCGAACGTGCGCAGCCGAAAGTCCTACCTCCAGGATACGTCGAGGTCGGACCCGGATACCAACCGCCCCCCGGGTACACGGCTATTCCAGTAGACCCGCAGACGCTTCAGCCCGTACCTCAGTTTCCGCCGCCCCCTGCGAATATCCCGCCGCCGATCTCGACGCCACAGGCGCCGTCCGGATCTTCATGGGGGCCGCCGACGGAAGAGGGTTGAGATGAACGTCGAGATCAATGTTCAGTTCACGGAAGACGAACTCCGAAAGTACGCCGAGGATGTAGGTCGGCGGTGGTTTCTGACTTTCGTTCGAGAAACAATCAAAGAACCGGGGTTGTTTGCCTTCCTGCAACAGGCCATCAAATTAGGGATCGACCACGCCAAAACGGAGCCCAAACGAGGTAACGGCGGACCGATACCTTCACCACGTTCACCAGAACCGTTTTATCCGCCACCACCCGTGCCTAGAACGCCGGACGCGCAAGGCCCCTTTGGACCTTCTGGAGATCCGCTCGCTTCGTGCCTCCCCGTCGAAGAGAGTCGACATCACGAAGAAGGGTGGGCTTGCCACGTCTGCGCAACCTACAACACCGAGAACCGGAGAATTTGCCGGCATTGCAGCCACGAGCGGTGCGACGTATCGCCCCCGCCGGACGCAGATCCATTCGGTGGAGCACCGCAAGGAGTGGCGTGAAGTACCGAATCCTCATGAGCGTCGAGGTAGACGCACAAAGCGATCGTCAGGCGCTCGAGTACGCGCAGAAGCTCTCGACGTTGCTCAAGTCTCCGCTCGTGAGAATGGCGGTCGAAGGCGACGGGATACGGCTGTCTCAGGGCGACGGGCAACCGATCGTCCACCAGCCGTGGCGCGTGTAGTAGACTAGGCTTCGGCCGGTCGCTGAAGAGTGTTTCCTTTCCGCTTTTTGGCGGCCGGCTGCTCTCGAGCTAGACGAGATCGGGGCTACCGCGTAGGCTGATGGCCGACACCTATGCGAACGTACGTCGTTCAGCCCGGAGACACACCGGCCGGCATCGCTGCTCGTCCGGACATGGCGGGCTGTCCAAAATGTTCGATTGACATCATAAAATCGAATCCTCACAAGCCGACCGTAGTTCACCCGAATGGCTTCGTTACCTTCCAAGATCTGCGCGAAGGCGAGAAACTCAATCTTCCCGACAAGTGGTTCGACGGCTCCCTCGACGATCGCCCTCGCGCGTACTTCGCGGCACTCCCCTATCACGACGGCGTGACTCCGTCGACGCTCGGAGACCTCGCCTCAGGAGTGCTCGGTGACTATGCGTCACTCGATGCCGCCTCCGCGCAAATCGGAGCTCTCTCCGCGATGGGGGCACAAGAGTTCAGCGACAACGTGGGCGCTACGTGTGACCTCCTCGAAGCGTCAGTGCGAGAAGCGTACGGAAACACGAGTAAGCCAGCGGCAGCGGGGCCCGCCCAGGACGTGCATGCCTCGACGTATTGGGTTCGACAGCGAAACCAAGACTTGAAGGCCGCAATCGCCGCCGGGGACGGCTCGGACTATCAGGTGCGGCAGAGCATCCTCCAAGTTCTTTCTTCGGGGCTCGGTAGCGCAAGGCTCGCGCTGAAAGAGTTCTATGGAAGCACGCCCACGCCCGCGACAGGAGGCGCCTTCCCGGAGACCGTAACGACCGCGGCGCAGGCGGTCGCTTCCGCCATCGCAGCAGATCCGAACTACTGCACGTCGGTCGCGCATCCTGGGAGCCCCGTCAATTCGGCGGTGCACGTGTTCAAAACGGCATGGAACGCCTCCGAGAGCCCTAAAGTGCCGATCGGCACCAGCAGCTACGAGCAGGAAACCGCTGGCGCGCTCGCGCGCGTGCTCGGCACCGCTCCCTCGGCGTGCGCGGCTCGCGTACCTACTTTGCCGTCTTCACCTCCAATCGGTCCGTCGCAACCGATCATCGTGCCTCCGGAGGAAAAAGGACTGAGCTTCGGTACCGTTCTCGGTCTTGGGTTGCTCGGGGCCGGTGCAGTAGGTGGTGCGATCTATCTCGCCACGAAACAGGAACCGATCCGAGCGCGTCGCGTGCGTCGAGTGAGGCCAGTTCGAAGGCGTCGACCCGATCCGACGTTTTATTACAACCCCGACGATGGAGAGCTTCCGTGATCGAAAAGCCAGTAGCCGGCGTACAGACGGACACGCGCCCGCACCCCGCAGGTAAAAAGGGAGCCCGACTGTCACTGAAAGAGGTCGCGGAGCGTGCATGGAAAGCACGGATGAGTCCGCGCCTTCGCGCATGGGTCACGCAACGCCTTGCCGATGCCGGAGTATCGACCGGTGGCCGCCGCCAAAAAGCGGAAGCGATCCTCGAAGCCTTCCGAAAGAAGGTACCGTACGTCGCCGATCCTTTGATGGGCGAGTTCATGGAAACGCCGGATCAGACGCTCTGCCTCGATGAAGGCGGACTTTGTTTCATTGGTACGGATTGCGATGGCGCATCCATTACGCTTGCCGCTGCGGTCATGTCGATCGGCATTCCAGCTATGATCATCGGCAGCTCCCATAAGGAGCCGTACGATTTGCCGACGCATGTGTTCATGGCGTTCGAAGACGACATGAACGATTGGGTGAAAATGGACGGCACGACGAAGTTGCCCGTCGGTCGTGTTCCTCCGCATGCGCGTGAGTGGTGGGTCGAGCCCGGCGCCAAAGCGAAAGAGCTCGGTGAGGGCGACTTCGTCGGCATGAGCGGCGCGGAGCAATCGGGAGCGCTCGAGGGGCCTCCAAGCGTGCTCGATTTTCTCTATCCGACGATCCGGTAGTGACACGATCGTGAAACGATCGTTGAACGCTTACTGCGTCTCATCGCTGGCGTCTTGATTGCCGATCTGGCGCGGTAAGCGCGCAACGACCGAGTCGCGTAAACAGGCGATTCGGTTTCGATTTTTGATGTCGCAAATCGTGACGAACAGGGGCTCCCGGCAAAACCTAATCACGCTCTCTGTTCTGTCTAGTTGCGCTTCGTCTTGACCGAACAAAATCACGCTGAAAGCCTGTTGTCCGAACCGTGACATGGGCGGCCTTTACGACGATCGGCTGGCAGATCTCAGCGAACCTCGACGCACTCGTCGATTCGCCGGGCGCCCCGATCCGCGTCGTTCCCCAATCGAACGCCCGTATCCGGCGCCTCGCCGGCCCGTCGCGCCGACGCCTCCTCGAAGCGTCGCTCGAGAGGCGAAGCGCCCGCCGATGTCCGTGCAGTCGCTCCTCTTCAGTCGCGACGCCTGGACGACGAGCAAAGCCAAGGCGTGGGCGAAGTCTCACGGCTACCGGTACGGGAAGGTGGACGTCACCGACCAGTACATTCGCATCCGTCAATTCGACCCGAAGGGTCTCAAAATCAAACGGACCATCACGCTCGGCCGGGGCATCCGCGCCGTAGTCGCAAGGGAAGACAAACGAATGGCAAAAGCAACCGAAGCCCGTCGACGCCGCCGTCCCAGCAAGAAGACCGCCGCACGCAAGCGCCCCCGCAGGAAGCGCGCTCGTGAGGCAGTGGCGGAGACGCGAAGACGTCCTCGTCGCAAGCGTCGGGCAGCGCGTGCGGAAGCACCGCGGCGTCGACGTCGTGCCGCTCCCATGGTGATGGAGACGAAGCATCGGCGGCGTCGTCCGCGGCGTCGGGTCGCGCGCGAGGCATGGCGCGGCAATCGTGGCGGTCACGCGACCGCAGCAAAGAAAGGCTGGCGTCGGCGGAGGCGTGCAGCGGGGAGCGCGCCGCCTCGTAGGCGTCGGCGTCGGGTGCGTGAGGCGGTCGTGGCGGAGACACGCCGACATCGGCGCACTCGTCGGCGCAGCCGTCGGACGCGCGAAAGCACGTACGCGACGGAGACGAGGCGTCATCGTCGCGGCCGTCGCCGAACGCACGAAGCGGCGCGTGGCGGCGGCATGGGCCTCGCCGAGTTCGGCGTCGCGATCCTCTCCGGAGGCGTGGGCTTCATTCTGGCCGATGGTCTCGATCGCTTCCTAGCGACGTACGACCCGGCCGCTGCCGAAAAGCCGACGGACAAGTTCACGAGCGACGGCGCAGGCACGCTCGCGAACACACTCAACGTCGCATCGCGTCCGGGTCTTCTCCGGCTCGGAGTCGGAGCGGGCATGGTGATCGCACCGGCGGTCGGCGCGGCGTACACCGACGGGATGTTCCGGAGCTCGCTCGAGGGCATGACTCTCGGCACGGGCATCTCGTTCTTCAAGACGCTGTGGAACAGCTTCTTGATGCCCCTCCTCATCGGGAAGGACACCAGCGAGCCGACGCTCAAGAAGAGCTTCATTGCGAGGCTCTACCCGAGCGAGGTCGCGGCCGCGATCAACCTGCAACAGAAGCAGACCGCGGTCTCGAGCAGTGGCTCCGGCGCTCTCTCCGGTGCGCCTGCTCAGACTGGCGTCGGCGCCGACGTCGGTCCGTTCGCGCTCGCTGCCGATTCACCGTATCCCGATGCGGCGGCGGCGCTGCGGCAGCAGGCCGGCGTGCAGGACTACCCCACCGTGCAAAACACGTGGGGGACCGGCGGACCTGGCAACAACTACCCGACCGCCGCACAGGCGATGGGTACCGGTGCCGATCCGTCGGCGTCGGCCGGCATCCCGTACGAACCGGGACCTCCCGCGGGCCCCGGACCTGGACCGCAGGCGAGACCGCACACGGATCCCGCGTGCGGATGCATCGGTGCCACGGACATGTACGCCACCTTCCTCGGTGACGCCGAGGAGACGGATCTGTCGATCAACCTGAACTGATCCGATCCCCAGTACACCTCGCCCCGGTAGGCTTCGAGCCCCGGGGTTGAGGTGTCGAAGGACTCACCCGCGTCGGCCCAAGAAACGGCGGGTAATGGAGTGAAAAATGGCAAAGAGCAACAGCAGCAGAAGCATCACCGGCAGGAAGATCTACAATTTCGAGCGGGAGAAGGGGAAGGTCCAGCGCATGCAGTTCGGCCTCGGCGCAACGCCGGGCGACCTCGGCGCTGCGCAGAAGTGCATCAAGTGCAGCTTCGGCAACATCCCCGTCATCGAAGAGGTCGTGTGGACGATCCCTCTGCCGCTCACGGCTGAAGAGGCGCTCGCGACTCTCGGAGACACCGTCAATCTGCTCTCGGGTAGCTCCAGCGTGCCCGGTGTCGCGTCGATCGATTCGACGTTCCTCATCAACGGCATCCTCCAGACGGACATCCTCGCGCAGGGCGTGGGCGTGCACATCTTCTGCGAGCCGATGTCGTTCTCTACGATCGGCAACTCCTTCGCGGCTCCGGCGACGACTGAGGTTCCCCCTCCTTCTCCGGACGTGTTCACGGACAACGACTTGTTCAACGGAGCGCTTGGCGGTCAGTTCGCTGGTGCCACCCCGACGAGTGACACTCCGCCGACTCCGGCGGTGTTCGAGTTCGGCGCGGCCGTTTGGCGCGCGGGCTGGAACTTCATCAACGCATACCAGTTCCAGTGGAAGACCTCGCAACGTGAACTCGTGTTGAACGAGCTCGCGTCGGACGTCTCCTACTTCGGCTCCTTCGCGGACGCCGAAGCGAGCGGTACGAGCGAGGTGCCCATCATCGAGTTCGTCGCTGCGGTGAACGCGACTTACCGCTCGAAGGGATCGGCAACGATCTTCCTGCCGGTTTCCTTCCGGCGTGTCGGTTCGGTGAACAGCACGAGCGCGACCAACAACGTCGGTGTTTTCCATCCGACGCGCGACTTCGATCTTGCTCCGGTCACCTGGGGCGGCCTCCGGTGGCAGGGCTACGGATGCCGTGGCCAGATGTACCGGCCGATCGAGAGCCCCTGCTTCCTCGAGCGCGGCATCCCCATCGGCATGCTGTTCACCGTGCAGGACGCCGTTCACCAGGCGCTCATGCTCGAGGCAGTCACGATCAACAACGAGCCTCTCGGCAGCAACATCTCGCCGGACACGAACTTCTCGTGCGCGTCTCAGGTGGGACCTGCCGCCGGGAACGGAGTTCCGACTGCGGGAGCCATCGCCTCCGGAGCGAACAACGTCATGCTGGAGCAGACGCTCGACACGACTCCGGTGCTCGTGCAGCAGTCGGTCAACGTTTGCCGAGAGGTCTTCAAGGGCGGCATCCTGAAGATCGGCATCAAGATCAAGGGCTGGGAAATGCCCGGAGGCTGGAAGGCGTACTGCGAGACCAACATGCCGCAGCTCATGGGTCCTCGGACGGCCTGATCTCCCGCACACCGAAGAGTTGAAACAGCCACGAGCGGCGCAGGCGAAAAACAGCGCCGCGCCGCTCGTAGCGTTTTAGGGAAGAAGAACGCACATGCAGCCCAAAACATACGACGTCCGCTCGCTCGCTTTGTGGGCCCCGAAGACTGCCTACGGAATGGTAGTCGGCGTTCCGCGCGTGCCGTTCGTCGCGGACATCCCAATCCAGTTCTCCTCGAGCACTGTGAACGCTCCGCCTGTCGTACAGAACCTCCAGAACAACCTGACGCAGGACACAGTCATCGAGCGCGTCTCCTTCAATCTGTTCCAGCAAAACAGCTTCCCCGGATCTCCGTTCCAGAGTCTCTATTTCAACCAACTGAAGCAGAGCGGACAGACCGGAGTCGGCGTGCAGATGGCTGTCTACGGTGGCCCGAAGTACAATGTGAACGACGTCTTCACCGATCTCGGGAATCTGGCGGACGTGTTCGCAACGACATGGCCAGAGGGGTGGCCACTTCAAAAGCAGAGCAATGTGAAGATCAGTGCGATCCTCACGCAGACTCCAGTGAGCGTTCCGTTCAACGTCATCATCACCCTACTCGGGTGGCAGTTCCTTTCAAAGGAACTCGACGATATGAGCGACACCGAAGCGCGTGACCGGTTGCGCAAGCTCGGCATCGAGACCCCGGACATCAGCATTCTGCTCAAACCGTGAAGTGAATGACCTCCCGCTCCGACAACGTGATCCCTCTCCAGCGCTACCCCGGCGGGGTCGCGCAAGGGATTCGTTCGGTCCTTGCGGGCGGTCGGTACGAGGTCGTCACCAACGGTCCGAACCCCGAGTTCGGGTTCATCGGAAGCGATCCCTACGACACGAACGCCTACACCGGGCTCGTCGTGCCCTCGACTCCGAGCTCTGCGATCGGGAACGCGCGCTACCTCTTCCTTCTTGCGCGCGCGAGCTTCAGCACCGGTGAGCAGAGTTCAGACCGTCTCGGTGTGCGTCTCGTCGGCATTCGGCAGTACGCCGAACTCGTCGCGCGGATCCCCGCCGGCACGGATCCGCCGCTCAATCGCGAGTTCGGTCCTCCTGAAGGCAGCACGGTCACGTTTCACAAGGAGATCACGAGCCCGCTCTGGCATCCGCCGGACGGCAACATCTCCTGGCACGTGATGGTGATCAACAAGGTGCAGCGGGACACGAGAAACCCCGCCAACACCGACGGGTTCATCTACCAAGACTCGCTCTCTCCCGCGCTCCTCTACCAAGTGCCGGCGCCGTACGCGCCTCCGAACGGAGGGCGCCCGTGGGGGACGCCGCTCGCAGCGAGCCTCGGCAACATCCACGAGCTCCGGTACCACTGGCGCGCCGACAACAGCGAGTACGTTCTCGACATCCCGATACCGGTGCCGTGTGACGTCGCGCTCTTCGCGAGTGTTCGGCAGAACAACACCGACCTGAACCCAGTCCTCACCGATTGCATGGCATTCGGTGTGCTCTCTCCCGAGGATCAGTTCTTGGTCACGTACAACAACTTCGCGCAGTACGGGACGATCGCGGGCGCGCTCGTGTTCGACCAGAACCTTGGGGAGGACGTACCGTGACACCCGCGCAAGCCTCAGGTCACCCGGACTTCGTCACAGACGTTCCCGTTCAGGGTCCGACCGACGAGGGACTTCGCGCAGCAGACTGCCGCTTCGCTCAAGAACGATTACCGGCGCGCCCGGCGTGCGTCGATTGCAAAGGACCGATTCCCATGTGGGCACAAAGCAAAGGACTGCTCGGCGAGCACGTTTCGTTCGGAGGTAGAGGCGCCCTCGGCTTCGCTCTGAATGCGGCGGGAGATCCCGAAGTCTGGACGAAGCTCTCGGCCGAACAGCAAGCGTGGGTCGTCGCGACGCTCACGACGTTGAACAACCTCATCTACCAGGCGACCGGTACCACGTGTCCCACCTGGGGACCTGCCATCACGGCCGCGGGCGGGTGCTTTCAGAACTGGTTCAACAAGAACGCGAAGCTCACGAAGCCTGACGGATCTCCGCTCGTTCTTCGGACCGACGGCGTCTTCGATCAGGACACGCTGAACGCACTCACCACCATCGCCGCCATGGATCCGGGGCACTTCCAGAAAGCGTTCCCCCCGGGCGCGATCACTTCGGCAGCTCCGACGGAAGAGAAGAAGATCTCGACCGCAGGAATGGTCGGTATCGCTGCCGCCGTCGCTACGGTCGGGGGCGGAGTCGTCTACGCCGTCACGCGCGGCGGCAAACGCAAATCTCGTCGCAAGAGCAGGAGCTGATCATGCAGTACCACCGAGTTCAGTACGGAGAGAGCCCGACGATGATCGCGCGCCGCTACGGCGTGTCGCTCGACCGGCTCGTTGCCGCGAATCCCCACAAACGCACCAAGATGGTCGCGAGCACTCGGACCTTCGAAGGGATCCGCCCCAACGAGGTGGTGCACGTGCCGGTCGGAGTTGGAGCCGTCGCTCCTGCCGATCCGAACGCGCCGCACGCGCAGATCAAGCAAGGAAGTCGCGGAGCCGACGTCGCGCTCTGGCAGACGATCATCGGCGTTACAGCGGACGGCATCTTCGGGCCGAATACCGCTCAGGCAACGAAAGCGTGGCAGAGCAGGCACGGCGTCGCTGCGGACGGCATCGTCGGTCCGAAGACATGGGCGGCGGCACTCGGCGGCGGAGCTCCGGCGCCTTCCGCGCCTATTTCCGTGACTGCTCCGACTCCCGCGCCGTCTTCGGGACTTGCTGCGGCAGCCGCAGCGGCGCTCGCGGCACTCAGCGCTGACTCGAACTACTGCGTGAGCGTCGGTCGCGTAGGAACTCCGGTCAACACGACCGTCCACAACTTCAAGGCCGCGTGGAACTCTTCGAATCCGGGTAGCCCGGTTCCCATCGGCACCGGCAAATACGAGCCGGTCGTGGCGAATGCGCTCTCGTCGGCGCTCGGGGGGCAGACTGTTCCTCCGGGATGTGGTGCGGCCCCGGCAGCTCCGCCTCCGCCTGTCGCACCTCCTCCTCCCGTCGCGCCTCCGCCGGTCACGCCGCCGTCGGTGACGCCCGTCGCGCCGAGCGTCCCCAGTGCCCCCAGCGTGCCGAGCGCTGTGGGCGCGTTGACGGTCATCGACCCGTGTGACCAGACGAACGTCAACATCGTCCGCCAGGCGCAAAGTGTCCTCGGCGTCACCGTCGACGGAAAGTACGGTCCGAACACGGCGGCTGCCGCGAAACGGCTCGTCCCGAGCGCTCCGGCCGCGTGCAGTCCGACTCCGTCGTGGTGGGGAGCGAAGGGCAGCGCACCGACGCCCCCGCCGACCGCGCGTCCGCCGATCCCCTCGCCCGCGGCTCCGGTTCCCGCACCGACACCGGCCGCGCCTACCCCAGGAGTTCCCGCACCGGCCGCGCAGGCGCCTGCGGCCCTTGGTCCCGCACAACCCCCCGTCGTCGTCCCCGCAGAGAAGAAGATCTCGACCGGCGCAATCGTGGCCGGCGCTGTCGGCGCGGTGGCTCTCGTCAGCCTCGCTGCCGTCGCGATGTCGGGCAAGAAACCGGGGCATCGCGGCGGTCGTCGACCGGCGCACAAAGGTCCCTCGCGTCGCAAGAAGAAGTCCAAGCGCAGTTCAAGGAAGAGGTAATCCGATGCGTGTCGTCATCACCCGGGCGACGCTCAAGCAGCATCGAGCTTGCAGCGACGCCTACATCTCTCCGGAATGGGACGAGAAGGAAGACGCGATCGTGTTCCAAGATTGGGACAAGACAGTCGAACGACTTCTCGCAAAGCCCAACGGCGTCGGACTAGATCAGCTCGACTGGTACACGGCGCACAAGCTCGTGCCGATGACTCGAAGCGAATTCGAGGCGCTGAAAAAGAGGATGAGCAAATGACCGAATTTGTCGGCCGCACGGGGTCTAAACGAGTCTACTCGTACCCGGAAACCTCAAGGGCGGGGAGGCTGTCATCCCTTGCCAGAAACTTCGCGACCGGTCCGAAAATCAACACCGGTGTCGCCAGCGCTGGCACGCCAATCCCGTGGAACGCGATCGACGCTGGTGCCGTCACTCCGACACCGAATGTGCCGATCACGTGCCGATCGAGCGGTTTCGTACTGCTCGAGGGTGTCGTCGTGGTCGGTAACAGCGACATCACGGATCAGACCGTTTCCGTGCAAGTGCAGATCGACACGGTGACTCAACCGATACCGCTAGCAGATCAAGTCACAGTCCAAGCGGGCGCATTCGCATCGATTCCGGTGCTCGCTGAACTGATCGTCGCCGTCGGAACGACTGTCACCGTTCAGCTTTTCGTGTCGACCACGGCAGCCGATGGGCTCGTCACGCTGAGCCAGGAGTCGTCATCGCTCTCGCTGCAAGAGGTACCCCCTGCAACCGGTTGAAGGAGACGATCATGCCGAAGATGATTCACGAGGAGCTCATGTGCTGCGGGTACAAGAGGTGCCCGACCGTCAAGGTGTTCGACGACGGAAGCATCGTGCTCTCCGATGATGACGCGGAAATCGGATCGGTCGGAACGATCAAGCTCCGCCCCGAAGCCGTCGCTCGTCTCGTCGAGCTGGCCGCCAAGAAGGAGTAGTTTCGAATGGGCTACCTGGCAGGTCACGGTCGATACGGAAGGGAGACGTACCCCACCTCCGGCGGAAACGGAGGCGGAGGCGCGGCGATCGTTCCTCTCACTCGCCAGAGGTTCATCGACGGAGGCACGTCGCAGCCCGGACTGACAGGATCAGCGGCAGAGCCTTTCAAAACCATCGCGCAGTTCGTTGCGTCTCGTCCCAACACTTCGGCACTCGATTCGCAAGCGAACTACGTCGGCTGGGTCATGCCGGCGATCAACAACTACGTCGAGAACGTGAGTCTGCCGCCGTACAAATCTACCGAACTGCGAGCCGACTCAAGCGGTGCGGGCATCACCGGAAACGTTACCTGGAACAACGTTGCTGGATTGAACACCCCGATCGCCGCTATCTGTACGCTTCACAACATGAGCGTGTCAGGAGTGGTCACCGTCACGGACGACGCCGGAGCTCCGCCTTCCATCTTTATCATCAGCGGGGACGAATTGGGGGATGCGAGCGCCATTATCAATGAGTTCGTTTCGAACACAACCACCAAACTCGGCGCGGTCGAGTTCTTCAACGTTTCCGTGAATGACATCGACACGGGTACCGATATTCCGGCTCGTGCTGCGGTCGTAGGCGTTCACACGCAATTCAGTGGCGCCATATCTGGATCCTCGTTCGAGGCCATAGATTGTATTTTGAACGTCAGCACCATCTCAGTGAATGCTATCGGACAAGCATCGTTCATCGGTTGCGCCTTCATTCCAGGATCCAACCCGGCACTCACTTGTCTAGCCGGGTCTTTGTTCGATGGTCCCTCGTGGCGAAGCTTTTTGGAGGCCGGCGGTACGCGCACGGCTGGTACTGTCGTGCTCGTCGTCGGGGGATACAGCGGCGGCGAGATTCGTGGCGCCGATTTGACATCCGCTAGCACAAGCGTGTCTCTCAACGGAGGAGTAGGGTCTGATTTTACCGGCTCGAATTCCGGAAACCACTACGTGTCCTCGAGCGTGACTCCAACTAGCGTCACGCTCTTGACCAGCGGAGCGCTCCCCGGAGACACGATCCTCATCACCAGAACGAGTTCCGAAGCAAGCAATCTGGCCGTCAAGAACAGTGTCGGCGCCGTGATCGCGACGATTCCGACTGGAAGTCGAGGATTCGTGCTTGCCCAGTTCGATGGTGGCCTGAGCGAGTGGATCTTCGCGGAGGGCGGCGCGCTCGCTGCTTGACAGAATCATGTCGTACATCATCGGCAGAGGCAGGAACGCTCGTGAGACCTATCCGGATCGGCCATCATCGTCGTCCGGGGCGATCATACGTGTCGGCTACGACGCGATCGTCGAAGAATTCGATTTGGCAGAACCTGGCTCTCCCACGTACTTACCGAGAAACGTTGCGCTTGATCCGGTTCAGGTGACGTTCCCAGCGTTCGCCCTCGGCAATACGCTCGAGGTGGACTTCAAACTGAACGGCATCTGGTCGTCGGAAACGCCCGGACCTTCAACCGTTCAAACTCAGATCGCAGTGAGTCTCGATGGAGGAGTAACTTTCTACACGCTCTCGCCATCGACGGCTCTGGCAGAAGTGGACGTCAATGCGAACAACGTGGTCCTTTTGCGGAGTCTCGACGCCATCCGAATCGTCGATCCGATGCCGGTCGTCGTAAACGGATTTCCCGGTACGATCCCTGTCACGTCTCCGCCCATAGTTCGCGTTTTTTACACTTCCGACGAAGGAAGCGTGCTCCTGAACGGCAGCGTCGACGAACTCACACTCCCGGGCGCAATTCTGAAATGCAGCGAACTCGCTGCGGCATCTGTCTTTCAGGGGCCTCTTGGTCAGCTCGCAATTACCACATGAACGACCTTTACCTGCTCGCCGCGCTCATCGGTGCGACGCTCATCGTCGTACGGGGAACGATCTTTTCGTCTGTTCGACGAATTTGGCCGGCGCTTCTCGAGTGCAGCCAGTGTACCGGCGCATGGATCGGGGCAGCAGCGGGAGCAATCGGAGTCGTGCCCGCGGGACACGGTCGAGCTCTCGATTCGTTCATCGTGGGCGCAGCGACGAGTTTCTTGTCCATGCTGGCCGACGCGGTGCTCTTGAAGCTGCTCGGTGACCCAGACGAATCGTAATTTTTCCAAAGCCCTGACCGGTCGGGCTCAAAAAGAAGGAGCGGTATCGTGTGCGGACTGTTCGTCACCCATCGGAAAATTGACGCAAGCGAATTCGCCGAAGAGTTGACGCGCAGCGTTGTCGTACGCACGAGCGGCCTCTACTTCGGTTTTGAAACGCCCGATGTGGATCAACTTGAGATTGACACGAATACGTGCTTTCCAAGAACTACTTGCCGAATCTCTGGTCACCCCCTTGTACTTCGACGTGCCGCACGATTTTTTTCTGGAGTTGCGCGCGTTTTGAGCGTCGGTTGCCTTGCGCAAGTTTTCACGACGATTGTCGAGACCGTCACCGTTCTTGTGATCGACTTCCTCAGAAAAACTCGCGTTGAAGAGCCATCGGTGAAGTCTGATTGTCACGCCTTGCTCTTCTCGAACCGCGTACCTTCGTCCTGTTTTCGGGTGCTTGTAGAGATACCAGAGGTGCCGCATCACTCTCTTGGCGTCTCGAACATCGATCTTCGTGAAGGTGCCTTGCGTGAGCGGCACGAAAAACACGCCCGACTCGATGTACGGCCTAGCTCGCGTCGCTTTCGCTCTAGTCGCTCCCGCAACACCCCCGGCACGGCAACCGTTCTGCACAGCTGTTTGAATGCACGTCGTCGCTCCGCACGTCTTGCGCCTTCGTTTACGAGGTTTGCCGCAGACACCACACAGTTGTACGCCAGCCATTGTTCGCCTCTCCTTCCGAGGTTGAACCGGGCCCCGGTCGGTGAGACGACGCGGGGCCATTTACCAAAGGAGAAGACCGTATCATGCGCCGCAAATTACGCAATTTGAAGAATAAGTCTGGCGACAGCCAAAATGGCGCCCCGCGCCAGCTCATCGACGAAGCGCTGTACCACGAGCGTCGTCAAGCCAGCCTGGGCGGGAATCCGCCTCGCTTCGACAGCGAATATTCGGGGTGGAGTCACGCGAGTCGTCCACGCGATCAAGCGATCTCTCTGCGCAGATCACAAGGGCCGTCAGGACCGAGCGGACCGAGATGATGAATGCCTTACGTCGTAGGCAGAGGTCGATACGCTCGTGAGACCTACCCAGAGCCCCGTGGTCCTGGTGGCAGTGGCGTAGGCCCCACCGGGCCACAAGGGCCTACCGGCCCGGTGAGCACTACACCGGGGCCCACCGGACCGACGGGTCCGAGCGGAGGAACGCTTGCGTTTGCGTCACCCCAGGCGGCGCAGGCATTCGACTTCTCGAGCCAAACCGACTTCACGGTCGCGAGCGTCGGCGTCGTCAACGACCTCTACCTTTTGCAGAAGACTCCGCCCGTCGCGCCGACGAGCGATGGCCTGAACGTCATCACTCCCGCGGGGCCGCCGGGAGCGCGTCTATTTCGCATCTACGTCCCGAACACCCCCGCGTCCTATCAAGCGTCGTGGGCCGTCAACTCGGCGTCTGGAGACGACCGAAACGACGGCACTCCAGCGCATCCGCTCCAGACCGGCACCGAGCTCGCACGGCGCTTCAATAGCGCGAACTTCCAAATCACCGACGTCGACGTGGCGATCACCGGCACAATCAGCGGGGTTCCCCTAGACCGCATCTCGTGCGCAGGAGGAACTCTCGTCAAGATTCATGGAAACGTGACGAGCTCGGCGCCTCGAGCCATCGCAACCGTGACGCCCGAGAGCCCGAGCACGAACGTGCGCGGACATATCACCGACGCGGGCGGAGCGTTTGCGCAGGGCCAGCGCCTTCGGCTCGTCACGGGAACTCACACGGGCTACGTGGCCTATTGCCTTGCAGGGACAACCGCGACGGACGCGGTCGTGTCGCAGTGGTCGCTGCTCGGCGATTTGCACGGCACCTTCAACACGGTACCGTCGCAGGCGAATCCCACCGCGGGAGACCAATACGTTACCGACACGTTGACGTCGACGCTGTCGCTCGGACCGATCTCAGCCGAGGTGACGAACTCTGGACGGCTTCTCTTCGAGGATCTCATCTTCAGTCAGGATCTCTCGGGCGGCTTCAAAAACTACCAGTACGGATCGACCCGGCAAAACCAGTCGACACTCGGAGGCGTAGTGTTCGCCGCGTGCAAATGGGATAGCAGCGCAGCAGCAGGGCTTGCGACGAGCTCTGGCGGCATGTTCCTCCAGTGCCTCTTTCAAGCGCAGTTCGGACTCTTCTTCGGATCAGCAGGGGTTGGACGAAACTGCGTTTGGAACGGAGGCATTTCGGGAGGATTTGCCGGGCTCAACGTGTTCGGGGGCGGATCGTACATTCAGCTCTCGAACGCGAACTATCTCGACCAGTCCGGAATCGTGCAGACCTCAGGAGGATTCGTCGAATCGAACGGCGCAACCATCACCGGAAACCAAGGACCGGGCGGAACGACGTGCTGGGAGGTCGATCCCGGATGCTTCGTCTACTCTCACAATAACGCGCGCTTCTGGGGTCCGGCGGGTGCGACGAATTACGGGCTCGCGATCCGCGTCTTCACGAACGGCGCCTACTCTTACGTGAACGTCCCAACGCTTGCCGGTTCGACTGTCGCTGACACCGAAGTCTCTGGCACCACGAAAGCGTACGCGGCATTGCCGTTTTTCAATACCACAACCCCAGGCAACATTTCGAACCTCACATGATGCGCCCCGGCCTTCCTCTCTTCTATCGACTGATTCCGAGCTCGCTCGAGAACGAGCTACGGATCCGCTTCGACTCCGTCGCTCTGGCGGGATCATTCCGAACGCGCGTCACGGGGGCAACAACGCTCGGCGATCGAGAGCTCGACGTGTGGGGCCCGGTCGTCGGAGAAGGGTCGGACGCGCTTCTCGTCGATCGAAGCTACGGCTTGCTTCCGAGGACCGGTGTGCACCTCTGCCTCGAAGACTCGACGGAAGCGATCGTGAACTGGTGCTACACAGGGCCCTTCTCTGTAAACGAGAAAGATTTCCCACTCACCGTGCCGGTGCCGGGGCGCTGGGACACGATGCGCGAGGCGGCCGTGCGTTACCTACGCGGGAACGGCGCCCTCACGGGGGTGACCGACGACGAGATTCGCGCGAGCCTCAACGCACTCGGCTACCAATGGGGAACGTTCACGCTTTCAAAGGAGTGAGGAGTGACCCATGAGCCCTTTACGTTGTTGTGGGATCACAGGGCCCACTGGCCCGACAGGACCTGGGGGCGGAGGAATTGGCCCGACAGGACCGACAGGACCGGGGGGCGGAGGAGCTGGACCCACTGGACCGACAGGACCTAGTGGCGATCCTGGCCCTATCGGACCAAGCGGTCCTGCTGGACCCACCGGGCCTCAAGGACCGACGGGGCCACAAGGGCCAAGCGGTCCTTCCGGACCGACAGGACCGGGAGGAGCAGCCGGACCGACGGGGCCACAGGGACCCACCGGGCCTCAGGGACCGACGGGACCTGGCGGACCGACGGGGCCAACGGGCCCCACTGGGCCACAAGGGCCGACCGGGCCGGCGCCTACAGTAACAGCTCTAGTAGGACCGGCAGTTACGGCGGCGCTTCCGGGCAACAACACCTCCTTCATGCGGTTTGGGATCCAAACAGTCACGGCAACAGAGACCAATGCTCAGTTCAACTTCGGATCTCAAAGCGTCACTCTCTACGGAATTTCAATTGTCATTCCGCTCGGCACAACGACCGATAACATTACTCTCACCATTAACAAGAACTTAGTTGCCACGGCGATCACGGTGACTTTGCCTGTAGGGAACATCGTAGCATCCGCTGTTTTCTCTCCTGGTGTCACTTTCTCGCCGACAGATCTCGCGTCGATTCACATCACACAAAGCGGCACGGAAACCAGCGCCGTCAACATGAAATGCATGCTGTCTGTTAAGTAGCGCGTCATGGCCTACATCATCGGTCAAGGACGCCATGCGCGCGAAACCTACCCTGAGCCGCACGGCCCCGGAGGAGGCAGAGTTGGACCTACTGGTCCCACTGGACCGCCCGGAACAGAGGGGCCAACCGGTCCCTTCGGCGGCCCGACGGGTCCTGCTGGACCTCCAGGACCAGAGGGGCCATCCGGATCACAAGGCCCAAGTGGGCCACGCGGAAACGACGGACCCCAGGGACCCATAGGTCCTACTGGCCCAGGCGGCGGCCCGCCCGGCCCGGCCGGACCAACAGGGCCGGCTGGTACAGGTGGCACCGCGATCAACGTGACGACGACCGACGGTACGCCAACGCTACTCCTCGCCTTTCCTTTCGTGAACAACACAACGTACAGCTTCCAGATTGCGATCTCGGCTAGACAAACAGCCGGAGGCGTAGGACGCGCGACCTTCGTACGTTGGTGGAGCGCGTATCGAGAAGGTGGCGGCGCGGCGACGCTCCTTGGTACGCCCGCAAACCCGATCACGGACAATAAGAGCGTCCTAGACGGATCCGCAGCATGGGACGTGCTCGTCGACACCGACGGCAAGCTCTACGTGCAGGGCGAAGACGGAAAAACGATCAATTGGTCAGGCACATACTTCGTAACGGCGGCAACATGACCATCTATGTGGACGAACTCGTGTCCTGGGATACCCTCAACCGACACATCGGTTGTCGGCTTTTCACGAACCCATTCGTGGAAGATCCGGAAAGCACGGAAGAGCTCCACCGAATCGCGGCGTCGCTCGGCCTATCGCCCGACCTCCATTTCGTGCGTGGCACCTATCTTCTCGTGAAGGCGCGCCGCCAAATGGCGATCGAGCGCGGCGCCGTCGACATCGCTGAAAACTCGATCTTCAGATTCGTGGAGCCGACCGATGGCGGGTAGCTGGACGCATACCTTTTCGGCACCAGCCGGGGCGGCGTTTCCTGTCGGGATAATGCTCTCGGACGGACGGATCCTGTTCGGGGATGACGCCGGGCTACCGTCAACACCCACCGTGCCGGCGGTTTTCACGGCGCCATTCAACTGGTGGATCCTGACTCCCGACTCGAACGGAAACTATCACACGGGCACGTTCGCGCGGGTGCGCACGAGCTTCGGAGCGCACCTCTACTCGCCGCTTGCGCTCGCGAACGACGGAGAGTTCTACGTGTTCGGCGGCGAGTATCAGATGTCCTCGCCGTTTTTCAATACGTGCGAGCTCTTTCGGACCCGCTCGAACGTGTGGGAACTTTTGCCGAACCCACCATGGCCTGGAAACCGAAACGGTGACGATGCGGGCCAGGTACTGAATGACGGCCGCCTCTTCGTCGTAGCGATCGGGGCCGGCTCGGCCATATTCGATCCGGCGACGGGGACCTGGACTAGCGCGGCATCTCAGCCGGTGTCGCTCGACGAAGCATCGAATGTACTCCTCCCGAACGGCGCGATGCCGTTCACGGACTGCTTCAATCCTCCGGCGACGTACCGATACGATCCGGGAACCAACACATGGTTCGCCGATGCGAACACGACCACGGATCTCATTCGCACCCTGACCGCAGAAATCGGACCGTGGATCCTCTTACCAGACGGGCGGGCGTGGCTCATCGGGGGGAACGGCCACACGAACTACTACACGCCGAACGCTTCGCCGCTCCTCGCTGGCACATTCGCCGCCGGTCCGGACCTCCCGATCGATCCGCTCACCGGCGCGCTCATGCAGATCAACGACGGAGACGGCCTTTTACAAGTCGACGGCACGATCTTCTTTTTCGCCGGCCCGAACGGAGACACTCCCCCGGTCGGTCCCGGCGCGGCGTTTCCGTCACCTGCCTACACTCTCGTCGGCGATCCGATCGGCAACACGGTGACGCGCGTCGCCGATGCGCCGGGAGGACTCGCGTCGAACCCATCGCTTGCGCTCCGGACGATCATGCTGCCGACGGGCGACATTCTCGTGTTCTTTCAGGGCACGCTCGCCATCTGGAACACAGGGGCCGGACCGAACAACGCCTGGCGGCCGACGATCACGAAGTGTCCAAAAGGACTCCAGGGCGGCCAGACGTACTCACTTACCGGCACGCAATTGAACGGCATCGCCCGCTCGAACTCCGGAGGCGACGACTACTGGCAAAACCAGTTGCCGCTCATCAGAATCACGCACGTCGCAAGCGGCACAGTGACCTATTGCCGGAGTTACGGGCTCTCGACACTTGCCGTAGCAACGGGCGGCGCGCCCATCACGATGAAATTCACGGTGCCGCTCGGGATCCCGCTCGGACCGAGCACGCTCGAGGTGGTCTCGAACGGCATCGCGAATCAGACGCCGGTCGCGGTGACGGTGTTCCCGCAAACGCGGTTTGGCGTATCGGGGATCGGCATCGACTCGGATCATTCAGTGCCGGCAAATGTCGAGGTCGCGGAGCTACAGGTTGCCCGCGGAGCGATCTCGTGGCCGGCGGACGGACCCGGCCCGGCACTCACCCAGGACACGACAACCACCGGATCAGGTCGCACCGCGCAGCTTGCGCCGCAATGCTCGACGGTTGCGCAAGGGGGCGCGACAGCCGTGCCGAGCGCGCCGTTTTCGGGGGGCATCACGCCCGGAGCCCCGGTGCTCTCGATTGCAGGAGACGGCGCTGGAAGCGGCGGGGCAGGTGGTCAGTTCCAAGCGCAAGGTGGACGAGGGTCCCCGAGCGGCACATCGGCGGGAGGCGCTGCCGCGGTAATCGGCGGTGACGGCGGATTCAATCTCGGTGCTGGCGGTACAGGCACGATCAGCGGTGGCAACAGCGCTTCGAAATCCGCGGGCGGAAACGCAGTCGCTCACGGAGGCCAGAACATCCCTGGTACCGGTAACCCCGGCATCGTGCGACTCGATCGCAGCGCAGAGATACTCATGACCGGAGTCGGTGCCGTGCCGGTGGCTCCGATCGCTGGCTCCCATCAGGTTGCAATCTACGCAAAGAACACAAACCCATCCGAGCTCCACGTCGTGGAAGATGACGGCACGGACTTTACGATCGGTGGCACGGGAGCACGCTTACTCGGCGACTTCAACACAGCGGGCGTCTACAACGTCACGGTGCCCGCGAATGTGAGCCGCATCTGGGGCCAAATCAGAAACGGTGCCGGAGGCGGCGCGGGCGGTGGAAGCGGAGCCGGCGGACAACAAGGAGGCGCAGCTCAGACCGGTGGCGGTGGTGGTGGCCCGGGGGGCAACGGCATGAACTGCGCCTCCGAGGCCATGCCCGCGTGTCTCGTGACCCCTGGCGATAGCCTGACCATTACGGTTGGCGCGGGCGGCACGGGCGGCACGGGCGGCGCGGCCGTTGCTTTCGATACCGACGGCAACGGAGGCGCGGGAGGTAAGGCCGGTGGGATCACGAGCATATTCAACGCCACGACCGGAAAGTTTCTCATCAAGGGCGCTAACAACACGGGCGGCGGACTCGGGCCGAATACTGCTGCGCTGTCCGGTACGCACGGCGGAAACGGTGGTCAAGTACCGTCGACGATGCGCGGCGTCTGGGGTCAGAACGCGCTACCAGGTACGGCGGTTGGAATCGTTGGCCCGGCGGGCGGGGCAGGAGGGCTCAGCGCGAACGGTACTAATTCGATCACACTCACGGCTCTCCTAAATACGTTCGCGGTCGGATCAGATCCTCACACGCCGGTCGAGCAACTGACATTCGGCGGGATCTCTGCCGGCACCACGCAGGTGCAACGTGGAAACACGGGAGCGGGTGGTGCGGTACTCGGATTTTCGGGCGGCGGAGGCGGCGGGTGTCCAGGATTCTCGAGCGGCACAGGTGACGAAGCAACGATCGATGGTGTGGTCGCTCCTCTCCCAACTGACGGTCGTGGCGGAGACGGAGGCAATGGCGGCTCCCAAATCGGACCGACCTTGCCTGTCGCCGGAGGTAACGGAACCAACGGAATAGATGGCCGAGGTGGAGGCGGGGGAGGCGGAGGCGGGGGAGGTTCGGCAGGAAACCCAATCGGCCAAGGGGGCGCAGCAGGCGGAAATGGCGGCAACGGCTCGGACGGTCGCGCCGTGCTGTTTGTCGCCTAGTGAGGCACTAAGAAGATTACAATCCCGAGACAGATACGAGACAATCAATGAGCCCTTTACGCTGCTGCGGGGTCACGGGACCTACCGGGCCCGCCGGATTTGGGCCCACCGGACCGACGGGACCGGGTGGCGGAGGGGTTGGACCCACTGGACCGACAGGACCTAGTGGCGATCCTGGCCCTATCGGACCAAGCGGTCCTGCTGGACCCACCGGGCCTCAGGGACCCACAGGACCTGGCGGACCGACGGGGCCACAAGGGCCAAGCGGTCCTTCCGGACCGACAGGACCGGGAGGAGCAGCCGGACCGACGGGGCCACAGGGACCCACCGGGCCTCAGGGACCGACGGGACCTGGCGGACCGACGGGGCCGACGGGCCCCACTGGGCCAGCCGGACAAAGCTTTCTCTCCTTCGGAGAATCCGGTCCGACGGTCGCGAACGCTTTCCTCGGTGCGTGGAACATCAACGGCAACGCGACCGAGAACGTGCAGAAGTACCCGGCGCCCTTCACCGGGAACCTCTCGAACACCACGGTCTACTCTACGAGCGGTAACTTCAGCGGTAACTGCACTTATACGCTCCGCGTGAACGGAGTGAACTCCGCCATCACCATCAACGTCACGAACGCCGCCTCAAGCTTCTCCGACACACATACGGTCGCGGTCACTCGAGGAAACCTGCTCTCGGTGCAAGAGAGCGCCGTCATCAACAACTCCGCCATTTGGTTCAACATGAGATACACATGACCTATTACGCACAGCTCGGAGCTCGCGACCTCGTCATGAACATCATCGAGGATCACGAGGAGCGCACTCCCGCAGGGATCTGGGATCTCATTCACCGAGGCGTGCGGCTCGTCGCCCTTCCGGACGGCGTTCGGCATCCACTCCCGGGCGAGCGGTACGAAGGGGCAGTAACGTTCGTGGAAGACCACGAGTGGCTCTCGACCGACGCCATCCCGCACGCCGAGATGGCCGTCGAGCACCATCGGCGCGTTCGTGACGTTGCCCGAAGAGCGCTAAACCGGATCGCGAAAGTGCCGGACGCCTTCAACTGGGAAGAAGAGGAGGCGCAGATGAAGCTCCAAAAAAGCGAGACACAACTTGAGCGAGAAACCCGCTCGCTCGTCGCTCTGAAGGAGCGACTCGGACGCGCAAAAACCGCCTAGGTCTTGACGTATCCTTTTCGTTAGCACATCATCCTCCCCACAATGCCCGGCCTCCGAAAGGAAGAGGCGCTGGTTCTTCGTGTTTTCAGCGTCACAATCACAGACAGCAAGGAGAACATCATCGGCGACGCAATTCGAAGCGTTGTCGACCACGTCGATCGCGTTCTCCTCGTCGACACTGGTATCACCGACCAGACCATCGAACGCGCCAGAGAAGTCGCCGGTGACAAGCTCATAGTCACCAAGCACAAGTGGGTCGACTTCTCGACCGCCCGCAACTTCGGCATCGACGTCGCTCGACGTAGAGGAGCCACTTGGATCGTCATCGTCGATTCTGACGAACGGCTCAACCTCTGTTTGGATTTGCGAAGTGCGCTCGCGAATGTACGAAAAGACATAGTGCGCATCGAATCGGACGACGGGCATTACCCGAAAGAGAAGATCCTACGTGCCGCGTCCGGGGTTCATTACTTCGGGCCGACTCACGAAGTGATGATCGGAGGCGAACGCGAAACGCTCGCAGGTGCGACATTCTCCGAGCTGCCGAAGTCCGCCGAGCAGTACAGACACAAGTTCGAACGCGACGTGAAGCTCCTGACCGAATTCGTCAAGAAACACCCCGACGATCCACGCTGGTGGTACTACCTCGGCGCATCGTACGAGGGACTCGGAGAACACGTACTCGCAGCCGAGGCATTCAGGGAATGCGTCGTGCGAAGAAGGTTCGGCGATGAAGCGGCTTGGGCCGCATACAAGCAGGCCGAGCAACTCTTCATGCTCGATCGATTCGAGGAAGCCATCATGGCGGCTGCTCGAGGAATGGGCGCGAACGCCACCTTCGCCGAGTGCGCATGGATCGCCGCCGTGTCCGCGACGCGGTTGGGCCGTAACGATCAGGCAATTGCCTGGGCGCGCATCTCTGAAGCAGTCGGTCGATACAAAGGATGCGGTACAGCCAGGGAATACTTCCGCTATATGCCAGCGCTGTACGAGCTTCCGTACGATGTCTTGAGATTCGTGCTTCCAGATGAAGCGAGCCAAGAGAAAGCAGATGCCGATTTTCACGCAGCCAAGCGCGCCCGCGTGGGGGCAACCGACGAATCCGATTTAGACCGCCTAAGCGTGTCTCGATCAGCATCCTGGCCGAGCCGAGACGAAGCGCGGTCGATGCTCAGGCCGCTGCCACTCTCGAGCATGTGCCCAAGCGCACGTGCCGTTCAGATACAGTTCACAGCCCCGGATGGGTGGCACCCTATGAACCCAAGCATCTGCTTGCACAAAGGCAAGATGATGTGCGTGGTACGGACCGTCAACTACTCACTGAACGGCAGGCAGTACACCATCAACGACCCGGAGAACGTCGTCCGCACCGAAAACTATCTCGGAGAACTCGGTCCAAACGGAGAATTCCTCCATCCGACGCTGATGCGCGACCTAGACACGTCCCCCAGACAGCCGTCGCAAATCGTTGGGTACGAGGACATCCGCTTGGTCTCGATCAAGGGATCCGATGGCGACGACGTACTAGCGGGAAGCTCGACGGTCTGCGACCGCGATCCGGCACGACGGATGATCGCTCGGCTCGATTTCGATCGCGACGGAAACATAGAACGAGCCGTCGTACAGCCGACCAATCAACAACACGAGAAGAACTGGATGCCCCTCTCGGTGGGTGGCGAGTTCGCTTACATCTACTCGCTAGACCCGACGGCCATCCTACCGGGCCCCCTGCGGTCTTGTCCGTTCGCCCTCGAACACCTGCGCGGCAGCGCCGCAATCACCTTCAACGACGAATACCTGTGCGTCATGCACGAAACCATCGAGGCGAACGAAAGCCGGATCTACCTGCACCGGTTCGTGCGACTCGATGCAAAGTTCAACGTGACGGCCGTCTCGCCGGCTTGGATTTTCTCGCACTACGGCATCGAGTTCTGCGCAGGGCTCGTGCTCGACGGCGCCACCCTCGTTCTTTCCTATGGAATCACCGATCGGGAAGCGTGGATCATGCGAGTCGATGCGAGAGAGGTCGAAGCGATGCGGTGGATCACGCCAAAAGGACCCAACACATGAATCGGATAATGCTAGGAACCCCTTGTTTCGCGGAAGAGTACGAGATACTTCGCCGCGCATTGAGATCCTTCCAAGAGCCAGACGTCGACGTGGTTGCGATCGACAATGGCGGCTCGTTAGACGTCAAGCGCGCGATCAGCGACGAATTCGAAGCAACAGGTGCCATCGAGATCATCCGTAACGAACGCAACGTGTACGTCAACCCGGCTTGGAACCAACTCGCCACACGATTTCTAGATTCGGACGCAGAGATTCTCGTCGTAGCTAACGCCGACCTAGTTGTGGCTCCCGGCTGGTCGAAGACGCTGTTAGCGAGACATCAATGGGCAGCGCTCGCTAAGCAACGAGAACTGTGGTTCGGCAGAGCGACGCCTTCGATCGAGGAAGCATCCAATGCGCATCCTAGCTCAATAGAGACAACCGTTGAAGCTGCCGGGGATCGAAGCACGTTTGGATCATTTTTCGCTATGCCCAGAGCTGGCGTGCGGATTGCGTTCCCTATCCCGTCTGAACTTCTTATTTGGTACGGAGACGGCTGGATCCACAACATTTTGTCGGAGGCGGGCTACCATAACGTGATCTTACGAAACGTGGTCTGCTGGCACAAAGGCGGAATGAGCTCAGAACGGGTTCCCGAACGCACACAAATCACCGCTCGTGAAAAGATCGTCTGGGACAGTTACCTAGGTAACGTGTGCCGCACCATCGGCGCCAAAACAGGGAACGAGAATATGGATGAGATTGAACGGCAATTCACGGTTTTTCGCGACACCCCCGCGGACATCAACGAACACATGCAGAAGCTATGCGACTACGCGAGGGAGTGCGAACACGTCACCGAATTCGGCACCGGTCGCTCTACGTGGGCGTTTCTAAACGCTCGACCAAAAACGCTACGGTGCTACGACATCGGGGGCGGCGATTTCTTGAGGCAGGAGCGTGTTGCCGCCGAAGCCGGCATCGATTTCCGCTTCGAACAAGCGGATACTGGCGAGTTGACCATCGAACCTACGGATCTCTTGTTCATCGATACGTATCACGTCTACCGACAACTACGAACGGAACTCGAACTACACGGCCACAAAGCGAGGAAATACATCCTCATGCATGACACGGAAATTTTCGGCGACCGTAGTGAAGATGGATCGGTTCCTGGTCTGTGGGAGGCCATAGAGGAGTTCGTCACGAACCATCCGGAGTGGCGAGTCGTCGAGAGACTTGCAAACAACAACGGGCTCACCGTTTTAAAGCGCTGAAAATGGACATCGAACACGTTGTTTCTACGGCGGAACAAATCCACGGGTGGATGAGCAAGGAAGAACTACGGTGGCTCGCAGAAACGGCAGCCGAGAGAAAACTGATCGTCGAAGTAGGATCTTGGCGCGGCAGATCAACCAAAGCTCTCGCCATGACGACACCTGGCCGCGTTTTTGCGGTCGACCACTGGTCCGGCTCGGTCTCTGAGCGAGACAGTGTGCATCGTGAAGCAGTCGAGCTCGGCGCAGACGAAATATTCCGACAATTCTGCGCGAACCTAGCCCCAGAAATTCGCAAAGGCTGCCTGGTTCCATTGCGTCAAGACAGCACCGTCGCCGCTGCCACACTTCTCCCTGTGCTGGTCCCTCCAGGCGCCGACATGATTTTCATCGACGCCGAGCACACCTTCGAGTCCGTGCGACGAGACATCGTCAGCTTTTTACCTCTTTGCGCCAACGGCGCAGTCTTGTGCGGACACGACTACGGACACGAACCAGTCACTCGCGCCGTCAGAGAAACGCTCGGCAGATTTGAGGTCCGTGTCGTCGCCGGTAGTATTTGGGCGGTCACTGTATGATGCAAAAAATAGCCGTAGTCTCCGGAGGTAGCCCCGACTACTTGGTCGACATCGTTGCAGACGGATTGATTCGACTCTTAGGGCGAGACAAGGTCCATCTTCGGTTCAATCAGTTCGCACCTTGGCCGGGGTTCGCGCAAACACTACACGGATTTGAATCCGATGCATCTACTATCGACGAATGCGGAGTTCTGATCGCATCCGTTCGAAGTGATCTAGACGCACTGCTCAAATCACGAGCCGGCAAACTAGTAGCAGTAATCGACGGCGAAGACGACGCGCACCTGCGATCAAAATGGATCGAATTTTCTGATCTGTACTTCAAGCGTGAATGCCTGAGAGGGGAATCACTCCCGCCCAAAGTGAGATCTCTATCGTTCGCGGCCGTCCCCGAAGAAATAGAAAGAGCGAAGGACCGTGATGTTGAGGTCTTCTTCGCCTCGGGAGACAGTCACGAAGATCGAAAGACAGTGCGTCGAATTCTTTCGCAAGAAAAAATGTGGAACACCAGCGTCGGCCATCTTTACGAATACACGCACGAGGCATACATGACGATGCTAGGTCGTTCTCGTATCGGGGTGAACGTAAGAGGCGCTGGTTGGGACACGTACCGATATTGGGAAATCGCATGGTCCGGTGCGCTCTTGCTGTCGCAACGGTTGGGCATACAGATCGACGATGATTTCGTACCGAACGTGGAAGCGGTCTACTTCAACGGCGCTGAAGACTGTGTACGGATCGCAAAGACACTTCTCACGGATGAGGCACGTCGTACGGACATTGCTGCGCGCGGGCTAGAAGCAGTAAGAACGCGGCACTTGTCAACCCATCGCGCCACGAAAGTTCTAGACATGCTGTCATCGGTCCGATCCGGCACGTAAATAACCAGTGTTTTCGGGGGGTATCAACTTCGAGTAGAATGGGAGCGCGATGCCGCCCCAAACCCCTCCCTGGAAAGCCGTTGCGGTCGGCGGCCTCGTTCTCGGGGGCCTTGGCGCCCTCATGCTCCTCGGACGTCGCTCCGAGGCGGCTCCGGCGACGCCTAAGCGCGTGGCGCTCATCGGCGACTCGTACGCGGTCGGACTCGGTCCGGAGCTGGCGAAACTGCTTGCTGGATTTCAGTGCCAGGGGGACGGGTTCACATGCACCGGGGCAAGCTGCGAGGGGCACGCTGGAACGAACACCGCGCAATGGTCCACGCACGCGAAGGAGTGCGGCCATTGCGGCGACTGGCTCACCGCGTTCAAGCCCGACGTCGTGCTCGTCTCCCTCGGCGTGAACGACGGCAGCGCTCCGAATCCGGCGAACTACCAGAGCATCGTGAGCGCTCTTCACGGGATCGGGGCGCGCGTGATCTGGATCGAGCCTCCGGCGGGAGTAAAGACGCCCTCACGCGCCATCATCCGGTCGCTGGGGGTGCCGACCGTGCCAGGTACAGCAACGCCGCTTGCGTCGGACGGTTTGCATCCTACGAGCTACCAGATGTGGGCGCGAGAGGTTGCACAAGCGCTTACGCAGGCGCCGAACAACGAATCCTCAAACGTGGCAAGCCTCGTCGGGCCTAACTATCCGGTGAAGTACAATGCCCAAGCGCTTCAAGTAGCCGCAGCACCAGATCCAAAGAATCCCGTTATGTTGTGTAGCTACGCCGCATTCGCGCAACTAGAGTCGCCTGATCTTGCAACGGGATGGGTAAATCTCTGGTCGCTCAAAGCCAAGTATGAGACCGCACCCGAAGCGCTCTACCGGATGATCGGAAGGCAACGGATCGTACGACTCGTGAAACGGTACTTCGATCCGAAAACATTCGCCGAACTACCGCCTGACATTCTCTACGAGAGCGATCAGAAGTTTCCGATCCCGACAGCCCCGGATCGAGGAGTGCCTTGCGGATGAAAACTTGCTGGATCCCCATCAATCCGGACACGTCCGGAAACTATCTCGCGACGCCGGGCAACCACTACGCCGTACTCCTCAGCGTCGACTCACGCGCGTCAATGAAAGACGTGACCGACGAGCTCAACAAGAACGAGCTCTCGGTCATCTACGGATGGCAGAGCGGACAGCAAACCCGAAAACGGTTCGCCATCGACCGGTGGCTGGAGATGCTTCCCCCACCGGCCGACGGAACGGTTTGGATGTACTTCGAGCTCGCCTACACAGGGTCGACGCCGAAGACGCTCGCGCGACACGTCGAGAAGTGCGTGCTGTTCATCTGCGGCAGCGTGGACATCACCTACGCCTTCGAAGCGCAGCAAAAACCGGACGACTACGCGCCGTGCAGCCCCGGGGAATCAGGCGGAGCATCGATTCCGCCTCCGTGTCCGCAGTGCCCTCGTCCAAACACAATGAAACCGTTCCTGGTTGGCGCCGGAATCGGCGGATCGGCAACGCTTGCCGCCTTCTGGCTGTGGAAGGTGTTTCATGGCTGAGACGATCCAACGTAACGGCCGTCAAGTGCCAGGTTTCGCACTCGGCGACGACGATCCTGAACACTTCCGCGTGCTGATAGGCAAAGTCCTCGAGAAGGTCGAGAGCTTCTCTCATGGTCTGACGCATCGCGAGCTGGCCATCCTGCGGCTCGGGCTCATGGCGAGCCACATGGAAGAAAGCATCGCGCAAGGCGACTGGAAAAGAGCGGACGCGCACGCGGACAACGTCGCGCAGCTATTGCGACAGCTCGAGGCGACACGCTGATCAAGGAGCACTTACGATGGAGAGAATCTATCTACATGCGCGTCCGGTGCTCGGTTTCTCGCTTGGAGCAGATGATTCAAGTCCGATGGATCTGGTGCGTTGCTCCGACGGCAGCGTTCATCGCGCCGGGCAATGCCCGATGAGTACCGGCGCGAAAGTCGCGATCGGCGGCGGAATTGTCGCCGCAACAAGTCTGGTGATCTGGTTGGTGTCTCGTGGCTGACCTAGGTGGTTCTTCGAACGCAGCCATTGCGTTCGATTTCCTCGTAAGCAAGGGACTCAGTTGCGAGCAAGCGGCTGCGGTCGTCGGAAACCTGCAAGTAGAATCCTATCTCAATCCCAAAAACGACGTCCCGGATCCAAAGAAAAACGATCCTTCGGCACGCGGACGAGGGATCGCATCTTGGGATCCAACCCGTTGGCAAAACTTGCTTACGTTCGCGGCCGGGAGAGATCCGCTCTCGCTTGGAGTGCAGCTCGAGTTTTTGTGGCACGAGCTCCCTTCCAACGGACTGGCGCAGCTTGCCTCAACAACTCGCCTGGAAGATGCGGTAGTAGTCTTTCAAAATCTCTTCGAACGCCCGCGCGTGGCGCACACCGACAAACGCATCGCGGCAGCACAAGCCGCGCTCTATTACTGCCAGACCATCATCGTACCGAAAAAGAGCACCTCGATCTGGGTCGCAGCAGGCGCACTCGCTCTCGGCGCTCTCGCCGCAATCGGGATCTACAAGGCGAAGAAACGGCCTCCTGCCTACGAAATCGAGCGGTTCGATCGCTATCCTCCACCAGACCGATGGGAACCCGAACCGGATCGGTGGGAACCGTGAATCCGTTACTACGCGCCGCCGCGATCGGCGCCGGGGTCGTTGGAGTGTTCGGGGTGCTCCTCCTCTTCGAGAAGAAGGCCAAGGCTGCGCCGCTCTTGCCGCAACAACCTTCGCCAACGACTTATGGCGAAACGACGCGCGTTTCATTGCCGGTTCCGGATGGTTGGCGCCGGGCGACGAACACCGACCTTCAGAGCGCGTCCGATCTCGCCTCACATGCGGTTGCTTTACGCAACACACCAGGCTTCACATCGATGCCGTACGGCACACTGAGCCCGTTCGTCGCGAGCGACGGCAAAACGTACGCAACGTGGGTCGAGCAACACTATCACGAACCCGGCGGACCGATGAAACCGTGGGGGCTACATCACGGCGTCACGTTGCTGGCTAAGGTTTGAGATTCCGATAGGTTAGGAAACAGATCTAGCGCCCCGTGTGACAGGGCTGATAGTCTTTCCCTCGATGTCCAGAATCGCCGGTACGAGAAAAGGTGAAACATATCCGGACCGTTCACCCGGTGCGGGCGGGTTCGGCGGACTCCTACAACTCGGATCTGACGCACCCACGGAAGACGTGGCCTACTCTTCGTCGGGTCCGCTCACGATGGTGCGAGACAATTCGGGACCACCCGCGAACGAAATCTCGATCCCGATGCGGAACTTCAAGTCTGGGAACCTGCTCGTCGTGATGTGGGCCGTCTACGCACAAGAAGATCCGGACTCGCCGGGCGCCATCACCATATTCAACGTTCAGCCGTTCCTCGACGAAACCCCTTCTGGCGGTGGTTTACAAACGATTTCGGGCGCAGACCTCACGAGCCCGGTGCAACTCATCCCCGACATCTCGCAATTCGGCAGAAGCGCAATCGTGTCGGTTCGCGTCTCGGGATTTCCGAACTTCAACGTCCGGTTCAACATAGAAAACACGTCTGGAACGAACATCATCGTTCCTTCAGCGCTGGGCGTTCTCGACGTCGAACACGGAACGACACCCGGCAATACCCACTTCGTCGCATTCGAAATCGACGCCTCGATCGTCTCGCAGTTCTCGCCGAATATTCTCGTCGACGTTCCTTGAAGGAGATCCCATGCGCATCGCGGGCACCAGAAGAGGCGAAACGTATCCAAAGCCGCCTCAGTCCGGGAATGCTCAAGGACTTTTGGAAGTGCGATCGGATGCGGTTCAAATCACTCATTTTACAGGAAATACAGATACGGCCGTCTTCGTTACTCGAAACGCGGGCGGTGACCCTCTCGAAGTCGTCTTTTCAAATTGGGCTACCGGCGACGTGCTCGAGGTTCAATACAACTTCATTCAAGACGGAGACGAAATATTCGATTCTGTGAACGTGTCAGTGTGCGCTGTCGTTTCGATAGATGGCGGTGCAACATGGAAACACCTTTCGCCAAGCGGCATACGAAACTTCTCCGATCAAGGTCCGTGCGCGGTAACGGTTTCGGCTGTTCTCAACGCTGCTCCTCGGGTGCGTTTATGGATCCAGCCCATCATTCCGGTACAAATTCGAGGAGTTGGTGAGCCCGCAACCAACGATAAAGCTGTCTACCTGCAATGCGCTCGCTATTCGGGCTCGATCTTTCCAGATGGAGCTTCCGGACAGCTTACCGAACAAGTAAGCCCATGAAGGTCGGAGGATACACATATCTAACCAACGACGGATTGCTTGCACAAGGCAGTGTACCCCCGACGAACGTGTCACTTCCGTTCGACACGATCGTGCTCGCTGCACGAGAACATCAGTTTCGAATGCCCAAGTTCACAGGCGAAGTGATCTACGCGCCGCTCGACGACAGCGGCCCGCCACCGACCTTAGCCGAACGTGAGCTCATCAAACGGACCGCGAGCCGTGTCGCCCAACGAATCCGAGCCAAGCGGCGCGTCCTTGTGACGTGCCACCAGGGGCGCAACCGTTCTGGGGTCATCGCGGGGCTTGCGCTCGTAGAGCTCGGCCTGCCTGGCCCTCGAGCGGCAGAGCGAATCAAACGGATTCGGAACGGTCTCACCAACCGCTACTTCCATGAGATGGTGGTAGGAGGACGACGACTATGACCCAAGCTCACGGAACGTTCCGATATCTCGAGCACATCTTCGGCGTCGGTGACGCGAGCTCGAACCTCATCGCTGCGGCGCTCAAGGCGAGCATGCCGAAGCAAGATCTATCGACGCCTCCGCCTGGCGCAAAGGTCTGGCCGGCGGCCGACTGGCAGAGCGGCGCAGCTCAGAAAAAGGGCGCGAAGATCGGCGACTACATTGACTGGGGGCCGAATCACACCGTGCTCACCCCATTGCCAGGCGGCGGCTACGCGAACGTACCCACGCCTCGCTACGCGCTCATCACGCCGCATCAAGAAGGGATCTTCGACAAAGTAGGTAGCACCATCGAAGGGGTCGGCCGTGCAGTAGGAAACGCCGTGACTTCGGCCGGACAAGCCGCCGGACAAGCCGCTGGCACCGTTGCGAAGATCGCCGGTAGCGCCGCGCAGGAGACACAGAAGGCCCTCACGTCAGGCGCGAAGTTCGTCGCGAAAGCCGGCGGCGACGTCGGCAAGTTCGTTGCGGAACAAGCACAGAACTTCGCAAAGGACCCGATTGGACAGCTCACGAAGGTCGCGACGACCGGAGGTCTTAGTCTCGTCGGCGTGCATCCCGAAGAAATCCTGAACAAGGCTGGCATCCCCTCGCCCGATCAAATCCTGCAACACCTCGGCCTGCCGCCGACCTCGGCGATCGTCCACGAGGTCTACACGGACGTCACACAGCCTCAGGTACTCCTGCAAAAGATCCCTGGGATCGGAAAGCTCGCGAAGTTCATTCCTGCGATGCCGGATCCCACGCAGATCGCCGGTAACCTCGTCAATTCCGCACTCTCGGGCGACATCCAGGCGGTCAAGACGCAAGCGCTCGAAGTCGGGCACCAGATCGCCGACGCTATCACGATGGTGCCGGGCGTCGGCAACGCCATCGGGGCGCCGCTCGCCGCAGCGATCGAGCTCATCGAGACCGGCAGCGCCCTCAAGGCAGCACTCGAACTCCTGCTCTCGCAAGTGCCCGGCATCCCGCCGCCGGTCCGCGACATCCTCCGCGCAACGCTCGATGGCATCGCCGACATCATCGAACAGGAGAAGGCCGTCACCGACGTCCTCATCGCTCAGTTCAAACAGGGCGTTCTCGATCAAGTGAAGAAAACGGGAGTCCCTGACGAGGTCTCCGGACTCGTCAACAACATACTCGACGGCGCCGTGCAGGTGATCCTCCACCACAAGCCGCTCGACCGCGCTGCACTCGATCTTGCCGAAACGGGGATCAAGAAAGCCGTGAGCAAGCTCGGCGCGACTCCCGAGGTGCAGCAAGCACAGAAAGCGCTCGCGGATCTGAAGAACGTCTACAAGGGAATCGACACTATCCACGCGCTCACGCAGGGGATCGTCCAGCTCGAGAAGCAGGACGCTCAGAAGAAAGACCCCGTCGTCCAGAAGAAGATTGCCGACATCAAAGCGGCCATCGAGGGGCAGAGGCTCCTTACGCAGGCCGCCGCCAAGCAAGCCAAAAGCAAGCCCCCTGCGTTGCGCTCTGCGGCGCCTTCGAAGGTGCCCCCGGCGCTGCGGTCTGCCGCACCTGCCCCGCCCGCCGTCCCGACGCTCCCTGTGCCCCCGCCGGCCCCTCAAGCGTCGACAGGGCCGACCTACGGCCCCTATCCTCCCATGAAGCCCGGCGTCCACGGGCTTGGCGCGAGCGACGCCTGGCGTTGGTTCGCGCTCTTCTCGAACGGGGCGCTCATCGCCGAACAGGGCCCCCTGTGGCTTTCCGACACCGACGCCGAACGCACCGCGGCAGATTGGCTGGAAGCGTCTCAAGGCAGGGGCTACATCGGCACCGTGTCGCGGTGGGACTGGGATGGCAAGAGCTGGCGGCAAGCGTCCGGTGCACTCAGCGCTCCGCCGCCGCACCCACACGGCGGTGGAGGCCATCACGGAGGAGGAGGCCACCATGGCGGTGGCGGACATGGCGGAGCCCGTGTCTTCCGCGGGGGCAGAGCGATCCCCGGATGGTGGGGGCCGTGGTGGGGCACCCCCTGGTCCCCCGAAGTCGTCACGACGACCGAGACCTGCCAGACCTGGGGCGACCCCATCGAGATGCCGCCCGCGATGCAGAGGGCGGCACGCGCGGCGCTCGGCGCCTCGAAAGGAAACCCGACGGCGGTACGAGGCCCGGACAACGTCCTCTACTTGTTCGCGTTCGAGGGCAACGACGTAACGGCGCGGCCCTGCGCGGCTGTAGCGACTTCCTGACGAGGGCGCTCCATGGTGCGGAGCTCTACGGTGCAGCCGTCGCAATAGCCGCTGTAGGGGCGCGCGCTGTCGAAGTACCGCAACCGGTGGCAGCGCCGGCAGATCGATCGCCTTTTCGCCATCGGTCCGCTATCCTATCCCCATGGCCAGGAAGAGCAAACACCACGCGCCCGGATGGCTCCCGTTCGCGTTGGCAGCGTCGGCCGTGACGGCGCTCGTTGCCGGGGCGCGCGCCGGCTGGAAGCTCTCTGGCGAGGCAAAGGCTCCGGCACCAGCATCGCCCTCGAGCACGCAGAAGGCGGGCGTCTTGCAAGACTGGGCGAGCGGCGTCGTCTATCGGGCCTGAAAGCGAAACGGCCCGGGATCTCCGAGCCGTTTCAGGGGCGAAGGACTGTCGGGCCCTTCTGCCTCCACCACGCCCCAGGAAAGGGGCGGTGGAGCCGCCGGGTAGCGAGCCCGGGTCCGCGAGATGTCCAGACGATCTTCGTTCACGTGCCGTAGCCGATGAACGTCACCGGCACCGTTGCTCGCCCCGTATCGCGGGAGACAAGCGTTCCTCGTGGCCTTCATTACCGATCGGACGACAGCCTAGCGTTATCCCAAGTGGGCGCCTTCGTACGATCCGGGCTCGTGAGGTTCGTGCCGGCGAGCTACTCGAGCTCCTCGCTCGCCAACAGATCAGGCCGCCACGCGGACGGACGGATCGATTGCGTTGTCGTTCGCAACTGACGTTTGCCCTCGTGAAGTGAGCGGCATCCCTGGCACGCAGACCTTCCTTTCATTCCCACGTCGAATCAATTCGGCCCCGTAGGTAATTCGAAGCGTAGATCTAGCGAGTTCGTGATGCAAGTCGCGCGCAAATCCGCAGCTCACAGCTTCGGTTTCTCGAAACGGACGTTGCCGTCATCCTCGCCCCAAACGCGCTTGTACGTGAACAGCACTGCTTTCAGGCCCTCTTTCTTTTGCCGTTCGAAGCAGGCAGCGCAGAACACCAAGTAGTGCACCTCGCCGACGTCCGGTACGTTCAACGCCTCTGGGTAGTACAGCACGTCGTTCACGAGTATGTCGGGTCCGTGCTCGCAGCCGAGCATCACATCTCCGACTTTCGGCTGCACGTTGGACATCCGATGCTTTTGCAAAAACCCCCAGCTCATTTTTCCCACGGTAGCCTCACCTTCGCCGCCCTCTCGCGCATCTCCGTCTGCCGTGCCGGCGACAGTTTCGAGAACAGGTTCGCCGGCTTCTCGTCTGGTCGCTCACGCTTTCGTAGATCGACCGCGTGCCAGATGTCCTTGATCTTCGCGCGCTGTTTCTCCGAAAACTCGAGCGTGCGGTCGTGTTGCTCACGGACGCTCTTGATGAACTCACGCTCCCAGTCCGAGAAGTAGACGCCGCCACGTTCGGGCGGAACGTCGACCAGCTCTTCGAGATCGGAGAGCTCCTTCAGCGCGGCCGTGTCTTTCCGGAGTTCGAGGATGGTGTCGGTCACGGCTTGATCTCCTCACATCCGCACTTCTCGATGCCGACGCCGCTGCTCGAGAGCCACGTGTCGAGGAACGCTTCGGCCGCCCTGAGCGCCTGAGCGAGACCTTCGTACTTGTCCCCAATGATCTTGTGCGAGTGGTTACCGAACACCGAGTCGAGCGTTGCTGGTCCGTTGTTGACGTCCGTTTCGAGAGCGACGGCGACCCACTCTAGCTTGTTCATGCGCTGCACAATCAAGCCGAGCGTTTTTCCGTCGGCGCGTATCGCCGTCTTGCGTAAAACAGCGTCCTGTTCCCAGTCCGTGATCGACATCTTCATCTTCGCTGCTCCCTAGCGCATTGCCATATTACGCAGAGGCGATCGAACCAACTCTCGCCCTGATTCATGACGACAGCTCCACGACCATGCGCGCGATCTCCTTTTCAGTGCGAGCTCGACCACCGCTCAAGACGTTGCCGATCGTGTTCGGATCGCGCAGCGCTTCGCGAAATGCCTCGGCATGTCGCGTGCAACGACGGCCCATGACCGTTTCATGCGTTGCAGGTTCCTGACAGCGAGGGCCGCCGAGCGATGCGCCGTCACGAAGGGCCATGCAGCGGGAGCGGTCGATCTTCGTCATGGTGTTAATCTCCCGCGAACCGTTTGTATCGCTCCACCTTTTGGAAGTGTTCCTCGCAGATACGGAGCTTGTGCCCATTGGAATCGACCGTGCGTGTAGCTTGGTTCGGGCACGGCCGCCATCGCTTCGCGCCGTCCACGCCGACATGCGGCTTGTCGATCGGATCCATGCAGAGTTCGCACTTGCTGTCTTGAAACACGGCCTCCGACCCGACCTTGAGACCAAGCGCGAACGGATCATCGGTGGGGGTGCCTACGAGCGCATGCCGCGAGTCTTCCCGGTCGAGTGCGTCTCGGAGCAGCTTGCGCAATGGCGGTGAGTGGCGCATCACCAAATTGATCAGCTTCACGCCGAAGAGCGCTGTCAGCGCAATGCCCCCGAAGAACGCGATGAGCAGCGCAAGGATTTTTTCGGCCATCACTTATTTACCTCTCGTTCATCCGGGCCACGAGCCCCTTCACATTACGCATCTTCTCGAAGATCGAGTTCTTGTCTCGCTTGTCATATCGCGCGGTCGTCTCTGGCGACTCGTGCCCCATGAGTACTTGCACCAGACGAATATCGAACCCTTCGTCGAGTAGCCGTGTCGCGAACGTTCTCCGAAAATCGTGCGGCCCAGTGACTACCTGAAGACAGCGACATCCCTTGTTACACTTCTTGCGGTCGCCAAATGCGAGATGAGACCCGTCTCGCACGAGCGCCCAGAAGCTCCATGGCGAGAGTTGCCTCTCTGGAAGTTCTGGGGAACAGAACACGGAGTCGTGCATCGGAGCGAGATCCGTACGCTTCTCGAGCCACTCCTCCATGGCCTCCTGAACCTCGGCGATGATGGGCACCTCGCGCTGCTTGTTGCCCTTGCCGATGATCGAGAGATTCTCCGGGCCAAAACCTTCGAGCGTCAGACGACCCACCTCTTCACGCCTGAGACCGGTACCGATCGACGTCGCCACGGTGGCATCCAGAAGCGCGCCCCGATACCCGCTTAGATCACGCGCGACCTCGCGCAGACGCTTTTCCTCCGTCAGTGTGAGTGCGCGCCCTCGCGGCACGCGAGACCCCGGGATCCGTTTCAGGACGCCCCTGGAATCGACGAGCTTGTACTGATCGCTCGTGATCATCTTCATGCCGTCCAACGTACGAATAAGTCCTCGCAAATGACTCAGCGTGAGGTTCGCTGTCCCGGGCGAGATCTCGCCGGCAAGTGTTGCGTCGTACAGCAATACTCGAATTCTGGTGGCGAGCGCGTAGTCGATGAGAGGCCACGGGAACAACTCCACGTTCCCGTTACCCCCCATCAGAAGCCGTGCGAGTCGCCGGAGCGCATCCAACGCCGTCTGCTTACTGCGAGGGGAGAGCTGCCCCCTGACGTACTCCCGAACGGCCTTTGCCCCGCGGTGAGCGGCTTCTTCTAGCGTCGACAGGTCCAAGCGCGCGTCGAAGCGTTCGACGAGTTCGATCGCCCCGCCGGGGGACAGGACGACGTCGTCGACCGGAGGTTTACCTACATCACCTGACACGGCCCAATCTTAGTGTGCAAAGGTTGGCGGGTCAAGAGCGATCTGAGGCTCCCCCACACCCGTCGCGTGCACATCGCGACGCGCGCCATAGCCGGTTCGTCGGAGGGGTTTCGCGGGGAAAATGAGAGGTCCGCACAGGGCGAACGAAAGGACCCGTCCCTCAAGCAGACGAAGACAGGGTCCTCGGTGTACTCTTTCCCCATGCCGAATCAGATCGTTCTCGCGTGGACCGTCGACACCACGAACACTCCTCTCGGCCCCGCCGGGGCAGCGACGGCCCTCGGAGCCGTACCACTCTACGTCGATACCACGACCGACCCAGTTCTCGGTCAACTTTACGGGCTCACCGTCGCGAGCGACGTATCGGCGCCGTCCGGACCGACGCAAGCGACGCGCACGCTGACGCTCAACATAGACTCCGGACACGTTCCGGCAGCACCGCCGCCGTTTCCGTGTCACCCGCGCACTTCGACGCCGCCCGTCTTGCCGTATCCGCTTCGCGCCACGAAAACGCTCCCGGGATCGTTCTTCGTTCAAACCGGGTCGATGGTCGTAGCCGTTTCACAGACTCAGATCCCGTCGCTCTCTATCGGCGACAACATTCAGTTCCTCTCCGAGGAAGGAGTCTTCTACGTGGTCGGGGCGGTTGGCTCGACGTCGATCGGAATCACGACGCCGTACACCGGCGTGTCGGCAAACACGAGCGCGTTCAAAGAGGTCGTTGCCCCCGCGAAGATCGCGGCAGTCTTCTCAACGTCGCCGCTCGACACCGCTGGAGTCGCGACCGTGCCAGCGATTCCGGTTGGCCCCGGTGCGCAATCAGTCACGCTGACCTACAAAGACTCGAACGGCGTCTCCAACACGCTCGTCATTCCGCTGACCGGTAGACGCCCAGCACTTATCGCGCTCCCGACTGCTCCGGCCGCAGGCTTCGACATCGCCGAGATCGACAGCTTCACCGTCTCTGCTGCGGGTACTTTCGGAAGCAGCGTAGGACAGATCACGCTCGTTTCGCTCGAGAGCGCACTCCCGGCAATCCCGTCGAACGCAACTCCCACCGACTTCAAAGGGCCGCTCACCGACGAGGCACAGATGCTCATCGACCGAGCGCTCGTCTATTTGCCGCCGAGCTACTTCTCGCTCGCTGGGCAACAAGCAAGCACGCCGCAACTTGCTGGAGACTTCATCGTCACGACCGGCTCGACGAGCGTGCCTACGACGGTCGACCAGACCGGTGCACTCGCTCCAGGAGACATCATCCAGTTCGCTTCGCAACTCGACGTGTTCTACACCATCGCCACGGTGGCCCCGGGACTCGTGAAGCTCACGACGCCGTACACCGGCATCGACGACAACTTCACCGGAACAAACAATGAAGGGACCAACAGCAACCGAGGGACCATGGGTAACCTCGGAGACAAGGTCACCAAGACGACGGGAGCGTTCCTCGTGAACCCGTCGCCGGCCGCTCCACCAAGCAACACCGAGCTCGCGGAGCCGCTCGGACAGTTCGTCGCGCTCGAGACGGCGGGACCCCCTCCGAATCCGCCGCTCGATCCGGCGACGGTGCCGGTGCCGACATTCCTCTCCGGACTCTTCACGCGAACGCTTCAGGTCGCGCTCGCGGGGGTGCCGGTCGTGCCGCAGACCATCACGTTCGTCTGACGTCTGACATACACAGGACTACTTTCCTTCTCGCTCACCTAGCAGAGCTAGGATTGCATCTCGACACGCCATCGCCATGGACTGATCTCGCGCGTACGTAGCGATCTCGTTTCGGTTGATCGCTTTCTCTCGGTCTAACTTCGCAAGCTGCGCGAAGTGATCACACACGTTTGCGGCCGAACGAAATGCGGCATCTACTTTGGCAGCCATCGGCTCTTTCGTATGCGTGTGTGGCGCACCGATACGCTCCGACCTTCCGTCCGGCCGCGGGCCGTCGCCCTTCTCGCAAAGTTCGAAGAAGTGGCGAAGCCTCCGGACATCTAACGCCCCGCACTTTACCGCCTCTTCGAGAAGTAGTGCGACCCAGTGCTCCGCACCGGTCTGGAATTCGAGACTCGCACAAAGGTATCGGTAATCGACCTCGAGTCTGCCAGAGAACCATCGCGAGCTTTCAGACTCGCCAGGGAGGAACTGGATCCGGACCTGCGTGTGTTCTGTTCGATCGATCATAGCGGATGGTCCTCCTCTCCCGGATCGGGCACTGGAAGTCCAGCTTGCAAAAGATTGTCTAGCACAGCGCCAGCCGCACCCAGACCGCCAGCGAACACGCACAACTCGATCGTGGGCGCCTCTTTGAGCACGGCTTCGGCAAGCGTATCTACTTCGGAACGAATCTTCTTGACGCAATCGTAAAACTCTTCGGCCTTTGACATTGGCTAGTTCCTTCCTATTTCCCTCCCGATCAAGGAAGGGCATCTTGCATCCACGGCTGCGGGAACAACCCCGGCCACCTCTCTACGCAGATCCGTTTCCACTTCCGAGCAAGCCGCAGGTACTCGAGATCGGCAGCCTCGTGATCACGCTCTCGGAACATCTTCGCAAGCGCGATCGGGTTCGTCGTCCAAATGAATGACGTCTCGCAGGCGTGCGACAGATACGGGCTCGCGCTCTCGAAGATACGTTTGCGAGCTATGCCCTTCGGCGCTTCACCGTGCATCGCGGTGTGCTCGACCGTACGGCGCGTGATGTAGTCGCGATACTCGGCGTAGTTGCGGATCATTGCACTCGCGAAACACATGAGCTCGTCTTGGTTGTCCAAGATCGCCGGATGCGCGACGTAACAGCCCGAGTGCTCCACGTACCGCGTCGACTCCTGAGACGGCGAGCCCTCTTCGGTCCGGTCGGCGCCAACGTAGTGCCGGATGAGCTCGTGCGACACACGCCGCGAGATACCGGCGATAAAGAAGCTCATCTTCGCGTGGTACATGATGCTCGCGTGCGGGACGTCGCCTGACTGCGTGTTCGCGATGTACTCGGCGTTCGACTTCTTCCCCGCCTTGAGGCCGAAGCTGTCGTAGCACTTGCGACCGGCGAGCTCGACGAGGAGTTCGTTATCCGTAATCACCCGCCCATTCTCTTCACGCGGATGCGGGAGAAGGGCGTCAAGACGCGCGGAAGCGAAGTCCGGCACGTACTCTTCCGGTACGCATTCGGGACGCCGAGAACGTACCCACTGAAGCATGTCGAAAACTCCGGACGGATCGATCGACATCTCCGCGATCACAGAGACAACAGGTTCTTCTTTGAGAATCTTCACCATGGTTCACGTTTTCCTTTCGAACTGCTTCCAGACGCGCGACGGCTGCGGTCCCCGCGAATACTCTTCGCAGTAGTTTCCGTCATAGAGCTCGACGTCACCCTGAATCGTGTGAAACCGGATCTGCGCGAACCGCATCCCTGCGTAAACCACGGTCGGGTACGTCGCGAGCACCTCGAGCGTGTACTGTCCGTCGAATCCCGGGTCTCCGTATCCGGCCGTCACGTGGACGAAGACACCGAGGCGACCAATCGAGCTTTTGCCGTCGACGATCGGCACGAAGTGGTCCGTGCGGACGCGCTCGACCGTGTGCATCAAGTAGAGGCGTCCGGGGAACAGTACAAAGTCGTCGCTGATTTCGAATTGAGTAGTGGCTTGTGCACGAGCGCAATCGAGCCAAGGAGGTCCGCTGATCTCGTACATCACGACGGACCGACCAAGACGCAAGTCGTAGCTCGCCGGATTGACCTGAGCGTCGTCGAAGGACTCAATCAGGATGCGCCCTTCGACGAGCTGCTTTCGGATTTCCGGACCGGAGAGGATCATGGCTTCTCTTGTTTCGGATCGTAGCGTCTGTTATTGAGCAAATTCCAGGCGGCTCTATCGTTGCTGTCTAAAAAACGCACCCAGACACGTCCATTTTTGTCCAATCCGTAAACGTTGGTGGGGGAGGTCGCAATCTGTACGAACGGAGGCGCAACCGACATATCGATCTTCGATTTCTTCTTACCGATTTTCGACATAGAGATACTCCTTCGAATAGTGATTCTCAGTCTTCTTTCGTCTCCGCGACGAACGCGCGCACCTTCTGTTCGAGTTCCTCGAGCGTGCCGTTGTTCACGATGACCGCGTCGAATGCGCTGTCTAGGATGCTCTCTTGTTCGGTCTCGCTCACGTGCCGTCCATCGATGCCGGCGCCTGAACGCACGATGCGCACGAGCTTCGCGCCGGCCCTGCGGAAAGCGTCGACCTCATTCTTGAACCGAAGATCGGGAACGACGACGCTCCTTCCCGCGGCCATGTATAGCAGGCGCGTCAACCCGAAGTTGGCGCTATACGAGTAGTCACCTTCGGCGAGCTTCTTGGCGACACGGAGCGCGTAGTCGATCCACACGTTCGGGTAGCAGTTGCGGCCCCATTCCGTGCCAAGCTGTTGGAGCGCGTAGCGGGGCGTCAAGAAGCATACATCGCTGGCTGTACCAACGGCGGCGCTACGCATGCCGCAACACAGGCACGTGGCGTGACCATCGCCAATAGATCCCCAAGTGTGCCGACGCGGGTAACGTTCATCCGGCGCGTTCCGCATCTCACTCGGCCCCCAAAGTTGCTCCGCCGTGAAGTCGAACACGTCACGAGCCAATCTCTTGAGCGGGTCCGCGAGCGCGACTTTCACGAAGCGGTGATCGCGTACGAGAATGTCCGCGACCGTGTCCTTTCCGCTCCCGGCTACGCCGGAGATGCCTACGAGAACGGCGTTCATTGTAGCTTCCGTGCCTCCGCCACTGAGTAGTCGATCAAAGTTACGATCACGGACACAACCAGCATCACACTAACGTACTGCCAACCGTGAAAAAATGTCCACAAAGACAAGGCTGTCACAAGCTGCGCGAAGAGTATTCGAATCGCTTGTCTCATCACCGTGGCCTCCCCGACCGCGCGAACTTCTCCTGCGCCTCGATGGCTAGGTCGAGGCACTCGAGCACGTCGAGACCGAGGTCGTCGATCCAGCGAATCGTCGAGAAGAGGACGTTGCCTAGCTCTTTCTTGAGCTCTATGGTCTGCAACGGTTCCGAACACTCACGAATGCGTCGGTAGCCCATACCCGCAGGCGGAAGCGGCCCGCTGTTCTCTCCTTCGATGATGGGCGGCCCGTACCACGGACCGTTGCCGTGGTCTCGAACGATGCGCGCGATGTTGCCGACGCTAACCATGAGCCGCACTGCGATCTCCGTTAACGACAACTCGGTGCCCCAGATTTGCCACCCTTGAACCCGAAGCGCCGAGAGCCCGGCGTGCACCTGCTCTCGAATTTGCGGGTGTATTCGCATGTCGACTTGCATCACTTCTGCTCCTTTTCCGGCGCGCTCTTCGTGATTCGCAACGACTCCAACGTCTTCTGCATTTCCCGAAAAGCTCGTTCAGCGGAAACTTCGAGCGCCTCGATCAGTTGTTCACGGGTCGTCTCGCCTTTGAAATACTGGTCGTTCATTCGCGCACCTTGTTCGCATCGTGCCAGAGCTTCTTATCGAGCATGGCAGAACCGAGTTCGACTAGTACATGTCCGAGGGCGATTGCTTGCCGACCAATTAGTTGGCCGGAAAATTCTGGATCCCCATAAGCATCGTACGAACGCGGAACCTCGAGATAGATGACGCGCACGGCATGATCCTCCGTGTCAGCTACGCCCATCACACGGACGCCATGAAGCTCGGCGAGTTTGAAAATCTGTTTCATGTCTATCCGGTTAACTCCCAAGCCCCCAACCCCTTGGGGTCCGCCTGATTCCAGCCGGACCGTCACTTGATCCCCGGGTATATAAGGTCACGCATCTGCGCTTCCTTCTCGGCCTTTTCTCTCCGAACGGCTTCGTTCCACCGTAGTTTGAAAGCAAAGCCCCACGCAGCGAGCGCCGGAACCCCAATGAGCCCCCAGACAAGCCACCCAATGTGCTGTTCTGTCACTTTCTGAACTCCTATCCCGGCCCACGCTCCGAGAAACAGCGTGGCGCCGACTCGTCAGGGAAGAGCCGCTGGAAGTCGGGGAGGGATTCGGGGAATTCAAGTTTCACTGTGGATCACCGTCGTTGCGAACGTCCGCGTTTTTACCCGCCAACATCCCCTTCCACATCGTAACAGCTTTGCTCACGTTTCCCGGCGTTAGCGCGATTGCCAGTAGGCCGGCAACCCCCACGTGTGCTGCGGTGAAGTAGTGGCCGTCTTCGTCGTGGTACAAGGAGCGCATGGCGCCGCATAGTATCCAAAAGCCGGTTCCGGCGGCGCCGCAAACCAGAACGAACAGCGTCAAGTCCGGCACGGACAAGTGTCGTCCTCTACGCATTGCCGTGCCCCACAAGAGCAATATCGACGTCTGTGTTCATTTTGGCTCCTTTTCCGGCGCTCTCTCGTGGTGTCGCAACGACTCCAACGTCTTCTGCATTTCCCGAAGAGCCCGTCCAGCGAGCTCGACAGCGGCGTCTCGTTCGGCGCGTAGTTTCTCTACTTCGCCTTTGAAATCGGGCGTCAGATCGGGGAACGTGAACACCTGATTGGGGCCTTCGTCAAGATACGCATCGAGCGCGTCCACGACGTCGTGCGCCTGTGCGTCTGTCATCACGGCCTTGAGCGTCTCGATCAGTTGCTCACGGGCCGTCTCGCCCCTGAAATACTGGTCGTTCACGACTTCTCCCGAACCTTCCTCCACTCCCCGGTTCGAATCTGCTTCAGTAGCGACGCAGGAACGTCGCTCCAGGCTTGGTCGATCCACGCCGCGATATCCGTAGCCACCGCGTCTTCGGCCTTCTTGCTGATGTGTCCGTTCCTCTGTCCGTTGACGATCTCGCGCGCCTTGCCCGCGTTCCCACGACGCTTCTTGCCCGGCGCCCGAGGGGCGTTCTCGACGAGCTCCGTGACCTTGCTCTTGGCTTCCTCCGGCTCGAGTTTCGAGAGCTTGTAGCCCTCGCTCGCGGTGATCTTGCCGGCCTCGACCGCGTTCCTCACCGCTGCCGGCGCATCGAGCAGCGACAGCAGGTTCTTCACCGAGGTCACACTGATTCCGAACAGCACCGCGATCTCCGCCTCGTCCCGGCCGAGATCGAGGTAGCGCTGCGCCTTCTTCGCACGCCCGAGCGGCGTGTCGTCCTGGCGGTGCTCGTTCTCGCTGATAAGGATCCCCATCGCGCCGTGCGAATTCGTACGGCGGACCATCGCCGGGACCCTGATCGGCTCGAGACCTTTCTTCTTCAAGCGTCGGTTCGCCTCACGGGCGGCCTTCACGCGCTGCCTGCCGACGACCACCTCGATCTTGCCCGTCTCTTGGTTTCGGGCGACCGTGACAGGCTCGAGGACGCCCTGAGGCACGCCGTCAGGGGCGTGCAACATGTTCAAGACGAGCGACTCGCTCACCGGCAAGTGCACGCGCTCGTCGTAGAGCGGGGACTTCTCGTCCGTGACCAAGACGAGGTCATCAGGGTCGAACATGTAGGCGTCTCGTTTGCCCTTCGCATTGAGAGCGTCTCTGGATGCTTTCGGCATGGGGGTTTCCTTTCGATTTCCTTTCGTTCGGCCAAGCAAGGCCGGTAGCGCCTAAGGACTGGAGGGGGGATCAGTCGCGGCGCTACCGACCTTGCTGGGCCGTCGTAAAGAGGTCACTTTTTTGCCCATCGCGCCCGCGCAGCCTTCCGTGCGATGTCGGAGCGCTTCTTCGGCGAGAGCACTCGGGCCCGGGCCACGCCCCCCTTCGAGCCTCCGAGCTTGCCTAGAGCAACGGCGGCGGGATTCTTCTTGGGCTTGGCCATGGCCGGTCTATAGCAGCTCGTTCGTGCGCGGGCAAGCACTTTCACTTACCTCAACACCGTGAGCTTCTTCGACGCGCGCGTTACGGCCGTGTAGAGCCAACGCTTCCAATCTTCATTGTCCATGTAGCCGCCGCGCTCGGCGCAGACGACAAGATCGTCGAACTGCGAACCTTGCATCTTGTGCACAGTCATCGCGTAACCGAAGTCGAAGAGCGCACCCGCTTCGGAGAACGAACGAAGACCCGTCTCGCGCGAAAGTTCTTCGACGGACGAGAACGTCTTCTCGCGCCTGAATTGCTGATAAAGCATCTCGTAGGTGTGCGCTTTGATCTCGTCTTCAGGAAACGCGATCGAGCCCACGATATGTGTCTCGCTCTCTTCTCCTTTGTGGTTCTTCTTTATTTTCACATCGCTCTGGAGCACGCCGCGCATCCCATTGGCGATTGGCTGACGACCACCCTCGGCCTTCATGTTGCGAAGACAGATGACGTGCTCGCCGGCAGAAAAAGGACCGCCTACGGTCCCTCGAGCGCGCCGTACCGCATCGTTCAAGCCGACTCGTCGACGATTCGTGTAGCAAGCAAGACCCATCTCGAGAAGTCGTTCGGGCGATGCGTCCGCGTAGCGCTCTTCGATGAGCTCGTTGACGAATCGAAGCTGCCCGAAGCACACAGCGTCGCCACCGTCGAATATCTCCGGAAGCCGACCTTCCTCTCGGATCATCTTCGAGAGTGCGATGATCGGATTGCCTTCAGCCTGCCGATGAATCTTCTCAAGCCGCAGGTTCGGGTTCTTCATGAGCGAACCCGTGCCGCTGACGGGCGGAAGCTGTCCGTGGTCACCGACCGCAAGGATCGGCACGCCGTAACCGCGCAAGTCAGCGAGCATCCCATCGTCGACCATCGAAGCCTCGTCGACGATGATGAGTCCGTAGCTCCGATCGAGCGCTTCGCGACGGTGCCACCCTTTGCCACCGCACTCGACGCAGTTGCCGTTCTCGTCCTTCTCAGGATAGATGAACTTCTTCGTCACCTTGCCGTTCTCGTCGACGTCTTCGACCACCTCCGGTTCGAGACACTCGCACGCCGCGTAAATGAGTTGATGGATCGTTCCACAGAAGGGTTTGTTGCTAGGCTCGCCATACATGCCGCGCTGCCGCTGCGCGAGGACGGTCTCGGTTCCTGCTGTTCGGAGTTTGCGACGAAGCACCGACGTCGCCTTGCCCGTGAAAGCGCAAAACGCCGGGAGCTCGATCTCGTTCGCAACAAGAGACACGAGCGTCGACTTGCCGCTGCCGGCGTAACCACCGAGCGAGAGCAAAGGTAGGTTAGGGTTGCTCACCCACCGCATGATGCTGTCGTAGGCGTTACGTTGATCGTTCGAGAGATTTTCGACGGTGATGTTGTTCACGATGAAATCCTTCCTGCACATACTGGGCCTAAGCCACTAGAAATCGATTCCGGCGTGGTCAGCCGACGTCCACAAGCTCCGCAGCGCCCCTCATGGTAGACGGCAAGCTCCGGGTGCATCTTGCCGCTGATGAGCGTCTTCCAGACCCACGTGAACGCGACGGCGCTCGGTGCGTCGGAAGCGATGCGGCTCTTCTTACCGTGCGAGTACGTCGAGCGACCGAAGATGCATCCGAGATAGGTGTAGTCGCCATCGTTGTTCGAACCCGTGAGGACGGATACGAAGTGAGGAGACGGCCTGGTGTCGCCCTGACGGGCCTCGGCGAGTACGACGCGATAGGTGAACCGAGCACCCGTCTTGCGGCTCTGGAAAGTCACGTGAGCGTTGCCGGCGAGCAGAAACCGGACGGTCGCGGCAGGGTCGAGGAGTTCGGCGCGGGGGCCCGGGACCTCATCTGGATTTTCTTGGAAAGCCGTCATCATGTTTGGTTGGACGAAGGGACGGTATTTTCGATTCAATTAATTCGTTAAATCAAGACTGGAACTCGTCGCGTACGACTGGAAAGAAGTGACGATGGTGACCCAAATGACGATGTTTCAGCCGTCAGCCCCAAAAAATCTAGGTGACGATGGTGACGATACCCCCCATCAATTCTAAATGCGGGGAAAAATATTTTGGATGAGGGGCCCGAAAAATTCTGGGCCGACGGCTGAAACATCGTCATTTGGGTCACCATCGTCACCTTGCTCCTCACCAGGAGATGCGGCTGACGAACCACGGGGTGCCGCCTCCTTGTTTGGGCTTGTGGTCGAACCGTCGGCCCCCGACGTTCTTCTTCTTATACTTCCGGAGCTGCATGCTGATGAGCTTCGTCGTGAGCTTGTCGGGCGAACATTCACAGAGCTCCGCGAGGGCTTCCTTGAGCGCGGCGTGGGCGAACGCCCCGACATGCATCTCGGCGAGGAGGTCTGAGACGAGCATGGGCTTGCCGAGCTTCTCCCATTCAATGAGCACGCGCTCGAGGACACCTAGCTCTGAATCTCCGCTCTCGACGAGTTCTCTGCGGCCATTGATCGGGTCCGGCATGCCGGCCCATACGAGCGCGCCTCGTACGATCCGGCTCCATTGCTCGAAGGAGCCCCACGATGTCAACCTTTGATCAGGACAGCCTGCGGCGAAATAACCTCGTAACACGGTCAGGACGGCGCTCGCGAGCTTCGGCCGTTCGCGGTGCACGTGTGGGAGGATTGGATCGTACTTGAAACCGGTTCGGTGCTCGGGATGCTCGAATGCGGTTTCTAGACGAACATGTAGAGCTCGACCGACGAGCTCGTTCGACAGGATGAGGTTTTGCGCTGTCACGAGCCAAAGCGCACGCATCGGCATCGCCACCATTTCGGTGACTCCGAGTCGTCGATCTAAAACAGCCATGCTCGTGATCACTCCTGCGAGCGTCGATGAATCGAGAACCCCTTCGACGTTGTCGAGTAGGATGATCGGATCTCCCGAGATCGCGAGCGACAAAATCCGCTTCCTCATTTCTTCCTCGTTCGTCTTCGACGTCCTAGGAAGGGATCTGCCGGAATAGATCTCCCCGATGATGTCTGCGAGATATGTTGCGCCGACCCGGCGTGCGTTCTTGTCGAGCACGCCAAACGGCACGCAGCCGTCGATCGTCGGGCGAGCGAACGGCGTGAAGAGCAAGGCCATCCACGCAGAGAAGTGCTCCTGGCTCACGAACGGGAAGTCCTGAACAATGTCGAACAAGGTCGCGATGGCCGTCGTTGCGTCGTCCAGGGTCGGCTCGGACGGGATCGGCGGGAAGTCGACGTTCGGTTCGTAGAAAAGCCCCGTCGCACGATCGTAGCCGGGTGTGTCGAGTATCGTTCCGTCTGGACGAAGCACCGGGCACTCGGTGATGCCTTCCAAGAACTTGACCCCGGGCCATTCTCCGCGACAATGCAGCTCCGTGAGAGGATCGTCCGGAACGCCGCACGAGACCAACGTGGATTCTCCGCTGCTTGTTGTCTTCCAGCGTTGAAACGCACAAGCGTGCGAAATGAGCCCGCGTGTTCGTGCTCTCGACATTTCGGAGATGATCGGAGCGTTCGCTTCTCGGCGGATTGGTTCTTCGTCTTTGCTTTTGTTCGGGTCACGAAGGATCTGCACGAGCTTCCAGCCTCTGTTGAACACGTTCGGTAGGCTCGCGAGTGCCGGGAGCATCTGATCGGCGACCTCGAGTTCGTCGAAGCCGCAGATGATGATTACGCGGTCGCCTGTTGGTTCTTTTCTGGCGGGGAGCCACTTCCTCGCCCGTGACACGAGCTTCTTGCCGCCCACTCCACCGCCTAACGGACGATCGGCGATGAGTTCCGTCACGCGGTTCCAGCTTGTGATCGGCTCTCCAGCGGCGAGCTTCTCGGCCGTTCCTTTGACTGTCGCCGCGCGCGCTCTCGGATTGTCCGAGCCACCTGCCCACGCTACGAGCCCTACGAACAGTTCGGCGTTCTCGGCGGACCATCCGTCTCGCAGAAGTCCTCCGCCGAGCGCGAGGCAGAAGTCGTGACGTCCTTTCTTGGGGAAGTACCGGGCGAGGAGGCACGCTGCCGCGAGTACGCCGACGGCGGCTTCTAAGGTGGCGCGTTCTATATGTGGGATCTGTGCCGGGTCGGCGCCGTCCTCGAAATCTATGTATTCGCCGCTGACGTGGTGGCTCCCGGGGAAGACGGTCTGGACGCCGCCCGTACGGAGCTCGACGATCGTCTTGCCGGCTCCGTCGATGTTCGGGTCCTCGAACTTCAGGTGTTTCGGGACGTCGGAGACGTAGAGCCAGTGCGACGCGCGCTTGCTCGGGCGGCCGAAGCGCCCCGGCGTCGCGGGCAGGAGATGAGGCGCCAGGGCGAGTGCCTCGGGGCAATCGATGTCGACGTCGACGAGATTTTTGGACGCCTCCCCGAGAATGATCCCGATGTTCTGCGGCGCACCGTTGAAATAATGTGGCGCCGTCTCGTGCGTGATCCGCAGGTTCGTCCAGTTCGGGATCGTCGGCCCCTTCTCTCGATACGGAACCGGAATCGGTTGCCACCCTAGGTTGATGTACTCGAGCGCGAGATCAAAAACCGTGATGGGTGGTAACGACACGCGGGGCGGCCCTCCGACGACGAGAAGTTTCCCTCGGCTCCGTCACTTACCGCACGAGGTACCAGCACAGGCTCATGACGGACCGAGGGATTTACGGAGGTACACGAGAAACGAAACCGAGTCCAGAAATTCTCTGGCAACAGAGAAAAAACTTGACCGGCTCTTCGACTTGAGCGAGATTCGTCTCGTGGGTGCGCTCTTCGTCTCAGCGTCCGAGATCGAACTCTACGATCTCTGCCCTCGTAAGTGGGCCTTCGTCTACATCGAGAACAAGCGCCCGCCGCCGAACGACAGCGCCGCGCTCGGCACGCGCGTTCACAAGATTCTCGAGCAATGGCTGAAAGACGGGACGGCTCCCGACACGTGGACGCCTGAAGGAGAGATCGCCGCGAGTGGCCTTCATCTTTTGCCGCCACCCCGGACGCCGACGCTCGTCACCGAAGAGCAGTTCAGCTTCACGTCCAGGCGTGCGTGGTATCTGGGATACAAAGATTTCCGGTACCGTGACGCCAACGGGCTCCTACATGTGGGGGATCACAAAACAACAAAATCGATGGTTTGGGCGAAGTCAACTGATGAAATTCTCGCTCATCCCCAAGCCTTGATCTACGCCGTCGACGAATTTTTCAAGAACCCGAACGACGACCGCCTGGCCCTCGATTGGATCTACTACAAGACGACAGGTTCACGGAAAGCCGAGCCGCGTTTCCAGATTGTGACCAAAGACGTGGTCGCCGAGATGTTCTTCGAGCACGTCGATCCTGTCGCCGGTGAGATCACGCAGCTTCATCACGAAGTTCCGGTCGGCACGTCCGCGCTTGATTTTCGTCCAGACTTCCGAGCCTGTGATGCGTTCGGAGGCTGTGCCTTTCTTTCGATCTGCAACCCAACCCCAACACAGAGAGTGCAAGCAACAATGACCCAGGCAGGACTATCTTTGACCGACAAGCTCAAGGCCATGAAGGCCGGCCGTGCCCCGAGCCCGATCCATCCTCCGGAGGCGTACCAGGCGCCTGTGGCTACGCCAGCGCCATCGGTGCCGGCGTTCAGTTTGCCGGTCCCTCAGGGCGCCCCAGTGTCTCAGGCGGTAGCCGCCCCGGTGTCCCAGGCTGCTTCGGTACCTGTTCCGATGCCTCAGGCCGTTCCGGCGCCCGCCCAAGTGCCCCAGGCCGTCAGCTATATCCCGGCGGCATCCCAGGACGTTCCGGTGCTCGCGCTTCAGCCGTTGGCTCAGGCACCTCAGGCCGTTCCGGTGTCAGCCGAGCCAGCCCCGGCCACCAAGAAGCCCCGCGGACGGCCGCCGAAGGCGACGTCGGTATCCGAGCCCCATATCAACGGAGCGGGCTTCACGCTCTACGTCGGCTGCGCGCCGATCGGCTGCAACGTGACGAACGCCCTCGACTACGTGAACGCCGCGCACGATCAGTTGCGGCAAGCTCGTGGCATCACCCATTATCGGGAAGTGGAATTCGGCAGGGGGCCCGGCGAGCTCTGCGCGGCGCTCGAGGTGCTTCTCGCACTCTGTGAAGGAACCGAGAACGCGCCTTCGGGTGACGTCGTGCTCGGCGGTGCTCAGATCGAGGAAGACACGGCTTCGGTTTGGTTCTCGAAGGCGGCGAAGGTCGTGAGGGCGTTTCGGTGAGCGAAGAATTTGTGCATGAGATCGCGCAAGAGCTCGGAGAGAGCGATTTGGAACCAGTAGAGAGCGTGAGATCATGAACCGTAGGGAACGAAGAGCTCAAGCCAGTTACCAGACGGCGAACAACCGGAAAACGAACGCCGAGTCGCAAGTGTTTTTCAGAGAGGTGGTGACAGAGTTGTGTCTTGCAGCAAAGGAAGCAAGAGATCCAGATCCGAATAACGTCAAAAATTCCGATGCCGCCGACTGCATTCGTTTCATTAACAAGGAACGTCTGCCAGGAGGGGAGTTGTTCGGTACGCACCTGCTTGGCATTGCTAATGCTATGGGGTGTCTAAGTAACGGTGAGGCGTTCACGGCGGAACAGTTCGGGGAAATCATGCACACGAACCCCAGTGAAGAGCCGACGATGCCGGCTCCGCCTGGTTATGTGTATGCGTGGATGCCAGACACAGGTTCCTTCGTACTCGTGTCGTTAAGAAAAAAGAAGAAAGAGGAGTTTTCATGACACTCGAGCAAGCCGCGAAAGTTTTGAAGGTTAGTTTGGAAGAGGTTCAAGATCTTTTCAACGCAATCGGGGGCGCTGATCCGAAAGCTGTTGGTCCTCTTGATCTTTTGGAAATGCGAGCGTTATTGGACGAGGCAGAAACCGAAATCGTAAATGCTCCGGCTAATGGGCTGTTGTCTACTGCGCAGGTCGTACAAAAAGCCGCGGTAGATGGTCCTTGTGAGGTGACCGAAGATAAAGCCCGTGAATGGGCTAAGGACAACGGCGTCGTATGCGTTGATGGCATGTTCGTGTGGACGACGAAGGCCTTCGATAATTTTTTGGACTATTTGATCGACAACACACCTCATGTTTGTGACGTGTGCCAAGAAGAGACGTTAGAACACCCGGCAGAGAGCGGATGGATCGATGTGCACGTTGAAAAAGACGATGACTCCCTTTCTGTTTATTTTTGTGACGAGTGTGCGAAGTCAGACGAAAAATTGAGGGCCGGTTTTGAAACGTTCTTGGTTGAGTACCGAAAGTTGATTTGATGCCTGATCCTATCGATCTCTCCAACATCTTCGCCGCCGTCGCGGAGGCCACGAACGGTGCGCGGCGAGGTACCGCCCTTGGCAAGCTCCGAGAAGCCGAGGGCGTTCGGCACACGCCCGAGCTCGATAGGATCATGATGATTCCACGGCGCGCGCCGCTCACGCCCGACGAAGAAGCCGAGCGGATCGATTTGCTCACGAACCACCTCCGTACGCCAGGCGGCACGATGCAGCTTCGTCCGGTGCAGGCCCAGGCCCTCTTCGAAGCGCACGACTACCAGGGGCTCTTCGGTCCGATTCGCGTCTCCGGAGGAAAGACGCTCATCAGCCTTCTTGCCCCTGTCGTCCTCGAAGCCCGAGCTCCGATGCTCATCGTCCCCGCGGCGCTCATCGAAAAGACACGCACCGAAGCTCGGAAGCTCGCTCAGCACTGGAAGCTACCTACCTTCTTGCATATCGTCAGTTACCAGGCCCTCGGCCGTGTCTCCGGGGCAGGTACGCTCGAGAACCTTCGGCCAGACCTCATCATCTGCGACGAGGCTCACAAGCTCAAAAACAAGCGAGCGGCCGTCACGAAGCGCGTCGCTCGGTACATGCACGACCATCCAGAGACGCGCATGGTCATCTTGACCGGCACGATTTCGAAGCGGTCCTTGCACGATTTCGCGCACCTGCTCGCGTGGTCCCTGAAGCTCCGTACGCCGCTCCCGAGGCAATACAACGAGCTCGAGGCGTGGGCGCTCGCGATCGATGAGCGTCCGAACGCAATCGTTCCACCTTTGCACCCTGGGGCAATCCTGAAGCTCGCGACCGAAGAAGATACCGGAGGCCCGACGCAACGTGCACGGATCGCTGTTCGTCGACGAATCAATGACACGCCCGGGGTCGTGACGGCTTCGGGAGAGGGTTGCAACGTCAGCCTGCGCGTGCAGGGGCACGTCGTCGAGACAACGGAAGTGACGACGAAAGCGTTCGAACGACTCCGTGAGAGGTGGGAGACGCCCGACGGCTGGCCCCTCAGCGACGGCTTCGCAATTTGGCGTCATGCGCGCGAGCTCTCGCTCGGTTTCTACTATCGGTGGCAACCCCGACCTCCCGACGAGTGGCTCGAGGCGCGCAAGCTCTGGTCCGCGTTCTGTCGCAAGGTTCTGAAAGACAACCGGCGGAACCTCGACTCTGAGATGCAGGTTGCGCTTGCGTGCAAGGAGCATCCTGAGTGGTACGGTGACGAAGAGTACAAAGCCTGGATCGCAATCCGTGATACGTTCAAGCCGTACACTGTCGCGGTTCCGTTCGACGATTCCGTGTTGCGTTACTGCGAGCACTGGGCCGAAAAGCACGGTGGGCTCATCTGGTGCGAGCACATCGACTTCGCCCAGCGCTTGTCGGCGAGTACGGGGTTGCCCTACTTCGCGGGTGAAGGTCTTGACGCTCAAGGAAACTCGATCGAGGACTTCGCGGGCACGTCGGCGATCCTTTCGATTGAAGCGAATCGCGAAGGACGGAACCTTCAGCGCTTCTCGAAGAACCTCGTCGTTTCCCCGCCGCAACAGGGCGACCGGTGGCAACAGCTTTTGGCTCGTACGCACCGAGACGGACAAGAAGCGGATGAGGTGATCTGCGACGTCGTGCTCTCGTGCGCCGAACACGTGGACGCGATGCGCATCATGCAGAGCGATGCGCAGTACCAAGAGGACATCACCGGGGACCGACAGAAACTTCAACTCGCAGACATCGTTATACCGGATACGACGCACTTGAAAGGAGCGGTTTGGAACAGATGAAAATGTTGCAGGCGTTGTTATGGGATCATTGGGAACAGATTGAAGCCTCGCTCGAGGGTTTTGCTAGTACACCCGACGAGATCAGAGAGCTTGGTATTGAGGAGCTAATCGAGCTCGTTCGGTTTCAAGATGAAATGGAGCTCACAGCGAAGGGGCTCAAACGTCTGCTTCATGCCGCAGCAAATGGGGATAGTGCTTACGATCCGAAACCTCAGAGCGATCGGCGCATCACATCACTTGACCATCCTGTGCTCGTTAAGTTGCGAAAAAAGGCAGAAGGCTTTCGCGCGCTCGCATTGAAGATCCTTCATACTAATTGGGGAATCAATTGAGGAAACCTGATCGCGACCTGCGCACGAACCGATCGCGCACAGGTCGCGGGAATTTTTCCCGTCTCTGAATCTCAAACAAGGAACAAGAAACAATGCCCCCCATCGATTGGTCCCAAATTGGAGCTGCGCCGATTTTCGAACGTGGAAACTACTTCAACCCAGGAAGGTACAAGCTCCGCTTGCTCCGGTGCCTGAGCAAGCAGACGCAGAAATCCGGAATGGCGTTCATCGCCGAGTTCGAGGTCTTGGAGAGTGACAACCCCGCGCACCCGATCGGGAGCAAAGGGACGTTCTTCGTCAAGATGGCCCAGCAGCAGCAAGCGTTCTCCAACATCCTCGAGATGATGGCGGCGCTTCTCGGCTTCGATATCACGAACAGAGATCACGTCACGCAAATCGATCAGCAACTGCGACCCCAGCTCGCCGGGCTCATGACGGCTCTCGAGACGCAGGGCACGGCCGTGCTCGGTGGACGCGAGACCGTTTCCGTCGAGTGTCGGATCAAGCTGACTCAGCGCGGTACGGAGTTCACGCTTCACACGTGGGCCCCGTGGACTCCCCCGCAGGGCTGGCAACCGGCTCCGACGCCGGCAACGGCCCAAATGCCCCAGAGGACGGTGGCGCAACCCGCTGCCGCTCCTCAAGGGTATCCGGCGGCGTACGCCCCACCGGCGTTCGCTCCGGCCGCTCTGCCTCAGGCGGCGCCTCCGGCCTACGCCCCGCCCGTGCAGGCACCTGCACCGGCGCCTGGCATGACACAAGCCCCCTACGGGCAACCCGGCATGCCTCCGGCTGTCGTGTTGCCGTCGTGGATGGGCCCGAAGTGAAATGAAAGAAGCCCCGCTCCGGACCGTGACCCGGAGCGGGGCGAGTTTCCGATGCAAGCTTTCGACACAGAAACTTTCCTAATCGCGGACGGCAACCTCGCCCCTGATCTGGTTTGCGTTTCGTACGCCGGTCCGGATTACAGCGCCCGGCTGTATCACGCGATCGATGGGTCCCCGACGTTTCGTGCGATGGCTGACTGCGCCTTGGGTAACAACACTCCGGTGATCGGCGCGAACGTCGCCTACGACATGGGCGTCATGCTCGCGCACGATCCGTCGCTCGAGGATCGTATTTGGACGCTGTACGATCGTGGTCTCGTGCGTGACGTGATCATGCGCCAGAAGATGATCGATATCGCGATGGGCTGCTATGGCGGCTTCAGGCGTGGTGAGGACGGTAAGACGTACAAAATCGGGTACAGTCTGGCTGAGCTCGTAAAGCGACACCTCGGTCACGAGCTCGACAAAGGCGCGGACACCTGGCGCCTCAGGTACTCCGAGCTCTACGAAGTACCTTTGTACGAGTGGCCCAAGGAAGCACGTCAGTACGCTGAAGACGACGCAGTCGCGACGATGGGCGTCTACCAGGTGCAAGAAGAGCACGCGGCGCTCCTTCTCGACGAGCCTGCACGGTGTCGCACGGCGTGGATGCTCCACCTCATGTCTTGCTATGGAATCAAGACGGATCCGGAAGCCGTTCGGGCGTTCGTCGCAGTGACAGAGCGGAGTGTCGAGGAGGTCAAGGCGCTTCTCGAGCAACACGGGCTCGTGCGCGCAAGTGGCACACGAGACACCAAGGCTGCGAAGGCTCGCATGGTGCAGGTTTGCCAAGAGAAAGGTTTGGAGATCGCATCGACCGATGGCGGGGACGTCGCGCTCGACGACGCTACGTGCAAGGCGACCGGAGATCCGATCCTTTGCGCGTACGCGAACTTCTCGAGTCTTGCGAAGGTCGTCTCGACAGATTTGCCGATCCTCATGAAAGGTATCGACAAACCAATCCAGACGCGCTTCGAGCCGCTTCTCGAAACCGGGCGCACGTCATCGAGTAACCCCAACATCCAGAACATCAAACGCCTCGTTGGGATGCGTGAGTGCTTCCGTCCGCGCCCTGGGTACGTCTATGTCGACGCTGACTATGCGATGCTCGAACTTTGTACGTGGGCGCAGACTTGTCTTTGGGCCCTAGGACGCTCGAGGCTCGCGGAGGTTCTGAACGCCGGTCAGGATCCACATCTCGACTTCGCGGCCCAGATCCTCGGTATCACGTACGACGAAGCGAAGGCGCGACGCAAAGCTGGCGACAAGGAGGTCGAACAGCGCCGTCTAGTGGCCAAGGTTGGGAACTTTGGTTTTCCTGGTGGCCTCGGTGCGGACAGTTTCGTCGAATACGCCGCGAGCTCGTACAAGGTGAACCTGACTGTTGAGCAGGCCAAGGATCTGAAACGTTTCTGGTTAGCGTCGTGGCCGGAAGCTCGGGCATATTTCAATTGGATTGCGAGCAAAGAGGTGGACGGTAAGACGTCCCTTCAACGCTTCGTCGTAGGTTCCTGGCGTTCCGGCATGAGGTACACGGTCGCGTGCAACGACCCGTTCCAGAGTTTGGGCGCGACGGCCGCAACGTGGGCCGGGTACGACCTTGCTAGGGCTTGCTATCACGAACGAGACCACGTGCTTTTCGGCTCGAGGCCCGTCAATTTCATTCATGACCAGTACCTTGTCGAGGTACCTGATGACGAGCGTGCGCACGATCGTGCAATGGCCGTGGCGAGCATCATGGTCGCAGCCGCGAAGCGCGCAATCCCTGATGTGACACCGAAGGTCGAGCCGCTTCTGTGCAGGTACTGGAGCAAGGACGCAAAGGCCGTCTACAAGGATGGGAGGCTCGTTCCGTGGCCCTCGTAGCGATCGACCCGGGCAAGACAACGGGTGTGGCGGTGTTCTTAGGTGACGTGCTGCACCTCGCCATGGTCTGTGACGAAGAGCAGTGCCTGATGCACATCGAGAACTACGCACCTGTTCGACAAGGAAAGCCCGCGGGAGACTGCATCATCGAGGTGCCCCAAGTTTACCCAGGCCAGCAACAGAAGGGCGATCAGAACGACCTAATCAAGTTGGCTGTCATGGTCGGTCGATACGCCGATCGTGCAACGGCTTGTGGTTTTTGCATCAAGTTGGTCAAGCCGCGTGAGTGGAAGGGGCAGCTCCCTAAGGACGTGTGCTGGAAGCGTGTACGTGAGACGCTGACGTCTTTCGAGCTTACGAAACTCGCGAAGCTCCCAAAATCTCGTGCGCACAACATGCACGATGCGATCGGACTCGGAACGTGGTTCCAGAAAAGGTGGAGATAGTGGCAACGAAAAAAAGAGGTGTCATGACGCTGAAGGCGTGGTTCGAAAGCACGCTTCCACCAGGCATGACGAAGACGGCCTACGCCAAGTTCTTGGCGGAAAAGTCCGGTGGCAAGATCGGAATGTCGACGATCCTGAACACGCTCAAGGGCCAGAGGCTCACCGGATACGCCAAAGGGCGTGCTTTGAGTGATTTGACGGGTGGCAAGGTTCCGCTCACGGAGATCGTGGACACATGACTGAGTCAGTTGCCGTAGCAGACAGTGTTTGGGTGAAGCGCCCGCAAGACCTTGAGAGCAAGGAGGCACTCGCGGAGCTCTCCGCGTCTCTTCAGGATCTTCCGTGCGATGCTGTCACGTATCCGGGGATCTGCGATGCCCTGATCGACGTGAAGGCACGTGTGAAGAGTCTTACGGCGCAGCGTGAGACGGTGCTCGGGCCACTTCGGGAGGCCGAACGGGCGGTGCGAGAGTGGTTCCGAGCCCCGCTCGAGACGTACCAGACGATCGAAACGGTTCTCAAGGCCCGCGTGGCCGCCTACCAGGAGACGCTCCGTCAGGAGAAGCACGCGGCCATTGTCGCTGCGGGGCAGGCCCCTACGCCGTCGGCAATGGCCCAGTTGACGGCACTTGCCGTGCCCCCGACCCCTGCGGCCATCTCGTTTCGGAAGGTCTGGAAGGTCGAAATCACGGACCCGAATCTTGTGCCGCGGGAGTACCTGTTGATCGATACGTCGGCGCTCCGGAAGGTTTGCCAGGCCACGGATGGCAAGGCTCAGATCCCGGGCGTTCGGTTCGTTCAGGAGCAGAGCGTGGCGGTTGGATCATGAATCGCGGCATCGTAGGCTCCGCGTTGCCTTGGTCTGGAAAGCTGTACGTCTTTGCGTCTCTCGCAGAGGTTCCGGGGGCTCCCCGCGGCCTTGGGGCGTGCAGGCAGACGACGTGCTCGGGTCTCATCTGTACCCGACCTGTCTCGCGATCTTTCGAAGCTGCCTCTGGTTGCGCCCCCGCCCCGCGCGCGGCGGGTGGTTGGGGATTTCTATCCCACGAGAGAGCCGCTGGAACCGCCATGTGGCGTTCAGCATGGCCTCTTTGGTCATGATTTGCAGAAGCAAGAGTGAGCGTTGCGAAGCCATCAGTGGATCCCTTTCATGCGCCAAAGAATGAACGCTACAATCGCAGCGATCAGCAAGACCACCCATCGGTGCCGCCACGGAGGGCTCTCAGCCTCGTCGCCCTCGACGATCTCCGAGTAGTCGCACACCCAAACCCTCCCCGAGAGCATGGCGCGCTTGCCTGACTCCGTTTGCCCGAACACCTCAGCCTCGTGCGGTGTGAAAGGGCCAGCCTCGATCTCTTCGAGCTCGGGCGGGTCGGAGATCCCGCGGAATCTGAAGAGGTACCTGGACTTCTTCACGAGATCCCCACCTTCTGTTTGCCGAAGATGCGGTCGTAGCCGTCCCGATACGCCGGTGTCGTGACCTGCGCCGGGCCGCTTCTCTCGCCGCAGACGGACTCGAGTTTTCGCCAGTGTCCGCACTCGCAGCTCGAGTCACCGACGATTACGAGTTCCGATCCGGGTTGGATGGGTTTTCCGTCTTGCGCGAGTCGCACCAGAACGCGCTGGACTTCACCGTTGCGTCGGCGAAGAGCGGCGTACACGCCGGGGGAGATTTCGGGGCCGATGGCGATCTCGTCTGGTGGTGCAGGTTTCTTCGGTGTCACGGCGCGCCACCATCGAGAGGCGGCGGCACGAACTCAGAGCAATCGCAACAGAAATTGCCGCCGTCTGGTCTCGGCCCAAACAGAACCATGCAGCCCGCGTTGTGCATGTGCCGAGGGTGACCGCAGTTTGCGCAAGACCACATCGGCACGTGGACCTTTGCGAAGCACTCGGGGCATAGCCCGATGCTGTTTTGCGAACGGAACGGGAACCGGTCGCCACTGGCGTGAAGAACAACGGTTTGCAGACTTTCCTCACGTGAGATCAGTCTGCCGCATCCGTCGCATCGCTCTCGATCTTCGACGGCGTTTACGGCGCCGCAGTTGCGGCAGTGTCGCTCGTAGCTCATCAGTTCGCCATTTTCTGAGACGATTTCTGCTTCGTCTGAAAGTAGGCTCGATCGTTCATCTGCCGGATCAGGTTCCGTTGTATGTTATTCTCTTCCTTTAGAGCTTCGATGAGAGCTTCGAGAGCCTTGACGTACGCGCGACGGCTCCGGTCAAGGGCGACGGTTAACATGTATGCCAACTTGACACCGAGCATGGCGCTACAAAAGCAGGCGATATTGAGCAGGACGTTATGCATCACGGCGCGTGCGTCCCCTCGACCTCTCGCTCTTCGCGATCGGCCGTGCGCTTCTCGAGCCAGAGGAGCGCCGTCTCGAGGTGCGTGAGCGCGATGGCGTTTTCGCGGCACGAAAACTTGCCTCCCGCCGCCTTCTGGTAGAACTGGAGGCGGCCGATTGCTGCTTGCACGACGCCCTCGACGAAGGCGCCGTTCGGTTCCTTGCGGTCTGCACCGCGCCCGAGCGGGCCGTCTTGCCACTCGATACCGATGCCGGTACCGGTGGTTGAGCCGCCAGCGGGGTTACTGTTCTGATCGAGTACGTGTTTCTCTTCGAGTTTCTGTTTCATGGTTCGGTTCCTTTCATCACCGAGACACCTCCGAGACCGCCGGCACCGAGAGCTTCCGTGCCGCCGCGATCACCGCCTCGATCGTGCGCTTGCGTCCTCGACCTCCTTCACGCTCGAGTTCTCGGACGAGCGCGCCGACGACGACTTGGGAATTGAGCAAACGCTGGTGCGCATCCTTGTCGAGCTCCGCGGCTTGGAGTTCTGATCGACGCGCCTCCCATGCGTTTGCGTCGCTCGCTCGAAACAGACGCGAGGTGAGAACTTCGTGCTGCCGTCCGGTATGCGGAGCCCGAACGAATGCGGACTCACCACGGAGGTGCCAACGCACGAACACGACCGGCACGCGACCGCGTTTCCCGCACGTCCACCAGAGCCAGGTACCGGGTTTCAGTAGCGAGACTACGTCTCCCAAAGGCCTCCTATGTTTCGACGGTTGAGGGACCGATGCTAGACCCGGGCAGCCGGCGCCGTCAAGAATCTTGTCAGACAACGTGACGAGGGGCATACTGGAGGCCGGAATGACTCAAGACGCCATCATCTATGCCCGAGTACCTCGTGAGCTACGCAAGGCGCTCGAACGCGAGCGGCAGCGAATGAGTCGCGCGTCGGGCGTCGAGGTGAAGACGAGCGCGGTCATCCGCTCGATCCTCGAACGAGCGTTGCGGAAGACGTCCCGTAGAGCGGTCGCATGAGCTATCCAAGGCAGCGCGAAGCCTACAATGTCGCGACGAAGGGCAGTGGCCGGATTTCGATTTCCAGCCGCGGAGGAACCATGCGCGCCGCCGTGAAACGGAATGAATTGGCGGAGTTCATCATCGACTACGTGCGGGGGCATCCCGGCGTGAGTGCGTACGCGGTGGCGCAGGCACACGAGGGGAGTTACGCGGCGACCTACCGCGCCGTCGATCGATTGGTGCGGGATGGGCGGTTGGTAGTGACCCTGCCGCCCGGTTTCTTCGCCGCTGGATCCCGACGATCTTATCGGTACAGGGTGAACGAAGAAGAAGAGCAGTAACGGCGTTACAAGCGTCACGCTCGGAAAGCGAAGACAGAATGGCAAATCAACGATTGCTGCCTCGTAGTGGGTGCAAAGAAATGGAGCGGCCAGCACGGACGCCGCTCACGTGGCCGGCATCCGCTGAGATTCAACGCCGAGCGTTGCTGCGACAACTTGAACGGCGACATCAATCCAGCGATCGTCTGCGCATTATCGGACTACGTCCGGAGCCTCCGAAGAAGCGCCCGAGCGGGGCGGTCACCAGGAGGAAATAACGAACAATTTCACGGCTACTCTCCCGCGTACGCCATTGAGTATTGCCCCGACCTTCGGCGTACGGTAGCCTGTCCCCTGTTCGTTCCGTTTGAGTTGAACAGGGGTCCAGACCTTCCCGGTCGGGACCTAGACCGGCCCCCGCTCCAACGGGGGTCGAGTCGTTTTGGGGTTACTCGGTGGGTTTCGTGTGGACGATCTCCCATTTGCCGGGGGCAGGGTTCCTGGCACGTCCCTGGCGCTTCAAGGACCAGAGGATGGCTCGAATCCGATGGGTCGCGTCCGCGGCCTTCTCCTCGTTCGGGTAGACGAGTCTCGTCAGGTCAAGGATCGACATGCGTGGATGCGCTTCCAGAGCTTCGACCACTGCGTTGGTCTTGTTGACACGCAGAACGTATCGTGTGCGTCCATTTGCCGGTTTTTCTAGACTTCCAGAACCCGACGAAGAGGCTCTTCACATGATTTCCGCAACGTGGCTCGTCGATCTTGCCGAGCGAAAACTCGGTCCTGGTGCGATCATTCGCGTGACTGCCGAGGGGTGGGTTGCCGTACTCGGTGCCACGCGCGTTACGGCGAAGACGCGGGACACGTTGGTGTGGTTCCTCGAACAAATGCCAGATCGAAGTTGACAACTTCCGGGCGGCGTCGCATCTTGGCGCGCGGACTCAGAAAGGAGAACTGTGATGGCGAAGGTATCGGAGAAGACGAAAGAGCTGTGGGCGGGCTGGACGCGGGACGCGCTGAAAGGCTACTCGCCCCCCGACGACGCGAACAACGACGAGATCGTCGACGACATGGTCGAGATCTCGATCAAGTACGCCGACGACATGCTCGAGGAGTACGAGGGGCGATTCGAGGGCGGAGACGGACGACGGCGGCGCAAGCCCGCCGACGATGACTGAGAAAGGAAGGAAAGATGGCAAAGAAGAAGATCCAGCGAGTCGTGGTGGACAAGACGTACCTCGAACTCCTCGAGAAGAAGGCGGAGCTGCTCGACGGCGTGTTCGTCGAGGGTGCCGTTTCGTTCTCCGTGGAGACCATCAAAGAGTACGCGCGAATCGAGAAAGCGTGGAACAAGGGTGACTTTCTCTGTACCGTCGAGCCGTACGAAGAGCCGAAGGAGAAGTGAAGCGTGGCAACCAAGAAGAAGCCCAAGAAAGTCGTGCACCGCAAGTGCGGCGTGTGCGGCAAGCGCGGCCACAACCGGCGAAGTCACGGATGACCCGGCGAACATCCCGGCGGTCCGAACGCACCACTCGAGGGGCCGAAGACCCTCGAGCGAAGGCGAAGAAGCTCATCGAGCTCGCCGTCGACAAGGAGACGCCGGAAAAAGAGGCGTTAAGCGCGGCGTGTAAGGCCGTCGACATCATCCACCGGTACGATCTACTCTCGAACCCCCTCGACGTCTTCGCCGAGAACAAGACGGTGAAGGCGGCGAAGAACGTCGTCGATACTCTCTCCGATCCGGGCCTGGTCGACAGCTTGAAGACGATCGGGGGGAGTTTGAGGGAGATCCGAGATCAGTTTTCGCGGCGTTCGTAAGGTTCTGGTGGACTCTACTGGGTGGCTGGCCTCGCCAAGGCAGCGCGGAGCCTATGATGCCGCGACGATGTTCTACGTTGAGACCTTTCTTGCAGCCTGTCGTTCGTAGTATCCGACCTTCTTCCGCCACTTCGTGAGCGCTCTCTGGGCTGCCTTCGCTCGCTTCTCGGCGCGGACGAGCATCTTAGCGGCGTGTTCGGCGCGCTTCTCGACGACTTTCGCCGTGAGTTCGGCGCGAGAAGGCTTCTCCGAGGGAGCCTTCGGGAACAGGTTGACCTCGCCACGCGAGATTTTCTCCTTCAGCGCGGCGGTCGCGATCTGTCCCATGCCGTATGCGATGACTCCGCCGCTCGGGGGCGCATCGAGCGGCACATCGATATCCCAGAGCACTAGGCACGCCTTCCTGAACGTCAGCCGGAACCGCTCTCCGTGAGCGACGTCGCTCGGTACGGCGAGATGGCACATCTCGTGGACGAGCACCTCGAGCACCCGTTCGGGGGTCGCGTCGGGTCCGGCGGCGATGCGGAGTTTCCTCCGGACGGTGAACGCTGTCCCGCGCGTTCCGAGTTCGAGGCGATGGGCGACCACGAGCTGGATCTTCCCGAGGTTCCCGATGAACGGCGGGAGCTTCCGGTATGCGGCAAACGCCTGGTCGAGGTCGACACCAGCGACGACGTGGCCGAGAGCCCGACGTCGGGCAACGTCGCGGCGCTGGGCAGGGCGGACGACGCACACGTAGCAGTCTGCGGGCTCCCAGGGGGACTCAGGGTCAGGTCGGTGAGCACCGACGGACCGGCCGCAGTCGTTGCAGCGGAAGTCAGGGGCGTCGTTCACGGTTGCTTCTCCTGTGCCGCCACGAGCCCGAGCCGGAGCAGCCACGTGCTCAAGCCGAGCCCCTCTCGAGCAGCGGCAGCGTCGAGCGCGGCCTTCTGCTTCGTCGTGAGGCGTATGTTGATGCTCTCTTCCTTTGGTAACCGTATGTTTTCCTTCTTTCTCCTGGGAGATATTTCCGGGTGGAGCCTCAAGGCACGCTGCTCCAGCTCGTATATGGCAGCAGGTAGATCGTCGCGCCACTCGCTCGGCAGCCGATCGTTTTTGCTTGAGTTACACCTTCGACACGCCTGAAAAATGTTTTCGGGAATGTCGCGACCGCCTCGTTTACTGGGGATGAGATGTTCTGTTCCAAGGTTCTCGGTGTCACCACAGTACAGGCACGTCATCGCTTCTTCCTTCTTGCTTCAAGTACGGTGATGCCCTCGATTGCGGCAAGCCTTAACACTTCGGCGCGCGTGATACGCACCCCCATCTGCGACATGAACTTGGCGTGTGTGTCGAGCCGTTTCAAGAGCGGTGCGGGAAGCCGGATTGCCGTCTGGATCTGCTGGTCTTGCTTGGCGGTCACAGTGTATCTCCATCGAATGGGCCTACTTTTGTACGCCGTTGGTTCTTTCGATTCCGAGTTCTTCGATACGCTTGCGCGCTTCTGCGAACCGATGTTGCGAGGAGGACGTGTACCCACCGTGGTCGGCGCACATGTCTCGTCCGATGACTGCGGTTCGCCAACACTGCGGGGCCGTGCACGGAGGAAGTGAATCGAGTAGTGCACGCACCGCAGCAGTGATCGCAGGGAGCTTTTTGTGGGCTGATTGCTCGGCATCGAGCTTCGGCATGAACGTGATCGCCCCAGAGAGTCGAAGCACGAGTCGGCACGCGAGGTCGGCGAAGGCGTCTTCGGGGTTATCCACGAGGTACGACTCGGGGGCTTCCCGGATGACGTCTCGGAGCCCGGCCGCGAGTTCGTCGAGCATTTCGTCGGGGGTCATCGTACTTCCAGGCCGTCTTCGAGGGCCTGCCCTAGGGCTTCTGTCTCACGCGCTGCCGCAGAGACGGTTGCTTCTCGGGCAAGAGCGCGAAACTCGATAGCGCTTACGTGGCGGCGCGAGCGGACGGTGAGGGCTTTTGAGGGTTTTCGGGGCATGGGGTTCCTTTCAGGTGTTTTTGCAGAGACTAAGTGGCCTCCAAGGCTTCGCTACCGACCGCTCGAAGACCCATGGCGACGCAAGATCCGAAGGCGAAGCCGCCGAGGTGCGCCCCGAATGAAACGTCCCCGCCGGTGCTCGAGATCGCGTGCCAGATTTCGATCCCGATGAAGACGCCAACGAACCCGAGGAGGCGCGGTCGGAGAACCGCTCCTACGGCGAAGAGGCCGCAGATTGCGCCCGAGGCCCCCACGAGAGGGTCGGTCGCCGCGGGGTTCACTGCGACATGAAGAAGCCCTCCGGCGGCCCCGGCCGCGAAGTAGACGGCCAGGAAGGGCAGGCTTCCGATGGCGCCCTCGACCAGGGCCCCGAAAAGGACCAAAAAAGCCATGTTTCCAGCGATATGAGAAATCCCGGCCGGGTCGTGCAAGAAGAGGCTCGTGAAGAGGGGCTCGAGGCTTCCCGACCGAACGAACCGAGCCGGAACCAACCCCCAGGTGTTGCAGGCCGTCTGCCCACCGGCCCCGAGCTCGAGAAAATAGGCGATGATGTTCAGCGTCACGATAATGAGGGTTATGGGCCGCATGTTAGGACAGACGAGAGCCTAGCACAAGGTATTCAACGGGGACCAGAAAGAAACGATGGTTGACTGTGAATACCGGTGGGGTACGATGCGTCTGACCCGCCATGGAAACTACGCTGATGGCTGATTTCTGTCAGAAGACGAACCTGACGGTCGAAGGGATGCGCCGCGACCTCGAAAACATCTCGAGCGAGTGCCGGGCGCAAGCGAAGGCGTCGAGCGGCGAGGAAGCCCGGCTTCTGGAGGAGATCGCCGTGTGCGCCGGCACGGCGAGGGAGAAACTGCTCGACATGGCGGTCGCGATGACGCGGTACGTAACGTATTGCCTCGAGCAAGAGGAGAATTTCCGTGTCGATGACTGAACATCTTCGCGCCCCGGGTGCCCCCTCCGCCCTCGATCGCGCCCTCAAGAAGAATGCCCCTCAGGCTTCCGCGAAGAAGGGCTACGACCTCGACGCCGAGGCCATCGCGAAAGTGCTCGTCAGGCACTACGGCGACGAGGCGGAGGCGGTGCTCGACCGAACAAGGTTGCTGCTCGACAACGTGCGGAGGACGAAGCGATGATCTTGTGCGCCGAGAAAGTGCGCAGGGCGAGGCAAAAATGACGGCAGCAATCAAAGGCGGCTGGAAGAAGTGCTACCGAGGTCACGAGGGATACTCGGTCGAACCTCATCTCGACTTCTGCTTCGAGCACGCGCCGCCGGAGTACAAGGCGGCTTGGCTCAAGCATAACGGAGAGATTCGAGCGAAGGAGCAAGAACTCATCGACTACTTCGGGAAGGAGACTTTCGAGTGGGCGATGAAAAACTTGCGAGGGAGCCTTCGTTTACCGACGTCGGAAGAGAGGTGAATCATGTCTTTCGAGATGCGCCTTGTCCTCGCATGCAATTGTAAGTGCTGGCTCTGCGGCCAGAGTTACGAACCCGACGAGGTAGACGAACGGCGCATCACCGCGGCCCTCTTCGGGCTCTCGGAGGACTGGTGCCCGGTGTGCATTCAGGCGATGACGTCGAAGCAACATGCGAAGGCGTGTCGAAAGTTAGGAAGGATCCGATGAAGAAGCATGTGATCTACACCATCGAAGGCTCGCACCTCGAGAGCCTCGAAGCCGTCGCTAGACGTCTCTACACCGGCGACCACATGACCGAGGGCGACATGCGCAACGCCGCGCACACCATCATGGTCGTCATCAAGTACGCCGAAGCGATCGAGGCGTTGCGGGGGCCAGGAGAGCCGTACGTGCACCTGACCCAGAAAGAAAAGTGATGGACGACGACTACAATCAGGTGAAGAACGCAGCGCTTCGCATCGCGACGTTTATTGATCAGCGTATTCGTCCGGATGGAATCGGTCCGGCAGCTACCGTACTCGCGCTCATCGATGTGATTGTGCGCATCGGAGTAATCACGACGGACAGACCTAGGTCACATTTGCTTAGAGATCTTGCGGACGCTATTCGGGGCATGGCTGATGACGAAGAAGCGATCGAAAATCAAGAGAAGCTGAGATTGGTTCCGAGAGAGTAGAATCGGTTGCCTTGAGCCCTCGAATCATGCTCAGCTTGGAACCCATGACCCGTACAGAAATCATCCTTCGCCTCTTGCTCTCGCTCACGCCCTACCGCGGCGACGTCGCCGAAGATCCGGCGGAACGTACCGCCCGGCTCACCGTCCTCGCCGAGGACATCGCGGATGCGACCCGCGACGACCATGAAGCGGCCCGTCTCGTAGCGCTCGGTGTCCACGAGACCCACTTCGCGCGGAACGTCCAGACCGGGCATTGCGAACTCATGCCGGCTGGCGAGCGCTGCGACCACGGGCGAGCCCGGGGCGTGTGGCAGTTCCACGCTCGGGCCTGTCCGACCTCCTACCAGTTCGCCGCCGGCACCCCCGAATCGTGGCGTGCGGAGGCCCTCTGCGCGGCACGGCTCATGCGTGGGTACGCCGCCGACGGGCGCGAGCTCTCCCTCACCCCAGATCATGCCGCTTTTGCCGGCATGGCCGCGCGCGCCTGGAACTGGCAAGGTGCCGAGACACGAGTGAAAACCCTCGTCACAATCGAGCGGCAGCTCGCCGCGCTCCGCGGGCAGTAGTAGACTCCCTCCCGGTGTGGACCGGCTGACCCTCAACGAGAAAATCGCCCAAGTGCGGGGGATCCTGATCGACGCTCTCGATCAGTTCGATCGTGACCCTCGGCGCGTGCGGCCGTATCTTGCCCAAGCCGAGCGGATCCTCGGTGAGGTGCTCGACGTCACCCCTGTGCGACCTCCGTCTCGGACGGATATGCGTGCCGCGCGCGACAATGCCGATGCGTTCAGCGCCGAGAAGGTGCGCGAGATCCTCGAAGCAGGAAAGAAGGGCTCAGGGGAACCCGGCAGTGGTTCCGGTTGAGGTTTCGGCTTGGCGGGCCTTCCATGCGGCCCACACGAGCACGAAGGCTTCGATGCCGAGTGCCCCGGCGATGGCGTTCCTGATGAGGTGCTCGCGTTCGCCACCGATGGCCATGCCAGTGCCGACGAGGACGGACCGACCGAGCGTGTGCCCGATGACGCCGACGATGCCGCTCGGATCTCCGGTCATTAGGCGGTAGGCGCTCGTGCCCGACGGTAGTGCGGGGCAGACGATCTGTTCGCCGAGGCCGATGTGCATGGGGGTTAGCCTAGCCTAGCATGGCGTGCCCGGCCGCCGTCGTCTTCCATACCGTCGACGCCCCGGGCTTCGAGCGCCGATCTTCCTCGCCGAAGGCTTCGAGGAGTTTGAGGTCGAGGTCGGTCAGCGGCGTCGTTTCGCTGACCGCACGGCTTTTGGGCGGCGACGAGGTTTCATCGATCCGGGAGCCGATTCCAGTTCCCAGTCGTAGAGCGAGTTACCGAACTGCTCGCCCGTAGCCTCGATCGCGAGGTCGTAGAGCGCGCTACCGCCCTCTGGATCGAATCCGGGGTGGTAGCCTTGCGGCTGCCCGCGCGAGAAGAACTCGCCGGACGGCATGTAAGCTGTCGAGACGTGCGTGACTTTGAACACGATGCCCTGCCAGCGGTCGCCGTAGTTCTCAAGGGCGTCCGGAGACATGACGACGCGAGAGCCGACCCGGAAACGTTGTGTGAGTTTGGTTGCCTCCGAAACGCGCTTCGACGGCACGAACTCGACCGTGCCACCGTTCCGGTCAGCTTCCTGCCTTGCGTCGCCGTAGCTCTTGAAGGGGCCGCCGAGAGTCCTTCCGCGGCGGTCGACGGCGATGTAGTCGCGGACGATTCCTTCCTTGATTTTGTACCCACGAGCGGCCCCGACTACTTCGACGACCGTGTATCCGTCGCGTGCGGCGAGAGATTTCGCTTGTTCGATCGCTCCTGCTTTGTCTCCTGATGGCGCCTGCACTCGATACTGTACCTGATGACGAAGAGACGGCCTTTCGGGCGACGTTACCATGAGCGAAATTTGCCACACGTACGTGTGCTGTTCACGTGGAGCCTCCGTGTAGTCGCGGACGTGCTGACTGCGAGAGCGTTCGATGGTTCTACGTTCTCCCCCAATCGCCTGCGCACTCTCCGGCGGCCTCCTCACGATGACCCGCGACCCCGGCCCCTGCGTGTGCCAGTAGCCGTCTTTCTGCCAGACCTCGGACTTCTCGTACTGTCCGTCCCGGCGCTTGAAGTAGAGGTGCACCTCGTCGTCGATGCGGAGTACGTGCGTCGCGCCTTCTTGCCGTGCGTGCTCGATGAGGTCGTCGAGGGTATTGAAATCGGCGACGTGGTGAGCTTCCGAAACCGTTCCGTCCCCGCTCAGTCGGTCCCATTCGTAGGGGCCTCCTGGAATCGAGTCTCGGTGCCGATTCAGGAACGCTTTGACTGCGGCCTGATCCTCGGTGGACATGCTCCCCCACCATCCCGGAGACCCGAGCCAGATCCATCCTTTCGTGTTTCCTGCGCGCCACAAATCGCCCGGCTGCTGTCCGGGGCGCATTTCGTAGGGCACGCCGTAGAGCCCCATCGTGTCAGGGGCACGAAATAGAATTTTGATGTTGGCGAGCTCCCCTGAGATTTCGTCGAGTGACTCGCGTACGCCCGTGCCCTGCGGGTACGGCAGCACCTCGAACGTGTCGTCAGGGTTCAGCTCGCGCCATTTTCCCGCTTCGATGTCCGCCTTCGTTCTCGACTTGTACCTGGCGGGACTCTTGTCGACGGGGCTCTTCAACGGATCGGGGAGCCACGATTGTCGGGTGTGATCCCAGATCCCCCAGGTGCTTACGCTGGGTTCGTGTACGCCGAGATGCTTGCGTAGCGCCTCGTAGTCCTCTGGCGTTTGTTTCTGCGGGCGGCTGCCTGAGCGCACCGCTTCAGCGTCGGCCAGAAGTCGACGCAGCTCGGCGGTCTTGTGCTCCATCCAACGTCGAGCTTGGCCGCGAGGTGCCGGAGACTGACTTTCGAAGTCCGCGAGCACTTTTCGGCCTCGCTCGAGGTACTGGTCGGCTTTTTCTGGCGACACCATGCGCCACTCGTGACCCGGAAGCTCGGGCGAGACCCCGGCGACACCGTCTAGGATGATTCCGACGAGCGCGTTGTGCACGCTGTTGTACTGGCGTTCGTTGAAGTCGGTGCCTTGCCACGGGCGTTGACCGGGTTTGCGAGCCATCATCGCCTCCTTCGAAGGCCGCGGGGGCCTCGAGCTTCTAACCTCGGACGCCGCCGGGCTTCTTCGAGACTCGACCAATCCGGCTCGATACCCTCGGCATCGATCTGCTGCCTGACGTCGCGTTCCATTGCCGCGAACGCGAGCGCCGCCCAGTTGAGCGAGTCGCCTTCCGCCGGCACCGAGCTGAAGTCCTCCATGTAGGCGTCGTGGTTGTCCGAGCACATGAGCACCTGGAAGTTCGCGTGCGTATAGATGACCCAGTACGAACCGTCGACCGACTCGTGGATCGCTTGTTCGAAGCCGTCCTGGTCGGTGATCTCGCCGTCCTTCACGCGGTTGACGAGCTCTTCGGCGATGCCTCGCACGTCTTGGTAGTATTCGGCGCGCAAGACGCGCATCGCGTCGTCATGTTGCTGCTCGGTGATGCGACCGTCGTTGCGGGGGTCGGTGCCTTGCCACGGGCGCTGACCGGGTTTGCGAGCCATTATCGCCTCCTTTGTGCCATTGAGCGATGGCGACGAGCTTCTTCGAGGTTCTCTCCAGCCCACTCATCGATCGGCTCGCCGTTCTGAAACAACGTGACGGATTCGCCGGCCGCTCGACCCGTACCGGACTTCGATTGTTCCTTGTACTCTTTGAACGTGGCGCGGGCCTCGGGGCCTTCGGTGCCGCGGTAGACCGTCCCGATGTTGCCTACCACGACCTCGAACTCACCCTCGTCTTCGTCGGCGAGAAGCCCACGGATGAGGTCTTCGACGTCATCCTTGCCCTCGATGGCAGTAAGCATCCGACCGAGCTGGTCGGCCTCTTGCCATCCTAGGTTGAAAGGTTCGTACCCCATGTCTGCCGCCTCGTCGCCGTACGGCAAGCTCGCGAGGATGCGCCACACGAGCGTGGGGTAGTCGGCGGGGCCGTGGTCGTAGTTCGGGAGCCAGCTCCGTAGTTCGGCGATCATGTCGGCGATCGGAGGACGAGGGACACGCGCCCGAGGCGGTGGTTCTACTTCACGGCGTGGCTGGACCTTTGGGGCGCTGCGTCGTCTTGCGTTCATGTGTGCCATCATCGTCTCCTTGTGCTTGCGCGTAAATTCGTTCTTGTCGGCATGCGGGATTCTTGCGCTGGCATCCGGCGGTGAGATTCTCGTTCATATGGCGCCTCGAAGTAGGCAATCCAGTCGTCGATGTTACGCATTGCACTGGCGAGTGGAACGTCTTCGATTTCCATACCGATCAATCGATCGAGGCCGTGACCGTACTCTTGCATGGCAGAGATCCATCGCACCGCCGACACTGCTCTGACGTCCCAACGCAGATGAAGCACCGAATGCAAACGCCCTTCAGAACTCATGCCGCCGCCAAACAGCTTGTCAGCCTGGCGCATGCCCACCTCCAACGAGAACGCGCTTCGTGAGTATTCGGGTTGGAGATTGAACCGCCAGTAGTCTCCGGCGGCGGACGTAGGAACAAGCTCGAACACCAGATCCGCCATTGTTCATCGCCTCCTTCGCGGCGCGCGACGCGCTTCTTCGGTCACGGTACTCTCCCTGCATTGTTCACGGTGATGTTGTAGCGCTCGTAGACGCTCGCCTCAGGGTCCTCATTGTAGTAATCGACGGCATCGGATCCGCCGTACCATTCGGCGCCCTCTTCGCTCCAGATGAGCACGTCGAGGTCCGCCTCGCCGCGCGCTATCGCCTTGCCGAGCGCGAAGGCGGCGGCCTCGTCGAAGGTCTTGAAGATGCGCTCGTTGCCTTGGAAGTCATCGACCGCATATTCGACGTCGGGGTGCTTCTTTTCGTCTTCGGCGGTCTCGCTCAGATGATGGGGACGTTCCTTGCGTTGCCTGCGGCTCATTGCTTTTCGAGTTGCCATCACACCCTCGACTTGATCACGTTGCCGTCCATGTCGAGTAGATCGACATTTCCGTGATCGTTGACGTAGTAGATGTTGGGATAGAAGTTTTCGCGCTTCATCTCGGCCTCGATGGCCTCGAGCGCTTCGTCCATGTCCGCGTAGTGCCCGACGTGCTTGTGTTCGTGCCCGACGTCGTAGCCGCCTCGGCGCGCATCCGAGATCACGAAGCCTTCTTGCATTTCTTCGTCCGAGAAGACGTCGTCCTCGTCCTCGTCTTCGGGCTCTTCGTCCTCTTCGACGTCGGCTTCGATCTTGGCCCAATCTTCTTGAGCCTCTTTCAAATCGTCGTACCAAGTCGCTTCGACGATGCCGTCACTGCGCTCGAAGAAAATGATCGCTTTACTCTCGTCGAGCAAGTCTTGCTCTTCGTCGGTGAGCTGATCGCGATGTTCTTTCGCGATCTCGTGGACGCGATCTGCGAACGCTTCGTCGATCTCCATGAATCCGTACCAACCGTTTCCTTCTCCGAGGCTCACTTCTTCGTCGGCGCCACCATCGAGAGTAATCTCGTAGGCGTAGCTGTCGATGATATCGAAGAACTTGCCGGGCCCGTACGAACGAATTCCTTCTTCGGTTGCCATCACATCCTCCACTCTATCCATTCCCGCTCGACCTCGAGCGGTAACTCTGCCGTAGGTACGCCCACCGTCGTGAGCACCTTCCTGAGCACGCCCCACTCATGCGCTGCAACTTGTTCGATGTACTCGTCGGCGTCGCTTTCGATCCCCCACGTGCCGCGACTCTCGAGCACCTGGATGGTGTCCTCGATCGCGACCTCGGCCTCGGCGTGGACGCCGACGAACTGAAATTCTCCGCGCTCGTACGCGGCGAGCCCTTCTTCGTGCAGGTAAGAGGTGTCCGGGTCGAGGTCCGGCTCGCAGACCACGCGCACCGATCGGAGCTCGGCGGGTGGCTTGCGCGGGGTGGCCTCGACGACGCGACGGCGCGCTCGTACGGGGTCGGTCATTCTTGTGAAGAGTAGTGTCGCGCGGGCGGGCGGGGGTGTCAAGGCCGAAGAAACGCCCTGGGTAGAGGGCTCGGCGAGGGTCCTCGACGGGGGCTTGCATGCCAGCAACGGAAGGTGTACAGACAGTGAATCCCACGATCCCCGAAGAAAGGAATTTTGATACCCCATGGACATCTTCGATCCCGAGCGAACCACGCTCACGACACACGACCGCGGACGTCTGGAGTCCGCGATCACGGAAATCACGCCCTCCATCTGGACGCTCTATCACAGCGGCGGCTCCCCCTGCGACCTACGGATCCTCGAGCGGCGAAACGAAGAGCTTACGCCCCCCGAACGCTTTTCGATCGAGCTCATCGATACCCTGGCGCATGCGCTTGTCCTCTCTTCGACGCCTGCCGAGGACGAGCACGGCCAACATTGGCTCACCGAGGTCGCGAGCGCGGTCAAGACTCCGCCGCTCACGCGGCGCGAGCGAGCGCGAGTCGACGCCTTCCTTCGTATCGCCTGGAGCGAATTTCTATTCGCGATCGACGGGATCCGGCCTTCTGAAGCGCATGCCTCGATCGAAACGATCTGGATGACGTACCGCGCCGGATACCAAGCGTGCATTGGCTCTGCGTCGCCAACGGCCTCTGCGGCGATTTTGCGTGTCGCCGGACTTGCCGGCCACGCCATGGTCGATTTACGGAGCTCGAAATGAAGCCGGACGCTACTGAGGAGCTGGTTCCCGTGGAGCAGGTTCTTCAGGAGGCCAGAGAGTTTGTCCCTGAGCTTCGGGGAGTGCGGCCAGGCCGGGTGCCACGCCCGCGCGGACGTGGACGGCTGGTGCGACGAGCACTCAAACCAATTCAAACGGTTCGGAACCCATAATCCTGTTGGCCCGTATGGGCCAGGAAAACCTTGGCGAAACATGAAACGCTCCTTCACCAAGTTCGTAGCGCGTCTCGATTCGATCGGGCTCCGCCCCGACGTCGAGAAGCGCTCGCTCTCGCATCACGTGTCGCTGCAAGATCTCTACGAGGGCACCGACCGTGCGCCGTCGATCGTCGCCGCTAGGCGCGACGTCTACACGTGGCTCATGAAAAAGGGCAAGGGCAACAACGAGATCGCACGGCTCTTCGACAGGGCGCCGAGCGGTGTGCAGAGGTTGACGCGGGGGAGAAACGGGGCGTGACCGATCTGTTCGTCATGGTTCGCGACGACCCCCGCGTCTGGCGGCTGGTGTCGTACGACGATCTCAACTTGCGGCTCAGGTCGCTCGACGGACTCGAGCTCGAGACACCGAAGAGTCTATGCTGCGTGGGCGAAGTGAAGCACTGGTGCGGCTCACGGCGCTTCGGGGCCGCGTGGTTGGCGGGCGGCGGAGAACTGTTCATGAGAAACGCAGGTGCGGCGTGATCGCGCGTCCGTGTCTCAAATGGGCTGGCGGGAAGACCAAGCTCTTGTCGGAGATACTTCCTAGGCTTCCGAAGAAGATCGGCACCTATTACGAACCGTTCCTGGGCGGTGGCGCTGTTTTCTTTGCGCTCGTGGCGGAGGGGCACCGTGCCACTAACGGTCCAGACGCAATCACACGGTTCGAACGAGCCGTAGTTGGCGACACGAACGAAGAGCTCATGAACGTCTACGCACAGATTCGTGATGCCGCAGGTACGCTGTTGGTCTATCTAGATCACGACATCAAGCAAGACGAAAAGACGTACTACCAGATCCGAGCGCAAGATCCGAGGTCATTGCCGCCTACAATGCGCGCAGCACGGACGATCTACTTGAACAAGGTCGGTTTCAACGGCATTTATCGTGTGAATCGTAAGGGGGCGTTCAACGTACCATGGGGCAAGCAAGAGGGGCGAGCGCTCTTCGACGAGGCGAATTTTCTGGGTTGCTCGCTTGCTCTCCAGTGCGCAACACTCGTCTCGTTCGACTTCGAGAAAACGGTCGCTTCCGCGAAGAAGGGTGACGCGGTCTACTTCGACTCTCCATACGTTCCCGCGTCGGAGACGGCGAACTTCGTCGCCTACACCGCCGGAGGTTTCAGCGAGAACGATCAGATCCGACTCCGTAACGTCGCGAAGCGTCTCGTGGACCGCGGCGTCCACGTCCTTCTATCGAACAGCGACACGCCGCTCGTGCGGAAGCTCTACACGGGTTTCAAGGTTGATCGGGTAGAGGCGCCTCGACGGGTGAACTCGAAGGGCGACAAGCGCGGGAACGTGGGAGAGCTACTTATCTCAGGGAGAGAATGACAAATGAAAGCAATCCGTAATTTCTTGTGCATGATCGTGGCCGTCGTGGCCGCCTGCGCGCCCATCGCGAGCGATAGCGACGGGGCGAAGATCCATACCGAGACGGCGCGCCAAAGGCTCACGCCCGTCTATCCGCTGAAGCGGGCTCCGGGCGCGCGCTACATCACGGACCAGGGCGGGACGCCCTTCTTGGTGAACGCCTGGACCGAGCACACCATCGTCACGAACATCCCCCCGAGCGCGTACGGGCAGATCATGTCGACGCGCGCCGCGCAGGGCTTCAACGCCGTGCAGGTGCAAGTGCTCGTGAACAACTACATCCACAACCCGAGCGCGTGTACGGACGACGGGATCTGTCCGTTCACGACAGGAGGCTCCCAGCCCCAGCCTGCCGACCTATCGACTCCGAACGAGGCGTATTTCGCGCGGCTAGACCAGGTGATCTCGGCGGCCGCCGCCTCGAACGTCGTCGTCTTCCTCACTCCGCTCGATGAGGGCGGCTGGGCGGATCCGGGTCAGAACAACACTCTCCACGCGAACAGTGCAGGCGGCGCGGGACATACGAAGCTCTACGGGTACGGGCAATACCTCAGTAACCGCTACAAGAACTCCCCGAATATCGTCTGGCAATTCGGCAACGACTTTCAGAACTGGTGCTCCTCTTCGACCACGAATGGCCTCACGGACGACCAGCTCGTCCTTGAGATCGGAAACGGCATTCGGAGCGCGGACACGATCCTCCCGAAGCCCGCGACGATCGAGCTTGCGTACCTCATCTCGAGCACAATCGATGACACGGCGATCTGGGGACCATTCTCCGACTTCAACGCGGTCTACACGTACGCGCCGATCTACTCGCGCGTGCACCACGACTACGGCGCGGATAGCCGGCCGAGCCTCATGATCGAGAGCTTCTATAATGGCGAAGGGAATCCTCCAGCGAACTGGACGACCGCCGCGCACGACGCAAGGAAGGAGGCTTGGTGGTCGATACTCGGCGGGGCGGCGGGCACGTTCTTCGGGAACAACGGCGACTACGATCCGAGCCATTCTCCGTCCTTCGACCCGGTCGCGGCGCTCACCGATCCGAGCGCCGCGGAGGTCGGCTACATGAGCGGCTTTTTCGCGGCGCTTCCGTGGTGGACGCTCGTCCCGGATCGCAACGCGAATACGATCGTGACGGCCGGCTTCTGCCCGAGCGGCACGACCTGCTACGACACCACGGAAGACGGCTGCGACAACGGATGCGCCTCATGCGTCTTCGCGTCGCACTCTGCCCAGGTGAACTACTACGCAACAACCGCCAGGACGAGCGACGGCGCGTACATCGTCTCGTACATGCCATCGCCGCGTACGATCACGGTCGACCTCACGAAGATGAGCGTCTCGCCCTTCCAAGCGCGCTGGTTCAATCCGGCGGCGAACACGTACACGACAATCGGGACCTTCACGAACGTCGGGAGCCAGCAATTCACTCCGCCAGCGGCGACGCCCGAGCAGACCGCAAACTGTAACGACAGCGATCATTCGAAGTGCGCCGACTGGGTGCTCATTCTTTCGCCGCTCCCGGGCGATGGCGGCACCGGGACGGGAGGAGCCCCGGGGACCGGCGGGGCGCCCGCGACGGGTGGAGTGACTTCGACCGGAGGCGCGCCGAGCACGGGTGGAGTGACTTCGACCGGAGGCGTCACGTCTACGGGCGGCGACACGTCGACTGGAGGGACAACGGGAACGGGTGGCGACACATCGACCGGAGGGACAAGCTCGACCGGAGGGACAAGCTCGACCGGAGGAACGACGAGCACCGGCGGTACGACGGGCACGGGCGGCTCGACGGGCGGCACGACGCCGATCTTGTTCGTACAGGAGAACAACGCCGTGCCGCAATCGTCGCCGACCAGCGTCGCGGTGAAGTACACGCTCGCGCAAGCGGCGGGAGACCTCGACGTCATCGTGGTCGGCTGGAACGATTCGACGAGGCACGTCTCGAGCGTCGTCGACACGCAAGGGAACCCGTACGCGCTCGCGGTAGGTCCGACGGTCGTGAGCGGCACGCTTTCGCAGTCGATCTACTACGCCCCGAACATCGTCGCCGCTGCCGCGAACGCAAACACCGTGACCGTCACGTGGAACGGAGGGGCAGCGTTTCCGGACATCCGGATCCTAGAGTACAGTGGCATAGCGCCCGTCGCTCCCGTCGACGTGACGAAGGCGGCGACAGGCACCGGCACGAACTCGAACAGTGGGAGCGTCACCACTATGAACGGCCACGACCTCCTCTTCGCTGCGAACACGATCACGACCACGACGAACGGCCCCGGATCTGGCTACACGAAGCGCGTCATCACGTGGCCGGACGGCGACGTCGCCGAGGATCGCGTAGTCTCGGCGACGGGGAGCTACAGCGCGACGGCGCCGATGAGCTCCGGCAAGTGGATCATGCAGCTCGTAGCCTTCAAAGGTGTGAATTGATGAGATGTCCACACCTCAAGATTGGAGCGGACGCTACGGAATCACGAAGGAGCAGAACATGAGCGAGCGCAACCCGGAGCCGGCGAATCTTTCGGCGAGTGTGCCACCTGATTCTCAGAGCGCACGGATGGACGTCCGGTGTCGCGAATCGACGTGGCGCATGTTGATGGAGGAGACGGTGACGATCGTGGGCCTCCACATTGTGGCGCCCACGCTGCCGCCGTGGACTGAAGTGAAATTGCGCCACAGCGCAGAGGAGTGGGTAGACTCCTCGCTCTCGAAGTGGGCGGCTGGTCTGGACCCGCGCTTGCGGGTGTGCGAGCGCAACGAAGTGATCGTCATGGTCGGCGGACTAGCTCAAAGCGTGACGTTAATGGTGGTTCGCGAAAAAGGGCCGCGCGAATGAAGCACGGATGTACGGCAGACCGCGCGGAGCGGGGCACGGGACCTATGAAGAAAGACGTAAGCACCAGCGCGCTAGCACTGTCTGTTGTACTGGCGATATTCGGTTTTTGCCTTACGAGTCACACGCAGTTCGGGCACGCGATCGATTTCGTGCTCGTGTTCGAGGCTGGCTTCTTGGGCGCATTCCTGGTTCAGCGAATCATGGCGCGAAGATGAAGCACGAGACTCAATCCGTCCTCGGGGCGACTCCGCCGGTCGATTCTGAGTTCTGCATCCGGTGCGGCTCCGATCTGGAATGGGTCGACTGCTGGCAATGTGGTGGAGAGGGTGCGACGTTGCCGGGTGATCTATACGAAGAAGATCCGCTCTGGTATGCGCCCGATGACACGGAACCTTGTCATATCTGCCTGGGCCGTGGTGGCTGGCAACTTTGCGCGAACCGCTGTGACGAGAAGCCGGCTGGAATCAGCGACGAGACTGGGGAGCAAAAATGAAGCAGGATGCCTCCGGGTCCCGGCGCCGTAATTCTGCGGAGTCCGTCTCGCGGACGGCGGTGCTGGTCGATTCTGTGCTCCGTGCCTGCGCGTACTGGCGGTACGCGGAGAGCGGGAAGTTTGACGTCGATGGCGTTCGACTCGTGCGTGGGCACTACTCCCGCCGCAAGCCGGACTCGCCTCAATTCATGCCGCCAGGTGAGACCATCGTGCTCGTGACGGCAGACAAGACGGCCGTGTGGGGATGGTGGCGGCCTCATCCGGACAGCGGCATCGTCGCCATGAATGGGCGCGACGGCTGGACGTGCAGCGTCTTCGCGAACCATGGCGGCGCGTTGTCGAGCGAGCTCGTACTGGACGCGGAGCGCGCTCTCGCGGCGCTCGACTCGGCCGGGCTCACCGCGGGCCCATGCGGCCCGGACGGTATGATGACCTACGTTTGGCGCTCGAAGGTGAAGAGCCCTAATCCTGGCTACTGCTACAAGGTCGCCGGCTGGGCGAAGATCGGGACGTGCGCGCGAGGCACCAAAGACCTGCTCGCGAAGCCGCTTTCGGTGGCCGGAATCAAACCCACACTCAAGAGGGCAAGATGAAGCACGGATGTACGGCAGTCTCTTTGACGTGCGTGCCACCTAGCGAACGCTGTCCGGAGTGCATGGGAGATGGGTTCGAGATGGGACGCGACGGTCCATATCCGTGCGTCGTTTGCAATTGGACCGGCTCTGTCTCACCCGAACGGCGCGAGTGGTGGGAGACGACAATTCAAGCTGAACGAATTGGAGCGCGCAAATGAAGCACGAGACTCAGTCCGTTCCAAGCGCGAGCGCGCCGGTCGATTCTGACCATGATGGTCATGTGCGAAAGTACCAGCGACAGCGTGCTATGCGGCACTCGGACATGATGCGCCCTAGGAAGTGCGATGCCTGTCACGGAGTAATCTGTTGCTATTACGGAGAAAAGACGGTCGAGAGTCCCGAGGCGCCATGCGGGGTTTGGATTCTGCATCCACTGTGTTCTCCTCCGAAGGTGGGCGTAATTATCGCCGAAGACTGGAGCGCCTAGATGAAGCACCGTTGCCGAGTGAATAATTCGCCACCGTGCTCCGTCCACCGGACATGTCGAATCGCAGTCTCGAAGACGCTTGTCACGCCTACGCCCAACACTCCCGCGCGCCGGGCACGCGCGCCTCGTACCTCCAGAAGATGGTTCCGTTCCGAGCGTTCTGCGCGGAGCGCGGCGTCAAAGCCGTGCCCGCCGATCCCGAGACGGTCCGTCTCTACCTCGCCAAGCTCGCGGAGGACGGCTTGAGCGTCTCGACCGTGAACCAGTTCCTCTCCGCCATCGGGGAGGCGCACGAGGCCGAGGGGCACCTCTCGCCGCGGTTCCACCCCGCCGTGCAGCAAGTCTGGCGCGGGATCCGTCGGACGAAGAAGGTCCGCGCCATCGGGATGAAGCCGCTCCTCGCCGAGCACATTCGGAAGATGCTCGCAGCGA